CCCATGGATCCACCCATAAGAATGAAGTTAGTTTCAGTTGCTTCTGTATCTGCAAACAGATCCATAGCAGCATTTACTTCTCCAGGAGTATATGAGTAATCATCAACTCCTCCGGATAATGTAGATTCATTTAATGCTGCAAGAAGAAACTTATCGCCGGTTGTCATTGCGGTTGATGCTTGTCCGAATGCTTCTCCACCGCCTGCCGTTGTTGGTTCTACAAGACCGGTTAGTGCTCCACTTGTGTAGATAAATTCCGATTGTAAATTAACGATATCTTTGAAATACAAAGAAGAACCTTCTGCACTCTTGGCATCAGTCATCTTGGAAAGATATGTAATTCTTTCTAGTACAGTTGATGCAGCACCGGAAACATCACCAGTGGTGTCAATAACTGCAATATGAATTTCGTCATATGAAATTCCTCTAGAAGATGCATATACAGAAGTACCAGGACGAGGACCAATTGCACCAAGAGTTAATTCAGTTCCTGCAATTTTAGTATTGGTATACCAATCTTTAACTGAAGAAATTGCAATGTTATCATTTGATACTGTACCAATAGTAACAGAAAGATCTGCACTTGCACCAGTTCCAAGATCTGCTGCTGGTACTGTAACAACATCGCCTTGTGTATATCCAGTACCACCTGCTTGAACTGTAACTGAAGTAACAGCTCCGTTGACATCAATGATAGCTTGTACTTGTAACCCAGATCCTGTACCACCAGATGGTGAAGATGTGTGGGAACCATTCTGAGAACCAACGCCAGTATATGCAGCAAATGTAACTGCTGATACAATACCATCTCCGGGTTCATCAAATACATCAGATGATGTAATAAGTGAACCGGGGTTCTCTAGGATAACTGCTAATTCATTCGTTGCACTATCAAAAGAATAAATTCTGCCTGCTTTACCACCTACAGTTGTAAATGCAGTGTTTGCTGTTGTAGTTGCAGGAGCAGATGCTAGTGTTAGAATCTGATCTGCACCACGGTCAACTGCAACAACCTTAAGTGAGTTACCCCACGATCCTGCTGTTCTTGCTACGAATGCTTCTGCACCACCAACACCAGATTGATAATCTGATTCGTTTCTTACTAAAACTGCTGTGCCATCTGATGTTGCATTAAGAACACTGGTTTCTGCACGAACTACCGCTAATCTACCACCGTATCCTAGAAACTCAGACGCAACGAGCCAGTCTTCTGCATTTGATTCCGAAGGAGTACCAAAGGTTGCTACCAAATCTTTCAATGAAGAGATGGGAGTAACTTCTCCGATGGGTCCTTTTTGGAATGATGATGCTAAAGCTGCTGTTAGAGTTGAGCTGCCTACAATGGTAACATTAGTAAGGTCGCGTTCTCTTAAAATAACACCAGGCGAGACTTGACTTGCCATCTTTTATCTCCTTAGAAATTCCGATTTTACCTGAAATTATTTATCTAAACCAGGTTCTTCAGAGGGGAAACCATGCATGAACTTATTACCAGTCTGGATACTCCCACCTGTTACTATCTATTTTTCTTGTTTTTAATACTCTAATCTTAGTGCAGTCTTTACATTCGTATGAATATGCTGACGGGGTAGTTCTATTTTTTCTAGTTTTATAGAAATCATTAATCAATTCTTTAGTTACACCACACGACCTACATTTCCTTTCTGTAAATATCAGATGGTCTAGGGAGAATTGATCTTCTATATTCATCAGTAGTTCCACATGTATCCAACTTCTTCCTGTGTCGTTCCATACTGCCAAACGGTTCCGTCTTCGTCCACGAAGGTATCATCACCCAAACCGTCATCAATAAACCCAAAAGGAGCCATGTCTTGGTCAATTTGATTTCTTTGTTCATCATAAATTCTTCTCCTAACATCTTGATCTGTCATTTCTTTGAAGTATTCTTGCATGACTAACCACGCAAACAAAACCATACACATAACAAGGTCATCATGATATCCCTCGTCTGCTTCCCACGCCTGTTTCTTCTGTACGAACGTAGTAAGTTCTTGGAAGATCTGGAAGTCATTAAACAATAACTTATCTTCTTCAATAATTGCTTTGAGATTAGAGCAACCGATCTTCTTCACGGTTACACTCATCTTAACACCTAGTTGAGTTTTGTTTCCTGAAAATCCTTGCCCCACGACTTGACCTGCTCTACCACGCATCGCACACATAAGTACGTTAGGATATTCAAGATCATAATTGAGAGTAGAAGCAATACCATCTCCAATATCATTTACTTCTACTAGAACATATGGATTATTATATTCTTTGCAAACTTGAAAAATTACTGAGGGAAACAGTATAGGTTTAATCTCATTATTTCTGTACTTCGCAACGATCTGATACGGCATCGTGGTGATATCAAACACGAGGAAAGCACTGTAGTCACCACCAATTCCTCTGGCAACATCAACAGTAATAATGTATTCGTGATCTTTTTCTGCTCTCGTATAAACATCAAGTCCTGCATTGCTTGCAATAGGATCGTGGAATGGTATAGTTTGTAATTTTGATGGACTGATTAAAGTATCAGCAGATCCAAGGAAGTCGCACTCAAACTCTTGCGCGAACTGTCTTGGAGATGTGTTCTTAATTGTCTCTTCTTTCCACTTAGCATCTCTGCCAGGTACTTGAGACCAGTGGACTTCGTTTGTAGTGTAATCATTTCTACCCCTACTAGCATCCTCCCACATCTTGTAGAAATGATTCATGCCGTTAGGCGTTGAGATAATAATTACTTTCGTTGATTTACCAGAAGTAATAGTAGGATAAACAGAGGCAAAGAATTGCTCCGCAACATGGTTTGGAACGAATGCGAATTCGTCAAGGAAGAGGATGTTAAACGACATGCCTCGGACAGCACTTGCAGATGTAGAAGCTGCCAATATCTTACTGCCATTCTCTAACTCTACGTTACCTTTATTCCATACAAGAATACCATGCTGCATCCACTTAGGCAAGTTCTCATATGCAAGTTGTAATCTTCCTAGAAGTTCCCTAGCGGTAGATGCCTTGTTCGCAAGAATACCAATATTGACACTATCAAAAAAGATTGCATAGTAAAGAAGATAAGCGACAACAGTAGTAGACTTCCCTGTTTGTCTTGGGAGTTTTGCGATGTTGAATCTGTTTTCATGAAAATCATTCAAAATTTTCTTTTGAAAATCATACATCTTGAAAGGTATCAAACCCTCATCAAGAGAAATGATTTTAATGTAATTCATTGCAAAATAAATAGGATCATTTTTACATCTGATCCATTCATCAATTTGTTTTTTTGTAAAACTGATTGGGGTCCCTGCCTTTTTTAGGTTAGGATTACCCAAATATACATCATTACTAGTTGCCAAAACAAAATACTAGTTCACCACTACTATTTATAGGTCTCCAAATTGATCGCGCATATCTTCTAGCATTCCTTTCTTTGCTGCGATAGCACCTTCAATATAACCAGCACGTCTTTCCCACGTCTGACCACCACCAATTCCTTTTGATGGGTTGATACATGTATCGTCACCTAGGTTATTGCAAACTAATCCAGCAAGATCTAGTTCACTACTATCATAAGATGCGGCTGTACCACTAAACATATGTTTGCCGTTAATCCAAATAGCACCACATTTAGGACATTCTTTTCTCTCTAGTTTGAGATCCGACAGTTCCTTATCGTTGGTCATCTTTTAATTCCTTTATAAGTTTGTTGTAATCAGGTAGATCCTTTATGAGTTGTTGTTCTAATTTACGCCTCATCATAAACATTCTAAATTTAACCCATTGATATCTAATTACTAGATCAATGTACGCGAATAGACGCACCGTTTCTTCCATACCTGCATACGTTACAAGTAGAATAAAACAAGTGATTAATACATAGAGTCCGAGCATTGTGTTACACTACGCTACAAAGTATTATAGGACTATGTAGGTAAAAATCGTGTAAAGAATACTAACAATTTGTGTATTGTCTACATTTCCGTAAAATTGTATTCTGCCATCATAGCAAACATTCTCTTCTTCATTATATCCAGAAGAACTTGTTCTTCAGCAGGACGTGCAGGGGATCCTGGCCACATCTTAATTGAATAATCATAGTGATCATACAGACATCGGACTTCATCTATTCCTAATGTCATGGTACAATGCCATTCATTTTCTTGAGGGTTCATTTGTTTACGTTACAGGTTAGTTCGCAATTTTCTCCTTCAAATTCTGAATTAGGGATAAAAGGTGAGGATCCACACACAGCACTTCTACACCATCGTGCCCCGTGCTCTTCTGATTTCTCTGAGTGCTTCAAGGTCCATGTTTTTTGTTCCTCCGTCATATGCATGAGCGTAACCCTCCTCAATCATTTGTTCGTTAAGCGACACGTCTCCGTCCCCAATGTAAAGCCAACCCAGAAGACGCCCGTATTTGCCAGTCCCACCAACAAGTTCAGTCCTAACAGACAACTCATCATCACCAGCCAACGTACCTTCCAGTTTTTCTTTGAGCCAGTTTGTTGCTTCAATTCCAAGTGCTTTCTCCTCTAGGTTTCTGGTTCTCTTCTCTGGCGTATCAACTCCTGCAACTCTAACTCTTTCTTTCTTGTATAGATCAAACCCAAGATCAATGGTGACATCAATAGTATCCCCGTCAAGAACACGATTGATCTCCGTCACTCGGAAGTTGTAGCAGCTCTTCCTGCTTGGGGGTGTCATGGATCCCATGGGATTCTCTCTTATCTATTCTTAGTATGTATATGATGCTATAAACTGCCATAACTACCACAATAAATGTCATAATAATCACCGACCATACTGGATCAGATGGATTATCTAAAGGACGTAGTAGTAAATTCATAATCTATTTCCACTCCCTGCAGAAGGAATTAATTGATATGCCATCTTATTTCTCAATTCATTAATACGATCTTTATCATACTGTTGAAAGTTTCCTCTCTTATCAACTTTCTTATAGTAGTGTAATGCGTTTAGGATGATTGTGTAATCCTCCATTGTTAATTCAAATTTCATTTTCTATATGGCAATGGCCAAGTAATATGTAAAGTGAAACATAACAGTGAAACAAATCCAAAAACAAATAGAGCACTCATTTTATTTCTTCCAAGTTATCCAAGGATCTTTATTGTGTAGACATGAATTTGGATGTGTCCAGTCTTCAAATTCCCAATGTCCTTTATCTAATGATATTAGTTGTAGTTTTAAATTTTTATTTTCTTTTTTGAGTGCGTAAATTTCTTCTTTCAATCTTGTAATTTGCCTGTCCATATATCCCTAAAATAAAAGTCAACTTTAGTGAGCCCTGTTAAGGGTGGAGTCTCACCTCCCTCAGCCCACTCCATACAAAACCTATGTATTTGATCACATGAATTGACATGACGAACACCATATATTCTTGCGAACGATGACATAGCAAAATTATATTTTGATTTAATATGTGGTTTCATATTGTTGAATTAATCTTTGGGTTTGTTTTCTATCAGACCCACAAGGAGCATTCCTTAGACACATAAGAATTAATTCGTCATCACTGATAGAGGGTTTAATTGTAAACCCCCACTTATCAACTTCACCTTCTACAGGTGCTTCAACGTAATCAAATTCGTGTGGCATTACCTGGTGATAGCGATTGGAAAATTTTAGAACATACATTTACAGCATGGGTTGCTCCATATACTCCAGAGAAGATATATGAAATACCTAACTTACTACAATACTTTTGAAGTTCCTGACATTTTGAAATGTCACTAGTGCTGTAATCAATAACAATATCACCCTCCTCAAGTAATGGTAGCAACTCATCTAGAGTGTCTTCTGCCTTTTGCTCTGGACATGTCATCTGAAAAATACCAGGAATTTTTCCTGCACTAGTAAACTTATTCCCATCAGATTTAACTGCTCGGACAAGATACTCTATTGAAGTTACACATCCACTAAGGTGTCCTGCTTCATATTGTCCACAGGCATTCTCATAGTTAGTACTACTGTAACCCCAGACTTCAATACCCTTAGCAAGCATACGGCGAGCCATACCTTCACCAGTACGACCTAACCCAATCATTCCAATTTTCATTTAATTAACTCAATTTACATGTACAACGCCGGTCATACCAGCGCCTTGATGAGGACCACAGAAGAAATTATAGTCCCCTGCGTCAGCAAATACAACGTCTTGTGATTCTCCTGGAGCAAACAGTAATGCTTCTCTAGACAGGTCAGGACGTGCCTCAACAATAATATTATGGGGAGGTAATGATTCATTGATAAAATGAACCGTATCACCTGCAGAGATTGTGATCTCATTCGGTGAGAATGCTAGGTTACCATTAGCACCCATTGATACATCAACTGCCCATACAGGAGCAGCAATAAAAAGAGTAAAAAGAAAACTAATAATAAATTTCATAATTGTTATAAACTAATTTTTAACCAAGGTAATAGTGGAGGAATAATTCCTATGAGCCTGAGGAGACCTTCAGCAAATAAAGCGAGAACAACCCAACCCACACACATAGAAATAAGTCCAGCATTCCGGTTGTGTTTACGAATTGCATCATCAATCATCTCCTGACACTCTTGTTTAGTTACGTAATCTTTGGGCATTATGTAACTCCACTATCTATAATATGTGTGCGTGATTATACTAACCATTTGTTATGAGTTCGTGACTTCACAGATTTGATCTGGACAGTACTCCTCTTTATAGTAATGTATTTTTTCAATTAAATTTTCATATTGATCCCACATGTATTCCGAACCAGTTTGTTCTTGGTACATTTTACATGCTTTTTCTAAACGGTAAATGTCGCAGGCATTTAGTCTCATCGTCATAACACAAGTTATACAAATAATTATAGTAATTTACTTAGCAATTCCACGCTCTCAAACTTTTATTAATCCTACTGTCAGGATCTCGTGACGTTTTCTTGCTAGTCAGTTTCTTTTTCATGCCTTTCATTCTTGCACAGAATGATGCACGTCTTTTATTTCCTTTCTTTTTTGATGGAGCTTTTAAATCAGAACCAGGATTTTCACGTTCATAAGACTTTCTTCCTTTTTCATTAAGACCACCCTCTTTATTTTGACCGGATTTTTTTGTCCATGCAGATTCCGAAAGATCTTTAATCTCTTTATATGATTTCATGAGATTCCAACAATTATGTTTATTTATTTCTACCTTGATAGTGCCATTTAGGTTTACCCGTTAAACCATTTAAATATATTAAATTAGTTGAAAGTACATAGCGAGGATTATCCGTAGGATTTAATTCCGTTTTATGAGTTAACCAACCAGGAAAAAATAAAACATCGTTTGTTTTTACTTCAATAGGTCCCCAGATAAGATCAGTACTATCTTGACCTAGAGGTTCTGAACATTTATATGGTCTTAGTGGATTTTCAATTAAAAGGTTTCCACTTTTTTCTGGGACTTCTAGATATGCTGCAATAGCAATACATGCATTTTGATGGTGATGTGCTTCAGTCCATCCACCCTTTCTATGTACATTAATCCATGATTCTGATACAGACATATGACATGGTGGAGACTTATACCATGTGGTCATTAAAAATGAAGTTACATACTCAACAAACTCAAAAAATTTTTCAAATTCTTGCCAGTTATGTGGTACATCCCAATCAGTTTCTACTTTGTACCCTGCAACATTATTAAGATGAACTCCAGTAATAGCATCACCGTTTTCTGGATCACCCCAACCTTTTGCTGTAGAAATCTTTTTTGATTCTTTTAAATAATTATCTACTTTAGGTTGAAATGATTTAAAATTAAAATTAAAATTTGTTTTGTAGATATATGCAGGAAAGGCATCTATGCCTTCCATAAAATCAAACTCATTATGATATTGAAAATCCATAATTTAATTACTCATAATAATATTTATCTACCTTTTTCCACCACTCATATCCTTAAGCATTTTCTGTAACTCAGCAGTACTACCAACAAACATAGCGTTATTGGTAACTTTAGATGGTCCTTTTTTATCTTCATCTAAGTCTTTCATTTTTTTATGAAGATCTTGAAGTTTCTCTGTCATGTCTGAGACATGCTTCATTGCCGCTACAGCAACTTCATATGCTCTTGGGTGCCCACTTTCCTGAGCAACCTCTAACGCACCTCTGACCGCCTCCTGACCTTGATCTATGAGTGAGTATAGTTCTCCTCTGGTATATCGGTAATCTTTTTCCCGATCATCCTCGTCAACCTTAGGTGGTTGTGGTTTACATGGTTTTGATTCCTCAACAGGTTCAGCACTAATGTTGAGGACATCTTCCATATTTTCTTCTAGGTTACTCATAAGAATTCCATCCCTTCATTAAATCCAAAATCATCGGTAGAGACTACAAACTGATCATCGGCAGCATCAACTTGTCCATCTTGATTATAATCAACCTTTGCTTTAGGAGTGTATGACAATTCAACGTGTCTCTTGTTAACATTAAGATCTCCAATAGTCTCAATGACACGTGCCTTACGAATAACATCTGCCTTGGTGTAGGGACCATAGATGTAAGATTTCGCAGTAAATGATAAAGTATATGTAATAGATCTTCTTGTACTAAAATCTTCTTCCCAATCATCCTCAAAGTTTACACTGTTGAGAACAAAAGCAACATCTCTAATTTCATCCATGTCAGGAATAAATTTAATACTCACATTTAACGATGGTTGAAAAAATGGTAAAATTTGTTCTAAAATTTGCAGTCCATCGTCTTGCGACTTAGCGATAATGCCTACTTCAAATCCTATATTATATGGTACAGGAACATATTGAGTTCTTACTTCTTCTCCGTTATCTGCAATAGCAGTTTTATATTTTTGAGTGGCTGCTGTTTTTCTTGCACTATCATAATCAATGCTTGACATTTCAAAGTACATTCTTGGTAGAGTAATAGATACCTTTCTACCATCAGAAGGATTACCTTGTAATGGATACAAGAATTTTTGTTTAGGTCCATAAGCAAGAGGAACTTTTTCAGTTTCCAGTACCTGACCATCAACAGTTTTTTTCAATTCAATATTATTGAATAATGTTCCAAAAGCGATTACTGTTTTTCTAACCGCTTCGTTATAAAATTGTGTTCCTAACATTAGAAGCTACCTGTAAAATTACCAAACTCACCGAATGGGTTTCTTTCACCCCAGTCAATAATATTATCCGCACCATCTTCAATTGATTGATTCTGATCAAACTCAGTGCTTGTGTTATTAATTGTTGAGAATGTTCCTAGTGTATATATCGCATTAGACTCAACACCTCTGATGAGATCTCCATCTAAGAAATTGCCAGTACGATTCATTACCTCTAGGGTATAATCAACTCCATTCCAATCTGCTACCTCAGCAATTGTTGCACTATCTAAGTCAAACATCTGTGCTCTTTGACCACTGGTGGTAGTATCTGTGTAAGCATTAATTACGTATTTAAGATTTACTGAGTCGTAATAAAAATGTCCCGGTACAGTTGTTGTATCCGTACCATTAAATGTGTAAACGTAAGAGATTCTACTATCTTCAAATTTCCAGTAGTAGTATTTTTTCTGAGTAGTAATTGCATAGTTTGGATCAAATCCACCAAGAGCAGTTACTTCAATTACACTGTTAGATGAAGTCCAAGTTCTACTACCACTTTGTTGTACCATTCCTCCAATGACAACATGTTCATCTTTAATAAATTGAACCGTTTGAGGTGGAGCATCAATAGATATGGTAGGTGGGTTTGCAGGATCATATCCCGTTCCTCCACCAACGATTGATAGTGACACTACACCACCATCTTCAATAGTAGATTCAACAATACCACCTGTCCCCCCTCCACCTGTAATACTTACAGAGGGTGCTGTGTTATAACCAGTTCCTGCAAGAGTTACAGTTGCTCCAGATATACTGCCGCTAGAATCAACGGTAACTGTTCCAGTTGCTTGCTGTCTGGTAGTAAGACCAAGATTAAGGGTTGTGATGTTACTGAAATCTCTTTCAATATCGTCAATTTCGTCAATCCCGGTGTCAAACTTGTCTGCTCCTTGCTCGTAGAGTTCAGCAGTAAGAACATAAAAATACTGTTTGCCCAATTGGAAGAATGGTTGTTCTCTTTCAACATACTTGATTTCGTAAGTATCTTCTGTCAATGGAAAATATATTAAATCTCCTTCGTTCGGTCTACCATCTACTGCTAAATTCATTGCAGGATTTGCAGATTGTTCCCACCTTCTTCTAGAAACAACAAATGTAATTTCGTCAGTAATTCTTAAACCAAACTTACTAACAAATTCATTGCCTGCTCCAAATCCCTCAACATTAACTAGCATCATTTCAATCATATAACTTTGATTGAATTCTGATTGAATAACTTCTCCTAAAGTTTTATCTTTAATTTGAACCCTAGGAACGTAATAAACATCAGCACCGAACAATTTAATTTGCTCGTCTACTAAATCTTGTACAAGATTCTGTTCGGTTTTATTACCACCGTATTGTGGGAAGTATACCTTTTTCATCCGATCATATCCATTGGTGGAAGTTCATATGTACTGCTGGATTTTTCCATTAAAGCAGCAATTTCTTTTTCTGCATCATCATATAATTGCCTACCATTCATACTGACACCACCTGGAAGTTGAATACCATTAAATTTAATAAGGTTCTGACCCCACTGTCTTTTAATTAATGCGGTAGAATATTTTTTAATAAACGGATCGTTATACACTTGAGTAAACGTTTCTGGATCAAGTGCTCTAAAACAATCAATAAGTACCCACTCGTCTTTCATAACTCTTTTTGGATCAATATCAATATACAAACGATCTTGTCTGCAATTAAATCTATATGAAATCAATGAACCAGTATTGATAATCATATCAATATTTTCAAAGTGTTGCTTTATCATGTAGTAGTTGACCATATCAAAACCACCAAAAGCAAGACCTGTACCTGATGCATTTGAAAACAAATCCATCAAATAATACTGGTTGCTCATACCAAACATATTATTTCTTACGAAGTTTGAACTGATACCATATACTTTACTGATACCAAATATATGATCAGGAACTTCTAAGTAATTTTTTCGGTTCTCCCAAGTTGCTGCATCTGGAGCAGCAGTAGAAACTGTTTCATCTTCTGATGTAAACCTTGTTATATCATCGTCAGTAAACTGATGTTTGAGGTACATTCTTTCAACACCATCATAGTGACGCTCACGATAATATTGCAATGCATCATCAATAGCATCGTCAACTTGATCGTCATCTATATTGATCTCTAGAACTGGGAACCCTAATTGTCTTAAACAATAGTCCCTTAGCTCGGACCTGCTAGAAGGTTGAGCCATAAAAAAATACCCCTAGTTTCCTAAGGGTATTTATAATTCCTAATGATGATCAGAAATCAATCGTATTTGCTGCGAGAAATGCTGGAACCCAATTAGGATCAAATGCTGTAACATCTTCTTCCGTGGTAAGATTATTCAACAAAACTTCGTGGGCATTGTTGGCATCACGTGCTGCTTTTCTATATGCAGCAACTTTTGTTTGTCTAGTAGTTACACCTTCACCTTCAAGAGAATCTAATTCTTTTGCTCTTTCACCACGCCATGCAACGGGTTCAATAGCATCCGAAATTAAAGATTTAATTCTAGCAGTTTTAACAGTTTTTAATTGATTAATCCGAGATGTTTCTGCTTCTAATAATAATAATGCTTGCTGTTCTTCTTTCGTTTTACCAGCAAAACGATTAACAACAGTATCTTTAACATCATTTAATGTTAAAGATGAAATCTCCTCATTATCAGGATCAAAATTATATTCAACAATATAATCACCAGAGTCTAATGACTCCCCCTCAAAAGGGTTAGTATCCCACATATTTGTAGGAATTATATTTCCACTCTCTGTACTGAAAAAAATATATGCCATGTGACTACTTTAATTTCCTATTATATTTATTTATTACGCTAGATTACTCTCTAATTGAGAACTAAACATAGAAGTGTTGTACATTGAAGGAACAATGAAAGGATATCCTGTACTATTTCCTGCAGTATCAAGCATGTAAGCTTTGTAATTATTATCAAATTCTGAGTACTCAGCTCCATCACTTCTTTTTGTGAATTCAAAATCTAAATCATGCACTCTAAAATAAGTACCTGGATCATCTTTATTGGTGGATTTTGAAACGATTATTTTATTTTTACCCAAAGGAGCAAGAGATCTTCCGTGAGTACTATCTTGGTTTCGGAAATACATCCACTTACCATCTTTAACTCTTACGCATGCCCAATAGATGCCAGATCCATAATAATACGAAGGACAATATGCCCACCAATAATCACCACTACTACTTACTTGCCATCTAGAACCAAATCGCCTCCCTTGCTCATATCCATAAGTTGTAGTCCAACCTTGATTCCATACCATACCAGCATATGTTCCATCTGCATTCCATTTTTCCAACTGGACACCATGACTAGGTGTCATTGTAAATGCAAATACTACTCCATTATCGCAAATACAAGTTTGGGATCTGTTATAAGCTTCAGAAGCACCGGAGTACGAAACGGCGCGATCAGTACTTCTATCGTATGCAGTATAATTTGCGGAATTATTAAAGAACTGATAAATTTTTGAATCACTATCAGATTTAGCATTACTTCCTTTAGGAGTTCCTTCAAAATGATTATTTGCAAGAGCATATGCTCTCCAATCCATTTGCACATCAGTATAAACGATAGGTTGACGCCTACCGTCACCATCAGTTTGCATCAAACAAACTTTTTTAGATCTAGTATTAATACATGAACCACCGTACATCCTATCGCTAGTAGTATCACTAGTGGAGACTCCCGCAGCAGTTTGGACTGGGATTTGGATCATATTTGCCCCCTCCCTAGTCCAATTATGATAATACTTAGCAGCATTTCTCCCACTAAACATCATTCTATGATTTCCACCACTTCCTTCTTTATTACAAAACCAAGCCCAATCTTGGTCTATATCACCTACAATAGAGTTAACATCTCTAAATGCATATGGAATAGAGCTCTCAACAGCTGGCCAACCACGAAGATATCCTGCAGTTTTAGTAAATTCAGTTACACTGACGTGTCCTTGATGTCCTAAGTAACCATTATTGCAAGTGTTGGAACCATAGTTTGATGAACTACCTGCATGACTTCCAGTCTCCTGGTAGGCACTACTAGCATAAGCATTAAAAAATTCTGGAGCGTAAGAAGTATATGTTCTAAATTGATTGTAATAATCGTTACCGTCGCCAACATACTTAGCAATCGGTTCTATATTGTGGTCAAATAATATCCAACCACAACCATTAACACTATGCTGACATGCATAAGTAGCAAAACATGGTTGCGAATATGGATCTTGAACTTTTGATTTAACCGTTGCTGGTTTAGTACTAATACTTCTTGCCATTGGGAATATTGCAATATTTTGGGATATCAATCACCTATATTTAGGCGAAATGTTCTTTGGTCTTAAATGCACGTAACTCTTCAATAGTTGTTAATGCATTTAAGTTTGCTTCTGCTTGATTTGATTTAGTTCTTACTGAATTTCTTTCTGTAAAGTATTTGGTTAGTTCATTGTTATTACCATTAACTAAATCAGTATCGCGAGCTCTGGTTTCTTTCCATTCCATTCTCCTTAACAACTCTTTAGCATATAATTTAATATCTTCAGTTTTAAATTCAATTTCTATATCAATTCGTTTTTGATCATCTTCTTCTTCAATTAAAGCAACTTGTTCTGCAATAGTTTTACCAGGAAATCTATTTGACATAGTTACATTATCATCCGCCACTGTCATTGATGGTAGATAATCAGTTTCTTGCCAATCATATTCTACAATTAAAAGATATCCTTCAGGAGCTCCTCCACGTCCCCACTCTTCCGCTTCAAGTCTAGTATTGTATACACCAAAAGCTGATTTTTGATAGTTGTCGTATCCGATAAAAGCCATTTTTATAATCCTGCGATATTGGGCATGTTAGGTTCACTACAGAATAGTGAAGTATCATATTTTGCTGGAATGATTCCTGCATATGCGGTAGTATCACATCCTCCTTCAAAATTTTGAGTCAACCAATTTTGAAGGTTTAGTTGATCACCGTAATTTTTTCTTTCCATTTCATATGCTATATCAACTGCGGCAATGTACATACCTGCACCGCCGTCTGTATTGATGCTTCCATTGAATCCCATGCTACTTACACCAATCGGGAAAGGTTGGAAACCATAACTACTATCGTTGGTATAATACCATAAGATTTTACCATCAGAAATTCTAACAGCCATCCAATAGATACCAGATCCATAATAATACGAAGGACAATATGCCCAAAAATACTTACCGTCGCTACTTACTTGCCATCTAGCACCATATTGCCTACCTTGTTCATATCCATAACATGTAGTCCAACTTTGACCATGCCAATATTCACCATTTGGATTGAGACCACTGCTTGGTTGAGTTCTATCTTGCTCTTTAGTAGTACCATCCCATTTCCAAATAGTAAATCCCCAACTAGGAACCATATTGTAGCAAATGATATCTCCATTATCACATAGAACAGGTACAGGTCTATATCTAGCCTCCTCGGCACTACCCAGCTGGTTATAACCAGTCCAAGTGTTTAACTCCTGATACTCTGTGGCATTAGCAGTATTATGAAAATACTCATATAGTAAATTATCATTAGCATCTTGGTTCTCACCGACCATCGCTGTCGTATACTGTTTGCTAGCATCGTGGGCAAAATGTCTAAGATCCGGGCAGTTGTTATAAACTACTGGTTTCCATCTTCCATCACTAGTGGAGTACATAACAAGCAACTGATTAGTTTTCTTGTTATAGCAACATCCACCATGCGTGGTATGAAAATTTTTGCTACTACCGCTACGATCGGTCCAAGTATTTGGAATGTAAGTTCTACCGGTATATGTATTATTATGCCTCAACATATTATATTGAGTAGCAGATCTTCCACCAAGAATTAATTCTTGTTTTGTTTGACTACCGCCGTTAGGAACAAAGATAGCATAATCTTGATGAGTTTCATTTACGATAGGGCAGACATCTCTAAAACCAAATGCTCTATAACTGCTACCATTATCCCGACCAGATATGTTCCAACCACCATCATTACCAGATTGACCCCCTGGTGATGAATGCGACATATGTCCTAGATATCCAACCGCTGTAGTAAAGGATGCATAGTATCCACTATTACTACTTGGATTGTTATTGGTCTGAACACTTTGGTAACTACTTGTAGATTCAAAAAACTCGGAAGCGGTGGTAGAATAGGTTCTAAAAGATCCGTACCTGTCGCTACCATTACCATGAGTCGTAGCAATTATATTAAAGTTATGATCATACTGATAATAACCCCCGCCATGAGAATGGTTCATTGCGTATGCTGTAAAGCACGGTTGAGAATACGGATTAATCGTCTTCTGTTGTAGTGCAGTATCAGTTATTGTTAGTCTACGAGCCATTAGATTGTCCTTTATAGTACTTATTCAAATATTCAAGCGTTGCCGTCAATACCATAGGCAACTGCTGAAACTCCAGTTGACGATGCCCATACTTGAATACCGTTTGTGCTGTCAGCAAGGATGCCAGTTCTTTCAAGAACACCGTTTGCTGGAAGAGCAACATTATATTCAATGTTGTCTGCATCTGCAACAGTGGTAGTTGCCGCTAGTGCAATTCTAATTTGAACAGAACCAGAAGTTCTATTGCAAATATTAACAGTACAAACTTTAATATCTCCTGCTGAGGTGGGAGCGACTAATGTCTCCCAAGTTGAGGCGGACGCAACGTCCACCTTTGCATATACTCCTGACGCCATGTTAATGCTCCTTGTTAGATCTTGCTTATGGTGTTATGATTATTTATAATTACATTGCGGCAATGAAATAACCAATAGCGGTTACTTCATTTACAGCACTATCAACGTATGTCTTGACTGCCAACTGAGTTGGAACTGATATATCATCAGCAGATCCACCAGCAAGAGTAACATCATTGTCAAATGATACACCCAGTACTGTAGTTTCAGTTAGAACTGAAGTTCCGTTAACGTGATATTCCTTAGAACCAGCAATATCAACATGCTCCGAAAGAACCCACTTATCACCGGATGCTGACCAAGAAATAGTCTTGTCGTTACCAGCTTTTACGGTAATACCACCACCGTCTCCAGTGACATCTGAAGGTCCACCAGCACTGAATACAGTACCAGTTGCACTACCACTACCTTGGAACACAGCACTTAATGTAACTGTACTTCCGTTGACAGCAGAAACTGTATATGTACCAGACATAGTGACTGTACCGCCACCGGACGTTACTCCAACAGCAACACCAGGTGCTAGGTTAGTGGTATCACTTACATTCGTGATGTCAGTTGAACCGGCACTGATATCACCGGTAAAACTACCAGAAGCAACTGTACCAAGTTCAATGTTACGATCTTTGGAAGTAACAGTAACAGAATTAACAGAAGTTGTAGTTCCTTTAACAGTTAAGTTTCCTCCAACTGTAAAGTCAGAACTAACTGAATTCAGTGTGCTGACATAAGTAACGACTGCTGCCTGAGTAGGAACTTTCTCGTTACTGTTCTGCGCCATCGTGCCATCAGTTGAGAATTCGTTAATAGCAGCACCCAACTGAGCACCGATAGAACCAAGTCTCAAACTTGATAGACCAGATAGATCAAACGCAGAAGCATCTAGAGTTGCTTTACCAGTTGCCTGTTCAACTTTAAAGTACTTACCAACTGCAAAGTTACCATCTTGGTCAGTAGATACGTAGTAAACACGACCAGGACGTGATTCGTCAGTTTCCTGTGAAGGAACATTTGGTGATAGGGGAAGACCAGGCCAATTCGTATTTGCTTGACTTCCAGTACCAACGTCTAGGAAATCGTGTGCAGTTAATCTAACTTGAGAATAACGATAACGAATCTTAAAGTCTTGACCATCGCCAGCAGCAATTACTTTCTCGTCAGCAAATAGTAACGTAGTAATACCAGTAGTATCAGGAGTTACTGCACTAATGAGGAAGAATTCATTACCAACCTTAACAAAATCATTTGCTTCAAAGTTAAGATCCGCACGTTTGATACGTAGGAAGAGTTGTGCATCTGTAGCATCTTCAATTAGTTCATCTTGTGAAGTAACCTTAGTTTGATAAATGCTTACTGCATCACCCTGTGCATGATTTTGTGCAACAGTTCCGTCTTGTGCCCTAGCAACTTCAATTTGGTCTGCAGCGACAATTGCTACAACCTTGAAGAGTTCCTGGTTAACAACAACATAACCGTTTGCAATCATTCCAGTAACGCTTGCAACACCCATGATGTATGGTGCTGCTTCAGTACCTGTTGAGGTAGAGTTGATAGCACCACTCAAAGTGGTTGATACAGCAGTTGCGTTCTCTGGGTAGTGTGTTACACTAGTAGTACCATTATGCGTTGCTGCAGTTGATCCTAGAGCGCCTCTGTTGACTGTTAGCGAACCTCTACCATCTGGAGCAGTATAGCTGGAGTTGGAGATAACGTATGAACCAGCGTCATCATTAACTCCATTATCCTGCATCTCAACAGAACCACCTTGGTCAGGACCATATGAAAGATCAACAACCGTAAGGACAAAACCTTTTTGTCCGGTAACTGCATCAGTATTATTAACGAGGGTAATATATGCAGATGAAAGTTGTCCTGTAATTACTTCACCTTGTACAAAGGTTCCTGTAATTGGGAAGTAGTAAAGGTAACCAGATGGTGATTGATCGCTGATCAACTCACCAATTGCACCTGAAGTACCACCAATGATTCTTTCACCTGGAGTAAATCCGCCATCTTTAGCACCAGCAGGATTAATTTCTAGACGACCACCTTTGATTTTACCGTTAACGGTAGATTCATTAGCATCAAATCCTCTAGCAATTGCACCATACTTACCATAAGAAGAGTTACCAGAAACACCACGAATTCTACCACCTCTTGTAGAGGTGTATGAAATGTGATTATAATATGTGAAGCAAGATACAATCTCAGTTGCAGCACCTCTAGTTACATAGAAACCAATACCACCATCAAGGATTTGGGTATAGGAGTCAAACACCATTGACTTGTTTGACTTAGTTGAGGTGTTATCAAAGTGTTCGTGAGTACCACCATCAAGTACAACACCTACAGCAGCACCACCAATTGCGGCACAGTTTTGAACATAAGGTGACTTAGTAATCGGTGAATTTGGATTAAGTCTGAAGTATACACCTTTAAGCGTTCCATGATCTGTGTTCTTATCATCTGGAGCATAAGGAACAAATCCAGACATGCCTTCAAATACCATATCTTTAATGGTATTTGCAGTAGACAGGAAGAACATCGTGGTTTCCTGGTTAGGAATACCAGCAGCAGTCGTGATAGACTTGTATCCATCATCATTAGTAAGTGCAGTAAGATTGCCTGAGAATAGCGAACCTGCTGCTAAATCGCATAAAGTTTGTACTGCTGCAGTTTGAGTTGCACAGAATCCAGGATCACTGGTAATTGTATTATCAATTACTTGATTGATGACGTTATTCGTTGCTGCAGATACTGTTTCATTTTTAACTACCTGAATACCAGCATCACGAATAATATCAATAAGTAATTTATCTTCAGAACCAACAGTGGTAATAGCATCAGAACCACCGGCAATAACAGCAGTTGCAAAAGCATGAACTCTGTCATTACCACCGGATCTTACTTGAGCAGCAAGTTCTACAACAAACTCCTCCAATCTTAGGCGGATATCAGCAGCAGCACCAGTAGGATTTGAACTTTGATCTGCAACAAATTTATAGTATGCTTGGTGAGCAAGGAAAGTTTTGTTTGAAACTAAAAGATTTGCAGCATCAGCAGACGAATTGGAAATTGTATTTGTCCATTTGTCTGCTGTATTCCAAGCACCACCTGTAACCTGTTGAATAGTAACAGTATTTGTTTGAGACTCTAAAATTCTAGCAGTCTTAGTTCTAACTGAGTTAGAAACGATATCTCCATACTGGAAAGAATCTGCTGCCTGAGAAAGAACTAGATTTTGAGAAGTAGAATTAAAACCTGATTTTGGTTTAACCTTTGAAGTTCTTAGGTTATCACCAACAATAGAAACAAATTCAGGAACTACAATCGGAAGAGTTTCTTCGTAGACACCTGCTTTGAGGTAAATTGCAATAGGATTTGTTGCACTGGCTGCGTCTGCACCAGTTAAAGCATTAATAGTATCACAGGCATAACGTAAACTACCAAATGCTCTTGAGATTGATCTACCGCTATTTGAATCGGAACCTTCTTTGGTTACGTAGTAAACAGCATTTGATACATTATTAGATTCCCATCTTGGCAGAATAGGTGAACCTCCAACAGTCAGAATCTGACCACTTGCTTCTTTAAGTTCTGCTGCAGTTGCAGTATTTGGATTTGCTGGTAATGCAATTCTGTTAATACCAGATGCAGATTGATAAAGAAGGTCACCAGTTTCTTGTAGTACCTGAGCAGCGTCACCACCTTGAGAGACGTAGTTCCAATAAACTGCAGTAGTATCAAGTTCCGGAGCAGTTGTTGCACCAGTAGTGTTAGATCTAATACAAACGTAAGAGTTACCGTTTCTATTAACGACATCACCTAGTTGATAAACTGCGCCATTATTCCATGCAGCGTTCCAGTTTAGACCTTCAAGAACTAGATCCCAGAATCTTGTATTAGTTGGATATGGGATATAAACAATACTACCGCCAGTAGCACTAGCAGTCTCAGTACTTTCAATCGTAAATCCGGTAGTCGTAGATAATTTAACGCGGAATGCTGTGTTGTATTGAGCAGCAGATGTTCCGGAAAGTGTTACTAAATCACCAACACCAAATGGTGCGACAGGTTGAGCAGCATCAAATACAACTGTTACTTCACTGCCATCACCACTGATAGTGGCGATAGTGTAAGACTCAGGAGTTGTAGTAAGTTTACATGAGTAAGCATTACCACCATACTTGACAAGATTTCCTGGTTCGTATACTTCGTTGCTATCAAAATCACCTTGTGGTGAGAAGCCAGTTGAAAGAACTTTCCAATAAAGTTCATCCGTATTTGGTGCTACGTTAGTAGAATTTTGTTGTGCTGTGTATGTGTAACCACCAAAGGTTACAATGTCACCTTTTTGGTAGATAGTTGCGGAGGACCAAGTATCTTCAAAATTTAGACCTTCCGAATAAACTTCAAACTTAGCGAAGTCAAAACTTGCAGGACCAGTATGTGCCGTAGTACAACGATATACCGTATTGCCGTACTTGACAAGATCGTTTAGTGAATACCAAACTCCAGTCGTTTGATACTCTCCGCGATTTCTAAGACCTTCTGTTTGAAGATCCCAATTTCCTAGGTCGGAAGAATAAAAACTAGTTTCCGTATTTGCGGAAGTGTGATTGGTGGTACAGACATATGCGTTTGCACCGTACTTGACAATATCGTCAATGACATAAGCAGTGCTCGCCGTCCAATCACCGCGCCACTTAAACTTCAGTCTGCCGAGTCTAAAATCTGCCATTTTTTAAATCCTTACTTAGGTCCTTGAGTGTTATGATCATATGATTTATTTAGTCTTGCAACTAAGTAACCATCATCATCAATGAAATATGTCAAGCGTCTGAAATCAAACCTGAACTGTTGGTATTTATCATCAGTGTCATTTGAATATTGTCTCGCAACATTAGGTGTTGCATCTACATATTCAGTTCCTTGGAGAAAATCTTTATATTCTTCTCCATCAGTTCTGTGAAAATCGTAAACTACGTCTTCTGTTGATCTCGCATTAGTATAATGAAGCATACCGTCCTTATCTCTTCTCAGAGCGTGTACGGTAAAGTCATTTGAATTTGCAACATTTTGTTCTTGTGTTGCAGTACTTGCACTAAGATATAAACTCATGCTAAGATCCTCCAGTAAATTCCGTCCCAGATAAACTGAACATATAAACCAGCAACATCTAAAACAAATACGCTATCAGTATTTCCAAATTTATTCAAAAATAACTGTCCATTACTGGATGTTAGCGTGACATTATTTATAGCCCATGTTGCTTTAAAATCAACTAGTTCCAGCACATCACCAACGTGAGGAACAACTCCCGCTGATTCAAATGGCATAGTTAATGATAGCGCACTTGCACTAGTATCAATTAACCATCTAAGTCCGCATGATAAACTTGTATCTGTATTGACAACTTCCCATCTCGTTCGTTGGAGTTCAAACCCTCCAATATCACTACCATCATGTACAACCGCTGTTTTTTTATCGGTATCTACCGTAAGTTCAGCTAACGCACCTGTAAATAGTGCGTGTTCGGAAGTTGTGCCCTTTCTAAATTGTACCTGAGTGGTCATTATTAGCGCACAGTTTTTCTATGATCTATTTATAGAATTAAATCATCCAAACATATGTGCGAGGTGGTTGGAACAACTCAACTTGTACAATTCCGAATCCACTAATTGCAATTGAACCACTTGCAATATAAGGAGCACGTGCAAATGCCTCATCTCCATTAATAAATCCAAACAACGTTCCAGATCCGGCATAAGCACGGGATCTGATGGTTGTACTAATACCATTAACATTAATTTTAACGAATGGTTGCTCAGAGAATGTAAGTAATGGATCTCCGGATGTTCCTTGAAGTGTAAATTTGCCGGGAGTACCAAGTTCTCTTGCGGTAATTTTTTCGGATATTCTTTCTCCCGCAAACGAGAAGAGCATTTGCTTCTCGTCTGGATTGACAGTGAGAGATTCTGCTGCACCAGATAGAGTTGGGATAATACCAAACCCAACAAAATCTCTTGCTCTTGTAGTAGTTGCATTTCCACTGAGAGGAATTGTTCCTTCTCCAGTGTGTGCAAATCTGACAAGAACACCAGCTTCTCCAGATGCTTTGAACAATCCACCCTGACTGACTTCTCTTGCAGTTGTATTTTCTGTTCCTGCACCAATGAACGAGAAGAGCATTTGCCTCTCGTCTGGATTGAAGGTAACCGACTCTGCAGATCCCGATAGTTTTCTGAGTGAACCAGAACCAACATGTAGTACAGAGATTTTGTTGATAGAATCTCCGGAGACCTTGAACAGAACTTGTTCTGTCTGTGGTACAACTCCAGTAGATTCTGATACTCCACCAAATCCGAAGAGTGAACCAGTACCAATAATACTGCGATGAGTGGTGAAGAATACTTTGCCACTGATCTTCGTCTGAACAAATGGTTGTTCTGCGAACGTAAGTAATGGATCTCCAGATGTACCAGAGAATGTAAATGTTCCACCTTGACTGATTTCTCTGACAAGAATTCTTTCTGTACCTTCTCCTGTAAAGGAGAAGAGCATTTGCTTCTCGTCTGGGTTGAAGGTAATAGATTCGGCACTACCTGCAAGAGCAAAGATATTACCAGATCCAATGTTGTTCGGAACAAACTTCTCTGTAACAACACCAGAAATTTGAGCAGAACCAGAACCTGTGTATACACTGGTAAGATTTTCTTGACCTTCTCCAGTAATATCAACTTCAATCTGTTTGATTTCAGTAGCACTGAAGGATTCTAATGCTTCCCCAATGAAGGAGAAGAGCATCTGACGTTCATCTGGATTAAACGTTACAGATTCTGCAGCACCATTGATAGCGAAGATATTACCTGATCCGATGTTATTAGGAACATATCGGACAAATACATCACCAGAAATTCTTAGATCAGCTTGTAGTTCTGGCGATGCAGTGAAGGATTCTGATAGACCACCAATTCCGAATAGAGAACCAGTACTAAATTCAACAATAGATGTAGTCTCTGCAATTCTCGTTCCAGTAAACGAGAAGAGCATCTGTCTCTCTTCTGGATTGACAGTAAGAGATTCTGCAGATCCGGAGAGTGTTTTGAGTGAACCAGAACCATTGTGTAGTAGACTGAAGTTTGTTTTTGCTTCACCACTAACTGGGATAGTACCAGTAACAACCCAAGATGGTTGCCAATCAAAGGTCTCAAAGTCAGATAGCGCACCTCTGCGAATTCTGATTGCTTTTTCAATACCAACATAGTTCTCGGTATGAGTCTCTTTTCCTTCTCCAATAAAGGAGAAGAGCATTTGTTTCTCTTCTGGATTGACAGTGAGAGATTCGGATGCACCAGAGAACTTCCTGAATGTACCAGTACCAACAACACTTGGAACATAATGTGTCTTGGCAATACCACTGACAGGAATAACTCCAAATGGTTGCTCTGCAAATGTAAGGATCTGAGGAGTTGTATCTCCAGATAGTCTGATTTCAGTTCCTTCTTCTGGTGGATTGGCAGAGAATACTTCTTCGGATGTACCACCAAATTTGATATGTGCAGTAAATGCCGGAAGTCTCTTGGTGAGAGACTCGGAACTAATTCCGTTAGAGAAGATAGCACCACTTCCAATAAAGTCTCTTGCTCTTGGAGTTGCAGCAACACCAGAAACATTGATAGTTCCAAATACAAAGTGATGAACAAGTACACGTTCAACCAGATTATTAACAGTGAATAGACTTCCTGTTCCTGTGTATGGAACAGTAAAGCTTTCTGCGAGAACACCAGATAGTTTGATGTCTGTGGTAATATCTGGTGGGTTGAATGATACTGCTTCCGCTGCACCATTGATTCCGAATAGTGAACCAAATCCTGTAAATGCTCTTGCTCTTGGAGTTTCTGCAATTCCGGAAACTGGAATTGTACCTTGAGATACCCAAGAAGGTTGCCAATCGTAAGTAACAAATCTGCTGAACGGACCAGGAGATACTTTGAATAGAAGTTGTACTTCGTCTGGTGAGTATCTTCTGCTTTCTGTGGCACCACCGAATCCGAATAGAGATCCACCACCAAATGTTCGTAGACTGAATAATGGAATCGCTGCATTGCGAACAAGAATCGGTGGAGATATATTGTTCCATTGAGGTGGAACAACAACGAATGCATCTCCAACAATCTTGATGACTGTACTTTCCGTAAATATAGAAGTATTACGAATGTACTTCTCAACCAGTGTACCCTTGAGTGAATCAAGTTGACCGAATGGACAGACAAGACCAGTAGTATCAAGGATATGTCCGTAATCTGTCAGTCCATCTTCTGTATCTGATACATCCTGATAGTCTGCGAATACTGTTGGTACAGTTGTAAATGCAGTTAATGTATAAGTTACTCCAGGATCAATTGATAATGTAGATCCTAGAGTTACCTTTGTGCATCCAGAAGACGATGTGGTATTTGTAGAAACGACCCCATCAACATCAACACATACACTATTTGCAGAAAGATCAACGATTCTTCCATAATCAAGTTCCGGTTCGTCTCTACAGAGATCCATACTGTAAACTTCAGTATGCTTCTCTTCTGAAAGTTCACTGAGTTCTGGTTTCTTGGAACATAGAGTAATAGAACCAGTAGTCTCATATGCATATTGAACTCTAAGATCTCCACCACTAACTGCGAATAGAGAACCAACACCTTCATGTGCAAGACAAATTCCTGGATCTCCAGATGTACCAACGAATGTGAAGATTGGTTCTTCGGTAGGAGGAACTGAAGTAGTAGACTCTGCTGTTCCTGTATATCCAAATAAAGTTCCTGTTCCCTTAATACCAACGGTAATACCAATCGCAGTATCACTACGGAATCCGAATAAACCATCACCTGGTTGTATTAGACTGAAGTTAGTCTTGGAATTTCCGCCAAGTTTGATCTGACCACTACCAATTTCACTAGCAAATAGTGGGGAGATTGCAACACCACTAATATCAATAAATCCACGACCGTTATAATTTGGAGTGAATTTAACATCACCAACTCCAAAGATATCAATCTGACCGTAGATACATGCAGGTAATCCTTGTCTTGGAGTTCCAAGAATATGACCATGATCAACTAGAGGTGAAGCATTCTCTGCAACAAATCCATAATCCAGAGTAGAAGATGGAACTGTGTATTGTGGAGTAATGGTGTAAGTAACACCAGGATCAACTGCTAAGGAATTGAGTACCTTGGTGCATCCAGTTGCAGACGTGGTATCTGTAGAAATAATACCGTCAACATCAACACAAGAAACTGCATTCGGATCAATAATAAATCCGTAATCTGGTTCGGTGAATGGTGCAATAGAACTACAGTTGTAACTGTAAACCTTGACTTCCTCAAGATTGTTGAATCCAAAGAGTCCACCAGAACCAACGTAATCGTATACAGTTCTTTCAACTGCAGTTTGTAGAGTGAATAGAACACCACTACCAATCCAGTTAGGATTGAATGCAAACGTTGCTTCTCCAGTAAAGGAGAATAGAAGATCTCTTTCGTCTGGGTTAAAGGTAACAGAATCTGCAGCGCCACTGAGAGTTGGGATAAGACCATCACCAAGTATACCAACGCCAATTCCAATCTGAGATTCACTATGGAATCCAAATAAACCATCACCTGGTTGCAGTAGACTAAAGTTGGTAATGGAATCACCACCAAGTGTTTTGATGCTTCCTGAACCAAATACAGTGACATCAAGAGGAACTCTACCTTCACCAAAGATACTAATGCCACCCTGAGATATCCAGTTAGGTGCAAGACTATTAACAGATTCACCTGTGATATCAATATGACCGTAAATACATCCTGGCATTCCGAGACGTGGAGTACCAAGAATATCTCCAAAGTCTGCAAGAGGAGCTGCGTTCTCTGAAGTTAATCCATAATCTAAGACACTAGATGCAATAGTATTCTGAGGTCTTACTGAATAATTAACACCTGGATCAATTGTTAACGAATTGAGTACCTTGATGCATCCAGACGTTGTTGTTTCACTCGTAGAAATAACACCGTCAACATCAACACATGCAATTGCTCCTGTGTTGATAATAAATCCATAGTCGTTCTCTGGGAAAGGAACGATAGAACTGCAGTTATAATCGTATACTTTCTTCTCTTCAAGATTATTAAATCCGAAGATTCTTCCAGATCCAACATAGTCATATACAGTTTTCTCAACTGCAGTTTGTAGAGTGAATAGAACACCACTACCAATCCAGTTGGGATTAAAGGAGAATGTTGCCTCTCCAATAAGAGAGAACAATAAATCTTTTTCTTCTGGATTAAAGGTAACGGACTCTGCAGAACCATTAATACTTGGAATAAATCCTGTTCCGGTAATTCCGGCAGTAATACCAATTTGAGTATCACTACGGAATCTGAATAAACCATCACCTGGTTGCAACAGAGCAAAGTTCGTGATGGAGTCTCCACCAAGTGTTTTGATACTTCCTGTACCAAATACGGATACATCCAGAGGAACACTAGCTTCACCAGTAAGTTTACTGATGTATCCTCTACTTGTCCAAGTTGGATTAAACGCAAACTGCGCTCCATTTTCTGGATCAAGATGGAACAATCCAAACGGAATAAGATTGCTAGTCGTTAAGATATTACCAAAGTCTACCTGTGGTGCAGCAGATTCTGATATTAGACCATAGTCAATAAAGTTACTAGGAGCATTAGCACCTAGACTTACATCATAAGTTGTTCCTGGATCAATACTCGCAGTTGATCCCACACGTACAATACATCCGGAAGATGTTCCAGATAATGTTCCTGATACATCTTCAATATCACTTGGATGACATATAGTTAGATAACCATAGTCTGCCTTAGAGAATTCAATGATACTATCATTGATGTATCTTTCTGTATGTTTTTCGTCTGATAGTTCAGGAAGTTCTGGTTTTCTGCTAACCAGTTTAAGTCCACCAGATCCAACGAACGCATTTGTAGCGCGTTGCTGTCCATTAGATAGAGTGAATAGATCTCCAAATCCTGTTTCATGTACAAGAGTAATATCTCTTGCAGCACCTGTAACCTTACTAATATATCCGCTACTAGTCCATGTTGATACGAATGCATCATCTGTACTTGCAATCGTAAATAGAGTACCAGAACCAAAGATTCCAATACCAATACCAATACCCGAATTTCCAAGTATGGAGGTAGTTCCCGCACCGTCGTGCTTGCCAGAAAATACCCCCAGACTTGTACCACTAAGACCTTTGACTTTTCCATCAACGATATAACCGTATACTGCTGGTGAAGTCTGTCTACCAAAGGTAAACGCAATACCTGTACCTTCGTATGTGTTAGTCGCCTTCCAAGACGCTTCGCTAACAACTTTAACAAATCCGAAAGATTCTACATTAGTTACATAAACAACTCTGCCGTAATCTTCTAGTGTGGCATTGATATCTGAAATATTACCAAAATTTATTGTTGGTAATACTGGAGTTGTTGTATGTGTATATGTTACTGATTTTAATCCATAGTGATCCCAATTATTTCCAGTATGAGATGGTTGTATTAACCTGAATTGTGTTCCCGCTGTCCTCGCTACAGAAGGAATTGTAATTTCTACAGATTTTAAAGTATTAAATGTAGTGTCATTATGCGCTACTACAGTATCAATAGAAGTCCACAAACTTCCATTATAATACTCTAAGTATAAACTCTCGTTAACAGTATCAGGATCTTCTCCACCATTGGCATCATTGCCTCTAATTACTTCAAAGGTTAGTGAAGAATTAACATTATTTGGTAAACTAAACTCTACTATTCTGGATGCTGCGGTACTGCTGTTGAATCTAATATGTCTACCAATATTAAATCCACCAGTTGATCCTGTGCCTGTACCTGAATTTGTTAAAAATGTATTTGTTAAAGTAGCATTTAAATTATCTACTGCTACAGTTTCAGTTGCAGTTACTGGAGTATTATTAAATGCTAATGAACCATAATCAAGTTCATTGTACCGATCAATGATACTTGGTTCATAAACATATGAAAAGCTGCCCAAACCCTCACTCGCAGCGCGAATGATTGATGGAAATATTCCTTGTGTATTATAGGAATAAACGGACATACACTAACAAGCATTAAAAATGAGGATTGCAAAATTGCAACCCCCACAAAAGATAACTAAAAACTGGGTCTCTAGTATATAGGGTCAGTCTAGGCTGACGTTTAGAGTAACCTTAATTTGGTCACCGTTGTTTTGAATAGCGTATGGACCATTAGTAAATCTTTCTGCAAAGAAAATACTAGCGTAAAGAGTCGCATCACCAGTTCCTGATAAAGCAGGGGTTGTGGTAAATGTTGATGACGTTGGAGTCTCAAATACGGTGTAGTGTGCAGCAGGGATAGAGCTACTAGAACCTTGTGCAATGTAGATAACATCGCCAGGATTTAGATTATGATCTAAAGCACTGCCACCGGGGTCTGAAGTGACGATAGAGTAATCATATAGAATTGCGTCATTACCGTTAGATACCTGAATGTTATCAACTAGCAATTCACTTAGATATACACGAGGACCGATTTCACCGGTTTTAGTTTCTAGATCAATACCAACAATAGTTGTTGTTGCAGCAATACCATTTGGAGATGCAGTTTGGGAAATTGCCATACCAACAGTTAGATTTTCTGCGACATTAACTTGGAATGTTGCAGTACCAGAAGCAGCACCAGTAAGTGCTTTGTCTAGGTAAATTGCTGTTCCTGAAATACCAACAACACGAGTTTGTGCTGCAATACCAGTACCAGTAACTCTCTGACCAATAGCAACATTAGTTGCAGAATCAACTGCAATTTCATATGTTCCAGAAACACCAGAAGTAATCGTTGGAGTTACATTAACATCAAGAAGGTTAACATAGTTGTTACCAATAACACCTTTACAACCAGACTTAGTAATTTGAGATCCTGAAGCAACACTACCACCATCAACTACGCCTTGTAAAGTAACAGGCATGTTGTTTGCACGAGATAGGTAATATCCGTAAACGCTACCAGCAGCAGAAGTGAAGGTGAAAACTTGTTCGGGGTAAGAAGCGGTAGTTCTACCTCTACCAAAGGAAACTGCAGTTGTACTCATAGTTGCAGTCAATTGCTGACTCAACTCAAGATCTAGACCTTGGATATCAACAACATAGGTGTTTGTAGGGATACCAGCACCTTCTGCATAGTCTCCTTTTTTAATATCAGCAGCATCATTAACTGTAATTGCATAAGTTCCAGAAGTTCCGTCAGCGGTTCTTCCTGTTGCAACTGCATTTAAAGTTGTACCAATATCCCAACGGTTACCATTGAGAAGGATACCATACTGTTCGGTGAAGTCTTGATCTTCTTCAGTACGATTGTTAACTACTTCGGGATAACCCGTGGAAGGGCTTACGCCATAACCAGCAGAGTTGCTAGCATCGTATGGTTCGTAATAATTCGCTACTGATGGAACATCCGATTCAGCAGGGGTGGTATTACTGGTGTATAGTTTTAGAACTAAGTTCCTGGGAATTTTATGAGTCGCGTTCAGTAGTGTACGTAGCGAATCAATTTCACCCTGGTCTGTGACTAGAAGTGCCATTCAACGATCTCCTTGTGTTTCTTACCTATGTTAATGTTATTTATACAAAGCTTAGAGTGCTAGTTTCATAGAAACCATACACCTCTGTATATTTATAGCGTAGACAACTTCAAATTGTAAAAGGTCTCCAGCATTTAATGCTTTGTTCCAAGATGAAATTGTAGTATTTGTATTTTTTCTTTGGACCGAGTTACTTGTAATATCTCCTAACTGTGGTCTTTCAGTGCCACATATAGATGCAAAATTGGGAAAATTTGCATAGTCAACTTTTCCGATGTCCAATTGAATTTGACCATCTTGGTCACCAATGATAGTCCAAGACTGAATCTCTCCAGTAACATCTAATGTCATTTCTCCTTTAATACCGGAAGATAATGGTGCAGACCCAGAATCAATAACAAAATTAATAGTTCTTGTTAAATCAGCTGTTGTGGAAAGTCCTACAACATATACCGTATCTCCTGCAGTTGGTGCAGTATTAAAGATAATAGTTGTGCCACTAATAGTATAATCAATTCCTGGAACTTGAACTAATCCATTAATAGCAACGATTAATTGCTGATCATTGACAGGAGTATATGCGTCTCCTGCTTGATCAATTAATGGATAGTCTGATGTAGTTCCATCAAATACCCAGTTTGTAGTATCAAGAATTTCATTACCATATTGTAGATACTTACTAGGAATCTCATAGTTAACACCTACATTGTATTTTTTCTGAGGATCAGAAAGTACATTATAGTTTGATGATTTAACTGAAACATTATAGTTAGGCATCAAACAACTCCTGGTGTTACTTCTAAGATACCTTCAATAACTCTAGTTTTTATTCCTTGGGGGGATGTCAATACAATATCATAAACATAACGTCTAGGATCTAATGCTGCTGTTGCTGCATTAGTCATTGAAATTTTTAAAATACCATTATAACGATCAACAAACCCGACAGTAAAATCTGTAGAAGTTGTTGAATAATAACTACGACGCATCTTAGCATCTGCTGTATATCCAGTCAGATTAAGAGGAGTTGTGTTATCTTCATTCTGGATATTAAAGGTGGCATCAAAGTCCGTTCCTTTCTCCAGTAATAGATTTAGTGGGATTGCTGCCATGATGGAATCATTCTTCTTTTGTTTCTTCTTTTGAAAGTAGATCTAGAGTTTCTAAACCACCAACCAACTTAATTTTATATTCTTTCAATTTAGTAAGTTGCTCTTCTGCTTGAGCAATTTTTGCTTCTGCATCTTTGAGCTGACCTTCAAATTCAGATCTGAGAGTTACGGAATCCATAATTATTAAACATGATTATAATCATATTTATATGGTCTTAAAAATAATCAATTACATCTAATAGTTAATTATTTTTGTATATGCATAATTATTGTTTATTCTAGAAACATTGGTAATGGTTCCTGGTAGAAGGGTTACTACTATTGGTGTTTGTAGACCACCACTCGCTAAATACTTTCTAATCTTAACCTGACCAGACTCAATATATACAAAAGCAGCTCCTCCAGGAATAGATTGCACTGTCATTCCATAAGAGAATTGGGGGGGAGTGAAAAGATCACTGAACCCACTGCTACTCATGAGACTACATTTAGGATTGCCATCAGCGATCGGATCTCTTATAGTTATCCATGTATTAGTCCCCAAAACAGCTGCTGGTGAAAATCCATTAACGGGAGGGTTAAAAAGACCATTACCAGTTATTGCAGTACCAGGTCCATTACCAGTAAATATGTGTACTAATGTTCCATCCATACCAGTAATCAAGCAATATCCATTTCCCCCAGTAGCTGCTATTGGACGAGAATAGTTAGGGTTAAAGTTGGTAGACCCATTGAATCCTATTGTTGTACCTGAACTATTCACTGTCATAGAACCACGAGCCGATGGTGCGCTAGTACCTTCATTAGGCGCTTTTGTACCTATGGTTCCCATGCTAGACAAAATCCCTGTGCTGGAATTAATAGTTGCCTGACCAGCTATTACCGGGTTACCAATCATACCGTAAGTACTGTTACGAACTCCCATATTTGTTGCGGTATTGGAAGCTATCTGAGTCAACCCTGAATTGCTAACACTATGGGTATAAGCAGTAGCCGTAGTATTGCCAGAAGTATTCTCCCAACCAAGAGTTAGTATTTTATCAGACGCAAATTTTACACTATCAGCAGTAAAATTAGTAGCAATCTGTCCAGTTGCAATTTTTTGTAAAGTCAGTGCTGACCAAAGTTCCCAAGAACTATTAGAACTCATATTTAGAATATTAGTTCCAAATCTATATAAGTGTCCACTATAACCAATATTTGGAATACGTTCTTCTACTTCACCTGTAGTACTGTCTATAAACAATAAATCGTTATTACTACCACTAGAAAACGGGACAATAAGATACTCACCTGCTTTATTTACGTCGTAACCGGCGTAAGTAATACCGGGACTACTACCACTGAATAACATTTGTTGCATCATGTTAATATTCCTTTATTCGTATATTAAAACTACTAATCCATCTTGACCTGCAGCACCATAACCATCAATATAATCCGGATCAGTTGAATCTGCTGCAATTGCCGATCCTCTTCCACCTTGACTAGAAATACTATTAGACCAAGAACCAATAATTATTCCAGATCCTCCACCAGCACCTCCGCCACTAGCAGTACCAGTATCATATCCACCTCCGCCACCACCACCATAGTATCCAGCACCTCCACCGCCACCACGGTTTCCTGTAGATATACCAGAACCACCAGCATATCCACCATTAACTAAACTAGAACCATTATTCCAAGATGTTCCACTACCACCACTTACTCCTGATGGTGCAGATCCTCCGCTTCCTGCGCTTCCTCCACCACTTTGCGATGCACCACCACCATAATTTGGACCATCGCCAGATTGTCCAGAACCATTGCCGCCACCGCCACCGCCGTTACCTTTCTGACCAGATCCACCGCCACCACCAGCAATCAATACAAATGATCCGTATATAGCAGATGATAATCCGCCACCTCTCCCTGATCCATAACCAGATAAATCATGTGGTTGTGTTGCAGATCCATCATTTGACCCACCGACATGTATAGTAATAGTACTGCCACCTGTTACGGGTATTGTTCCCTCAACGTGACCACCAGCACCGCCAAGAACAGCAAGATTTTCTCCAGTACCTGCTCCACCGGCACCCCATACTTTTATGGTAACTACAGTTGCTGATTGAGGAACAGTTTCAGTAAAAGTTCCTTTAGTTGAATATATTTCATTGGAACCTTGGTAGTTACCATATCCAACCATCATTTGTTGCATCATATTAACTTAATCCAGAACCCGAAATATATGCAGTATTAGCAGCAGTAAAAACAAAAGTGCATGCTCCACGTTGAGCTAAAATTCTAGTACCATTAGTACCATCAGCAGTATTATATAAAGTAAGTCCGGAACCTTCTATAATGTTTATATCACTAGTAGTTTGATTTACTATAGTAACCATATCACCAGCAGTAAATCCAGTAGGAACAGTTATACTTTGTGATGCAGCAGACTGAACTATCATTTTACCAGCATCACCAGTAACCAATGTATAAGCACCACTCTTAACTTCAACGCCAAGTCTTCTTAGTGGACCTATTGAATCACTTATAGATCCTACTGACAATGTATTAGTAGTAGTAGCACCTCTACCAGTTACACTATCAAGAGTGTCAATTTCATTGGCAGTATTTCTAGCACGAACAGTAATTGTTCCGACCATACCAGAGTGATTACCACATTGATAAACATAAGATCCAACAGATCCTCCATTACTTATCTGTGGTGTCCAAGATACTTGCCCTGATGTAGCACCTTGATTAGAAACCGTTGGGTTGCTAACAGAAGTGCCACCAGAAGTATCTCTTATATAAAATGGATGATTTGTCCCACTACTTATAACAAATTGAATAGTATCTCCTTCATTGATAGTAATAGGTGCATCATCACCAGAAACGCTACCTAATCTATCATTACCATTTAAATTATATTCTGAGGTGGATGGTGCTGTTACTGCTATACTATAAATCTGACCTGTAGATCCACTTGATTGATCAACCCATTGTACATTTCCTGCACCATCACTAGACAATACTTGTTCACTAGTTCCATTGGTAGTTGGATAAGTTAAACCACCAGCAGTCAGAGAACCAGTGATAGTTACACCAGAAGATGAAAATACTGCTCTATCAGTTAGACCATCCTGACTTGTAATTCTAACCGCAGGACCAGAACCAAGAATTAAATTCGCGCTACCACCAGGAGCTCTTATATAAAATGTATCGGTAGAGGATGTATAAGAGATACGACCATCTTGACTTGCACCAAAATTTAATACTACATCATCAGCAACTTGAATTTGATCATTGAAATCCGTGCTTCCACCAAAAATAAGATTATTATTAGTGCTAGATCCTCTACCAGTTACAGTGTCAAGTGTATCTACTTCTGTATATGATGTTAAATACCCAGAATTAGCATGATCACCCCAACCATATGCAGTATCCCAACTAGTTATCTTAGCAGTAGTAACACCAGCAGCATCACCAAGTGAGGTTAGATATGCTGATAAATCTGGTGGAGTATATGAAAATACTCCATTAGAATTATTGTATGTTAGTGCAGCAGTACCAACAGAGTTACTAGTAACAGATAAACTTGCTAGTGAAATACCACCACCACCGCCACCTGATCCAGTACCTGCAGGACTAGCATCTACCCATTGGGTTGAATCTCCATCATTATAATATATTTTTAAATATCCAGTATCGGATTGCCACCAAAGATCTCCATCACTAGGTGATGTAGGTGCAGTATCTGATGCTGTTACTGAAGCACCACCCCCATTTCCAAGAGAAGTTAAATATCCTGCTTGACTATGATCTCCCCAACTATATGCAGTATTCCAATTAGCAATATTTATTGAAGTGATACTACCTGCAGTAGAAGAAGTAAATATTGGGTCAGATTCATTTGTACTACTAGAAACTCCAGATCTCCAAGTAAGTCCATCCCATAACCATGTTATGTTACCAACAGTGTGTGTATAGCTACCATCTGTTGGTTGCCCTGAGGTTGCGGGAAAATTGATTGCCATTTCTAAAATGCTCCTTCCGTGATATTTATTATTGTTGATCCTTATTTGTGTGTCACGTATGGACCATATGTCCACTCAGCAGGTTTAGATGCTACACCAATTCTAATTTCAATTACACCTTGTGGTGCGGGGGAACTCTTTTCAGTTCCAGGTGGCATATAAAGATGTCCATTTGGAGCAGGAATTAAACTACGACCATAATCAGTTCCAGGTCCAGTCGCATCATTCCAACCCGGCATATCAATTAATTCGTAACCATGTTCTGCAGGACAAGCTGCTGCAGCTGCAGTATTACTTTCTCCAAATCCAGTGTAAATTTTGAGTAGTTTATTATTATTACCGGGAGCAGCATAAATGTTACCATCTGCTCCAATTACACAACCTACATGTCTATGATCTGTACCGTGAGTTTGATTATTAACATCAACTGTACCAATCGCTGCATTAGTTTTATCTGTATTTGATAAATTAGCAAGTACAGTTCTACCAGTTAATTGATGGAAAGTATTTGCAATAGGATCATACTTCATAATCCATGGATATTCATCGGGTAAAATATAAATCATACCATCAGGACCCATCTCACATGCTTGTGTGAGATTAGTCATAGTAAGTGAATTCATCAAGAACCAACTATCAGCTGAAGTTGAAGATCCGTTATCCGCATATGCTTTATGTGTGAAGTTTACAGTATCTGCAACTGGATCAATAACACCAATATACCTATGGTAGTTACCAATCATATAAATTTTTCCATCTGGTCCTAGACAAGCATCGCTGAATTTATGGCGACCAGTTCCATTGGTAGAATTCCATGGATATGAACCACCAGTATCATCAACCAAATTACCAATGTTACCAGTCGTTGCGCCAACTTGAATAGCTTCATACGTTACTGGATTGTATTTTATAACACAATCGTGGAAATCTGGAACCATATAAATGCACCCATTATTGGGAGCTACAATTCCAGTGCAGAACATAAACCCTGCTTTGGAGTTCAAACTATACGACCCTGGAGAGGAGAATAGATTATCACCAATAGTGTTCTCTGCTGTTACACTACCAAGTACTCTAGGTCCACCGGGATATGGTTGCCAGTTGGTATGGTTCAGAGGATCGTAGTGATATAAATCGTCTCCTCTAGCAGGAACATTAACTACAGTACCATTTGGAGTTGCGACCATTGCTGAAGTTTTACTAGATGCCATATCCTGACCAGCACTGGAGTGGATATATGACTTTCTGGTATTAGGATCAATCATTAATGTAAATACTGCTCCCTGTCTTCCGCAATAAATTTTACCATTGTTAGTGACAGTACCACCTTTCCATCCATACTCATCACGATATGGTCCTCTAGTATAAGTTTCATATCCAGTTATAGCACCAGTATTAGCATCAATAATTGGTGTATTCTGAATAGGAATTTCAGACCAAGACCCTAAAGCACTAGGAACAACGGATGGGAATGAATTATTACCAACAAAATCATCCTTATTCATATGGTATTGGTGACTGCCACCTTGCCAAGCATAAGCATAATAATGCTCGGTTCCTACTTTTTGCCTTGCGTTAGTCATTAAAACAGTGCTTTTTCATTATTTATGAAAGAATTCTCCAACCATAGAATGCTCCACAGAAAACAAGTTTAATTGATTGCCCATTTTTATTAACAACAAAAGGCATTCCATGCATATCTTCACCCCAATATTTACCAGTTGTATTGGTTGTTGGTAACCAATACACACTAGATCCATTTTGATCTCCAGTCCATGGAGCAGGTCCAGTTTGTTGAATTCCTTGTTCAAGGGAGGGGTAGATTACAATCGGACAATTTGTAGCATTACCAGGATTATAATCATATGATGGATACCCAGGACTAAATGCATTCGGGAAAGTACCATCATCATTTCTATTAAGTTTTCCAGTACCAACATCCAGTATCGTAATAGTATCTCCTTCTCTGCACATATAATGGATTGGAAGAACAAGAGATCTAGGAATTAATGTGTTAACTGCGATAATACTATTCAAGTGCTCGGCACCTAATTGTAGGTTTACACTGGCGTCGTGTTTATATAATGTTTTTCCAGCACCACCAATTCCAACCTTAGATGATTTATAAACCATCATACCATTAGATCCACCAAAGGAAGCAATGACATAGTACAATCTTCCTGTAGCACCACTAGCGGTGACCGTTTTAAATACTAAATTCTCTAATTGTAATCCTGTTCCCGACGTATACGGTTTAACTACAATTTCTTGAATATCGTTTGTTAGAGTTGTAGTAGTTACGTAATTTCCACCATTATATCCAGGTTGCACATTTCCATCATATCCAATAGTCAATTCATTAAAATAGTCAACATTTAGTGGATTTGTAAAAGTTAATTCAATAACTCCATTATCAATAGAACTAGCAACATTCAACCAAGTATCAAACCTTGCATCAAATGCCAATGATACTGGATCTGGATGATCTGGGGGATTTGCAATTGGAGGGAGATTACCTGCAGTGTCAGAATATGCAGGCATATACTGAGGTAAATTATTCCGTGCAATATTGTGTCCGACGATGGAACTCCCGTCCCCCCAATTCAGAGGATCATCTCCAGTATCTCCATAAGACCATTCACCTCCAATATTTGAATTTGTTACGTCAATAGTTGGTTCAGCATTTATCGGATCTTCCACATAAATGACTCCACTCATTTCAGAATGATCACCACATTGATAATAATAAGTACCAGTAGCTGCTGGTGTCCAAGAAATACTAGCAGTTCCCTCTCCTGTAGCTGCTGGATTGCTTACACTTGCACCTCCATCACTAACTCTGATGTATAAAGGATGAGATCCACTTAGAGCAGAAGTATCAAATGTAACTGTGTCTCCAGTATACATTTTAACGGGAACATCATTTCCACCTACTTGGCCATATCTATCATTACCAGATAAAGTATAGTATTTGCTATATGTGGTATTAGTAGCACTAGGTACAGTAATATCAAATGTTTCTGGTGATACTAAGACACTACTAGTACTGCTACCTCCGCCAGTTTGATCTGCTACCCAAGCATAATCAGTTCCATTCCAACTTAAGATTTCTCCGGAAGATGCACCACTAGTATTCAAATGTACATCAACACCAGCGTTGATAGTGGACTGTAGTCCACCAATAGATGCTCCACTAAAACTAATGGTACTATTTTGAAAGTCAATAGAAGTTCCTGCTGCAGTAATACTACCACCAACATCAAGACTCAAACTTTCAGCAGCAATCCTACCAGTAACATTAACACCCTGTGCGGAAGTTTCTAATCTTTTTCCGTTAGATCCATAATGCAACTCAACTGCGCCGCCATTGAGAATTGATATTCCGCCACTAGCACCACTACCTTTTAGATAAACATCATATGATGCAATAGTACTAGTATTGGGTTTAATAGTTAAACTTCCTGTTGTACCACTTACATTCCAGTCAAAGAAAACATCAGGATGTCCAGATGCATGTCCAGTTCCAAGTCCTAATCCTGTGTCATCTTTTAGTACAAGATAGTTTGTTTGAGAACCTGGATATCCAGACACACTAGCGTTGTATACAATGCCGTCGTTTGGAGTCCAATTGGTTCCATCATACGCAAAAAATTCACCAGTTGCTAAACCAGTTGTATCTACATTTCCGATCTCATTAATATCAGTTATACCACCACCGCCTTGGCCACTAACAGAAGCATTCCAACTAACTCCGTTCCATTTATAAGTAACGTAACCAACTACGTGGGTAAAAGAACCATCAGTTGCTTGTCCCGTAGTTGATGGGAAATTGATTGCCATTTCTAAACCAGACTATCTGCTAATCTTATTTATTATAATATCCACGTGGATACTGTAATCCTTTATGTGGTCTTCTTCCTCTCAAGAAACCATGTTCAACAGAATGATCTCCTGTAGCACCATCAGAAAGATTAGTGATTAAATGATTTAGGGGGTTAGTTGCTGTACTTTGAGATCTGGAAGTTCCCGAAAATACTGTAGGTACAACATCAGTATTTGTATTTGCAATTAATTGTACAGTTGAAAATCCAGATACCACACTAGTTAGATTTGAAAAAGTAAAATCTGCCATCAGGTAGTCCTCGCTAGGAATAGCATACCTTCACTAGAATTATTAGTCACTCCATCTAAACCAGTTTGTTGCGCTGCATATGATGCTTGGATAACCTCATAAATTTCAGATCCACTTACTGTAACTGTATCACCTGGTCTGAATTCTGTTAGTCCTGGAGTTGTTGCTACTTGTAGCAACACAAAATCATCTGGTAGATAATATGGGCAAGGAATCATTCTTTGTGAAATTGGAATAGTTTTGATAGGCTTGTAGTAATCTGCACTAGCATCCATACTCACATTACCGTACTTATCGTATGTACTATTTCTGTAATAGATAGCTGTTGAATTATTCGTGCCCTCTTTAATATTATTATAATAGTCGTCATACACGTAGTGGTTATAACTGCCATCCCCTCTCATATATCCATAATAAGCATTTCTTGCCTGACTATACGAGGTCACAGGTTCATTAGATGTAGCACGATATGATGAATATCCACTGGTATAACCAGGCATGTATGTCGTTACTCTCAATCCTTGAGTAACATTAGTCAAATACGAAGTATATGCTCCCAAGAATACCTCATCTAAATCAAATACATTATTACCATATCCATCACCTACATGAAAATTAAATACAGCAAAAGGTTCAGTTTTTTCATTGATTGTTTGAGTGAATTGAATAACTGCAAAATTTGTATCTTGCGGTGCTTGAGCTCTAAAGGTTTTAATCTGCATTGGATATGCAGTTGGAGTTGAAGATGTGCTTACAGTCAAAAAATCTACACTAGTAGTGATATTAATATCTTGTCTATCTAATCCCATGTAACCAGTGAACGCTCCCCAATCATTTGTAACAGTAATACTAGTTGAAGATGATCCTCTGTGGTTTAAAAATTCCCATCCATTGCCACATTGTATTTTTAAAGTCCAAGCAGTGCTGGCACTACCCTCTAGGAATAACGAGTAAAATGTATTTCCATATTTTTTAGTGGCGTCGTTTTCTACATTAAGAACAGCAAAAGCACCTACACCAGATTTTTGGTAGAAATTAGATCCACCACCTAACGTAGTTACCTTGATACTAGCAATGCCATCATATGCATTATTAGATGTTTCTGGGGTAGTAACACCAAATCTAATATCACCAGTTGTGGCAGTACCACCAACTAGTTCTCCTGGAATTGTAAATACTTCATCATCAGTCCACCCAGATCCAAGACTGTGGATGGTGATATTTTTTAAATGATTATCATTGTAAGCTCCTCTCCAAACTCTCAACTTAAGTTCAGATCTTCCTCCAGATGCAGGTACAGTATATTTGTAATACGGATCTGAATTTACTTGAGATGGAAGAGATGCATTTACATTACCAGGAAGAAGATTGATTACTCCTTTTGCAGTTGCAGTAGTTTCACTACAATAGATATACTTTCTAATACCATCTTCTCCAGGTCTTCCTACAAATGATGGATTGAGAAGGGATGCAGGATAAAAAGGTTCTGATTCTGATTGTGGATATGACTGAGTGTACCAAGTTAAATTAGCACCAGGAACACAACTAACATTAATAGTATTATTTCTGTAAGATATAGAAGTCTCATTATCGGGAGTACTTCCATATGTCGCATCATTATAAACAATCCTTTGATCATTATCAAATGAATCTACATCTCTACATACAGTAATATTTGTTGCATTTCCAGAAACATTTTCAAATTCAATATTATCACCATAGTAAATATCAATAGTCGGATTGATATAATCGGATGCCTGTTGTGCTTCTTGCTGCCAAACTACAGGAAACTGGGAATTAGATGTTGAATGACCATCAATATCAATTGCGATACCGTTAGTTGCATTAGATGCTGATGTTGCAACTTTAAATCTATCTCTACTAACGTTAATTATATAAACTAAAGTATCAGGTGCTAAATTAGTTCCTAATGTATATTGTGCATCAGTTTCTCCCGGAAGATATCGGACAGGATCACCTGTTTTTAAACCATGACGAGCATAAATGAGCTCATCAGTGGTTAGATCAGCCATATTAGCATAGTATGGTGCATAAGTATTAATGCCAAGTTTTTTTTCAACTTTATAGTCTGTACCAACTTCAGTAACTTTATAACTTTGAGTTTGAATACTTCCCCAGCTAATCTCACCTTGATCTGCATTATTAGCATCTCTAAGAGATGCTAAATTTCCACGTAGAGTTGTACTATTTCCATCTGGAGCCACACAAATTTGAGGAACGCCAGTTACAGTTGATCCTGCATTCAATCCTAGATTACCCAATGCAGTTTCAAGAGCATCCATTAAATTTTGTTTTGTCCATCCAGAGTTGCCATTGTTGACATCAACAACTGATTTTAAAACTGACATCTAATTATTCTCCGATCTGTAGTGCTGTTAGTGTTACGGTAACCGTGGATGCGGATCCACTTCTATTTGTTACTGAAAGATAAATTGTAGTTGTTCTAGGACTATCATTATTGAATCCCATAATACCAGGAGTAATTAATATAGATTCTGCTGTAGTAGTTCTTACTTCAGCAATAACACCACTACCAGGAGAAGGATCTGCTCCCTCACTTCTAGTTTGATCAGCATCTCTGGAAGCATCATCAGTATATACTCTGACCCATGCTGCAGCGTCAACTTCAATCTTAAATAATGAATACGCTTTGTAACCTGTAATATTTAGTTCTGCGGTTGCGTCATCAGCGAGTGATGATGTAGTACCTGTAAGATCTTGAATCTGTGGTACGCTAGAACCGCCTGTAGCAGTGAGAACACCTGCAGCATCAATAGATAAACCAGAACCAATTTTAATACCACCCAGTGTTCCTGCTGCAGCGATTGGCAGTGTATAACCACCAGCAACAGCAGAGATATTTCCACTACCATCTACTGTAATAGTAGTACCATCAGGAATTACACCACCAAGTGATGATGCTGATGCTGCTGGTAATGTATATGCAGATGGAATAGATGGTTTGTTAAGGATCTGTGCTAATCCAGAAGTAGCATCCCAATCTGATTGAACTGGAGCAATGCTATTAATCGTAACTTTTTTATTAGCACTATCCCAAGTAATATCAGTTCCATTGCTTCCCGTAAATTCAATGGTGTCATCATTATTAGCAGCATCACGCAATGTAAGAATTGCATTGTTGCTGGTTGTATTTGAACCAAGTAAATCGTAGGTAGTGCCTCCACCACCTCCACCACCAGTTACTACAGCATCAATACTATTATTATTGTCATCATATGTAAAAGTAATACCAGTATGAGTTCCATTACTGAATAACAGTGCTGCAGCATCTTGTGCATCTTCTGTTGTATATGATCCACCACTAGCACCAGATGGTGCTCTGAAGGTGAGTGTGTTAGCATCGGTTCGTTCTACAAGTAGACCGTCAGCACCAGCAAATGTAATCTCATCAGTAGTTCCAGCATTATCAGTTAAAGTAAGTTTAGAACTTGCTGCTCCTGCCGCAGTTTCTGCAGAAATAGAATATGTAGAGTTTGCAATGTCTGCAGTCAAATCAATCTGAATCTCATCACTAGAATCGCTAATTGCTAGTCCAGTTCCTGCGACTAAAACAATTTGATCTGTAGTACCGCTAGAATCTTCAAGACGAATTATTTTTCTTGCAAGATTCTCTGCCGTAGTTCCTGTAGTAAAATCAACAACGTTAATATTATAAGTAAGTTGAGTATTACCTAGAAGTGTTGCAAAATCTGAAGATGTGGTACTATTTGTAGTTACTAATCTTTGACTGGTCCAACTTACTCCATTGGAGTAATACATTATTCCCGTATCATCTGCATATGCAAATTTACTTTCCGAATCTGCTACTGCAGGGAATGATGCTACATCAGCATATAGAATTGATGGAGATCCTCCTCCACCGCCACCAGTAATTCCTCCTGCCGGAGATGCGTCAACCCATTGATTACTATCAGAATCTGAAAAATATACTTTTAATGTCCCACTATCACTCTTCCACCACAAATCGCCATTAACCGGATTTGCGGGAGGTACATCTGCTGTTAATACTTTTGCACTAGTAGCGGATGCAGAGGTAGGACTAGCATCTACCCATTGATTTGTATCCCCATCTTCATAATAAACTTTTAATACACCACTATCACTCTTCCACCAAAGTTCACCATTAGATGGATTTCCCGGTTGATTATCTGAAATTGCAATAGTGGACTTTAATAAGTACCCTGCTTGAGCATGATTACCCCACAAGAATGCACTGTCCCAGTTGGCAATTCTTAAATGCGTTACTGAATAAGCAGGAGATGCTGAAAATATAGGATCACTTTCTTGAAAAGTTGAGGTAAACTGATATGCAGAATTCCAATCACTAATATTTTGTGTAGTTACAGCCGAAGCTGCAGATGCTGTAAATATTGGATCAGTTTCCGAACCAATAGAAAGTGCGTGCAGATCAGCAGCGAGTAAGTTAATCTCTTGTCTTTGCTGTTCCAGACTAAAAGTTTTAGCTACATTCCTTAATACCATTGATATTACGCTACTGGGACAGTCTTTTGATTATTTATCATACCTTCATAATGTATGCCAATGCATAATATGGAGGTCTATTTTCGTGTGCAGTTCCATTTCCAGTAGATCCAGTATCACCACTTCCACCATCATCAATAACTCCCGAAGCTTGATTTGTACCTGGTGAAGAAGTACCAGTTGAACCACTAGAACCTCCAGTTTCTCCTGGACCACCCTGATTAGTTTGACCACTAATAGACACATTAACTGAGTGTAAGTGAGTTGTGTCTGTTGCTGCTCCCGTATTCCTTGGGGAGTAATCACCTGTATAATTAGTTCCAAGTGCCAGACCAGAACCAGTTCCTACAGTTCCGGTAATAGCATGTGTATGAGGAACTGCTGTGTTACCAGTATTACCGGTAGCACTACCACTAAAGTTATGCCAATGATCTCCAACACTATGAGTATGATTTCCGATATTATGAGAATGACTATCTACACTATGACCATGATTTCCGATATTATGAGTATGGGCAGAAATAGTATGAGTATGTGAAGGTAAATCTGACGTTGTTAGAACTACACTTTCACTACCACCAGTATCTCCAGTACTGTAAGTTCCTCCAGAACCTACAATAAACATTCCTCTTAAATCTGGAGTAGCACTACTTCCAACCGTTTGACCATTACATAATGCCCAACCAGATGGAATGCTACTTGCAGAACCAGACCACATCACAATAATTCCATTTGGAATTGATGCACCTCCACCTTGAGTCAAGGAAGTAATTTGTCCTTGACCGTTTACTACAATTTGGTCTGGATTATTATACGTACCTGCTACAACACCAGTATCTGCTAATTCTATAGTCCCACTAGATGTAATAGGACCGCCACTAATTCCTGTTCCTGTGTCTATCTGAGTAACTGTTCCACTACCACCACTACTACTTCCTCCTGCACTATCAATAGTAAATCCAGCTGAAGATACATTACTAAATGTAATATTATTTCCAGCATTCATTACTATACTAGTAGTACCTGACGCACCACCCGAAACTGGAATGGAAAGAAAATTCAATTGAACAGATGTAGATCCTCCAATCAACTGTTGCGAATAATTATTAGTGCTGTATCCTGCTTGAGAATGATCACCCCATCCATATGCAGTATCCCATTCAGTTGCATTTGCAATTTGAGATTCATTTGCTAATGGAACCCAAGCACCTGCATGTGCAAAATATCCTTTACCAGTTCCATGTACATGAGCAAACATGCCATGATAAGATGATGCACTCGGAAGATCTCCAGTAGTGGAGAATACGTTCGCAAAATATACTTTACCAGTTGTATTAATATCCCTAGTTGTTGTTGCACCTCTAGAAAGAACAGTATCTAGAGTATCAGATTCTGTACCTCCACTGCCACCACCACTACTACCGCCATATACTGCAGTTGGAGTCAGTAATAATCCGTTTGATTTAACACCGGAAATTGAAATATTTAAATTGGTAGTTGTAGTTGAAACTTTAAAACTACCAGCAGTCCCAGAAGTAAGAGTAACCCAACCACCAGTAGATCCTACCGCTCCACTTACATCCGGAGTAACAGTTACACCATCTACTTCATACGTGTAATTTGCAGTATCTGCATATCTAACAAAAATTTCTACAGGACCATTAAGTATGGGGAGATTTGCACCATTAGCAGTATTATCCCATCCTATGTAATCTGCACTTGTAGTTTCTACTTTTGACCAACTAGTCAAATTTCCATCAAACATTTGATCTGAAAGGTCGCTAGAATACCATCCAGAAAATACTACACCATCTGCCCACTGATATGTTGTTCCTGAACTACTACCGCCACTAGATTGTGCTACCCATGCATAATCAGATCCATTCCAACTTAATACATGACCATTAGTTGGAGAAGATGTTACATTTAAATGTGAGTCAACATCAGAATTTGTATATGCTGCAGGGATATTAGTTAGATCATTATAACTTCCAGAAAATAATGTGGGTTTATCAGTTAAATCATTATAGCTTCCAGAGAATGTAGAGTATCCTGAAAGGTCTGGAGGTGTATATGAAAATAATCCTGTGGTATTATTGTATGATAAATCTGCCGTACCTACTGAAAGTATATTGACTGATAAATCATCTAGTTCAATAGGATTACCAGAACTGCCACCAGAAGCAGTTGTACAGTATATAAAACATAATGAATAATACGGAGGGAGATTTGTACCGACAGCAGATATACCTTCAGATCCGGTATTACCACTAAGACTTACATTAACACTAACATTATGACTATGACTTAGATTTGAACTATTTGTACTTCCAGTTATGCTTACATTATGTGAGTGTGATCCTGCATCAGAAGTATCTGCACTTTTATTTCCACCACCATTACCTTGAGGATTATCTAATGCATCAGCATTACTACCACTCTGTACTGACCATGTATTAGCACCCCATCTATGATCGTGACTTCCGGTGTTATTTGTACTACCAGAACCAGAAACATTATGAGAGTGATTACTTAATTGACTATTAGTAGTACCGTTTGAAGTACCACTACCAGACCAAGTATGTGTATGAGATGGTAAAGCAGAATCTTTACTACCACCAGTATCTCCTACTGGATAAGTACTACCAGCACCTATAACAAATCTATCTCTTAAATCTGGAGAATTGCCGCTGCCATCACAAAGTTGCCATCCAGTGGGAATATCAACGATAGCCCCAGACCACATCATAATAGACCCTACGGCGACATTACCGCCACCACCTGATGAACTAGATGACGTTCCGCTATTTTGGTCAGCACCTAGTTCCCATCTACTATTTGTACCATTATATTTAAGAACCGCTCCATCATTAGGAGTTCCTGAAATTAATACATCAATTAAATCATTTAATGACGAAGGGATTGTCGGTTTATTAGTTAAATCTACGTAACTTCCAGAAAATAATGTAGGTTTATCAGTTAGATCATTATAACTTTCAGAAAATAATGTAGGTTTATCAGTTAGATCATTATAACTTTCTGAGAATAATGTAGGTTGATTAGTTAAATCTGTATAACTTCCGGAAAATAATGTGGGTTGATTAGTTAAATCTGTATAACTTCCAGAAAATGTAGAGTATCCCGAAAGATCTGGAGGTGTATAGCTGAATACACCAGTAGTATTATTATAAGTTAAAGTTGATGTACCTACCGAAAGCACATTAACTGACATATCTGATAGCGCAATACCAGTACCAGTTGAAGTCAGATCAGCAGCGGGTGACCATTCCGTACCATCCCATTTTAGTATTTGACCAATTGATGGAGATGTAGAATTTACATCAGTTAGATCTGATACTGAGAATGTAGGTTTGTCAGTTAAATCATTATAGCTTCCAGAGAATGTAGAGTATCCTGAAAGGTCTGGAGGTGTGTAACTGAATACACCACTAGTATTATCGTATATTAAACTTGCAGTGCCAGGAGATAAAGAAGTTACAGTAATATCTGTTAATGCAATTCCACCACCCGATGAAGCAACTGTTCCTGCTATCCAAGTGCTACTAGGAGCATTCCAAATAAGTGCTTGACCAGTAGTAACTCCTGTGGTATCAACATCAGTAATATCATTTAATGCAAATGCAACCGAAGTTAAATATCCAGATGTTGAGTGATCTCCCCAACCATATGCAGTATCCCAGTTAGAAGAGTTTACTACTGCTGTATTAAGATCAGATGTTGTTGCATAACCTTGAGTAGAATGATCTCCCCATCCGTATGCTGTATCCCAATTAGTTATCTTAGTATTAGTTACATTTACTGCAGCAGAAGCACTGTATACGGGATCAGTTTCTACTGCATTATTAGTAAATGTTATTTGACCACCGGATAATCCAATTGATAAACCAGTTCCTGCAACTAATACAATATCAGCATTAATGCCATCAGAACCCGTAAGTCTAATTATTTTCCTGTCTAGTCCACTACCATCAACAGGGTTCATGGTATAAGTAGTAGGTGCTACTGCTCCCTGCGATAGAGCATGCACATCAGAAGCAAGTGCATTAATTTCTAGTCTTTGTTGTTCTAGACTAAAAGATTTAGCTACGTTTCTAAGAACCATTGGACTTCAGCAACTGGTGCAGTAGGGATTTAATTTCACCGACCTCATTTTTCACATAGTCTAATTCTTGTTCCATATTACGAAACTTACTTCTAGACTTTTTATATTTTTCAAAGGAAGATCTGTCAGTATTTATGATCGCACCTGTATCAGAATCACGATACAGGTGATCTTCGTTTTTAACTTTTATGTGTTTCATTTTAATAAGAAGCTACTGCTCTCAAGTCTTGAACTTTAGGAACATATGCTGGATTACTAGACTTCATTACGATCTTGATAGCGAATGAAGAAAACTCAGGGAGATCTTCAATACTATATGATAACTCTTGATATGAATCTTGTTTTTCTGAAATACTACTAATAGAATTTTCTGAAGATGCAATTACATCTACATCAGGATTTCCAGTTTCATTGAAATATACCCATTCAATATCATCAAAATTTTCTTGAGAAGAAGATTTTTTAATTCTATAAAGAATTTTGATATTTTCAATGTCAGACACATTTACAGTAGTCTTAACATCAATTGATGTTCCCGGATTTTCAATGGCAATTTCTTTAGTTACATATTTGGCAACACTAGAACTATTTTTTGATTGAGTATCAGAAACATAATCCGTACCATTTGAATATGTAATTTTGGAAATTTCAATGAAATTATATTCGTCATTTGGTTGATCTTGATATGATAAAATATCTCCAACTCTAAAGATGTCTTCATTTTGAGCATCAACTGAGGCATTTCTTGTAAATGCTGCAGAGTCAATAATCTTTCCTGTGTAATCATCAGAAATTGGTTGTTTATCATTGACTACGGTTAATTTACCGGATTTCTCATTCCATAAAACAATTTTTCCTGTAATTTTATTGTCATAAGTATCAGCAAGAACTGATGGGTTTCTTGCTGTTACATATGTTGGAGGAACAATTATATTAGGAATTTGGAATACTTCTTTAGATGCACCCGACAAAGCTACTGTAGTAGTTCCGGCAAAAGTTTGATTTGAAAAACTTAATTGTTCACCTGGAGTAAATGCATTAGTAGTTTTTAACTTGACATATACTGTAGTACCAGTAACTTTAATAATTTCACCGGATGCATTGGTTGTTGATCCAGCAATAGTCTGATTTGGTTGAATAATTTCTGTAGTGGTATCAATTCCAGAAACAATAAAATTATATACTGGATAAAATTCTAAGATTTGATTTTTTCTTCCAAATCTATCTTCAGAACCTGTCGCATTTTCTACTTTGTTTGTAATAGTTTTGACGGTGGAACGAGATAGATCTATGATAGGTGATAGATGAGAAACAGAACTTGAAAGATCCATTTTATATGTAAGAGACCTATCTAGATTATTAATAGTTTGATTTACTCTTGAAGCAATTAACTTCTGATTGATAAAGAATATATCTTCATTCAAAAATGTTTTTTCATAACCAGTTTGACTATATGAAGTAAATGTATTAACGTTATCATCTACTGGAGAAACATTGGTTGTTTGTACAAAACTGGTAACTTCTGTACTTCCAAAAGATAAGAAAGGAACTACTGCATGTAACTTTTCAAATTTTCTGTTATATGATGCTAAGATGGAATCTCCTCCACCAAAAGCATTTGACGAAGATCTACTACTAGAGAAAATGTTATAGTAATCTATACCCGTATTATGAACTTGATATAGTCTACTATTAATTTGTGAAGCAGCAACTCCACCAACATCTAAACAATTTTTAAAGAATACATATGATTTTTTATCGGAATCAAATCCATTATCCGGATGATTTATTTTAAGAATGAAATTATTATTCTTAAACAGAGTTGATGTAGCAGAAGTATTTGATTCTGCATTAGATTCAACACTATTAATTTCTAATTTTTCATATCCCAAATCTTCATTTGTAAGTAATAAGGATGCGGTTCTTGAAGTATCAAATTCTGCACGGTTAAGTTTAAACTTAACATCTTCAAATAAATCTTCAACCCAATTATTAGTATTTTGAGATTTGAATAATGATCCTAAAGCAGGTTGAGTTGTTACTGTAGTACTAGTAGCAATTTCAGTTTCACCTAACTTAGACGCCCAGATAAGATAATCTGTAGAATCTGTTTCTACAACCATAGAGTATTCAGTATCTGACTCTAGATATACAGGATAATCAAACTTAAAGTTTGTTGGAGTAGTTGATTCAGTTACTCCATCTTCATCAATAGCAATACCCATACGAACTGCAGGACTATCAATAGTAATAAATGACTCAATTTCAGCACCAGCATTACCAGTTCCAGTTCCACCAATAATAACTGCAGGAGGTTCGGTGTATTCTGATCCGGGAAGTACAATTTCAGTGTGGTAAACTTTACCGTCAGAAACTCTAACTGTAGCAGTTGAATTACCACCACCAGGCAATTGAGGACTTTCAATAGTTAAGATTGCAGAATCGTAATCTGACCCAGTGTTCTTAACTTTTAAGTCTGTAACTCTTCCGGAATCTTTAGTAATTTTTAAAGATGATGTTTTGTTATTTGCATTATTAGATTCCGTTATAGATGGAACTTCTAGAAGTTCATCTGGTTTAAACAATTTACCATTGTGATTACTTAATACTAATGTATAAACTTGGTCATTAGTTAACGTAAATATTCCTGTTGTTGAAGCATTAACTGCGGTATTATTTTTGTCAAATACTTTTGAAATAGGACCAGATGCATTGGAAGAAGATCCAACTACCTTCTCATCTTTAGTTATGGTTAAGGTTTCACTAGCAAAAACTCTCAAATAAGTTTCTGGATTTAGAATTTTTTGAGTTCCGGGAATAATATTCTTTCCTGGTTTACCACTTTGAGTATCAGTCAAATAGACTCTCAGTGGAATAGTACTACTCTTTGCAGAGAAGAATAGATCTACACTAGTTACAAATACACCACCTTCAAATCCTTCTACGTTAAATGTTTGGGCAAGTGGATTTGGTTTGATTGGATTTTCGGTATTACTATCAGTAACTTGAATTCCTTCGTTTGATTTAAAGAATGCAGGAGTAGTTGATATAATTGAAGATGGATTTTCTGGAAGAAGACCCGTTGCATAAAACTTAACTTCTGCGTATGAATCTACTTCATCTTTAGGTGCATCAGTAGAACTAGATGTAAATCTAATAGTCTTTACTCCTGTTGAAAATCTCATTTCATCAGCATCAGTATCATATACAACTGTTTTGGTGTCACCAGTCCATGTTGCATTTTCTCTAGGTGGAAGACCAGCAGGAATTAAAATAATACCACTAGCATTACCATTTTCATCAGTCTTAACTTGACTGTTAAAAGATGATAAAGAATTTCCTGCAATACCAGTATATCTAAAATCTGGATTAATCCAACGGGAAATATCTCTACTCTCCATAAAGACTGAAATATTTGTATTTGGTTTCAGTCTACTAATGTTAAATTTAACTGGAATACTTCTAGCAAAGAAAGATAACGAAGTTGAAATAACATTATTCCCTACGCCTTTAGTGGAAATACCTTTTCCAATTTCATTATTTTCTGGACTAATATTAGAAGAACTACCAACTGAAGCACTTGTTACTGAAGAATCTGATATGCTACTATTAACATCTGAGAATGATGCAATATTAAAGAACGACCTACTCGCACCTAACCAGTTAACTTTATACGAATTGTAGATACTTGAGAATGCATCCTTTAATTCATTTTTTGCTAAGAAAATTGAATATAGATTTGTGTTATTGTCATTTACTAATGGAGCAACACTTGTATCATACCAAGAGTCTACATTAGGTCCGACAAATGCATCACCAACGTACTGTAGGACAACAAATGGATTTGGATTAATAGTCTTTGTAGCAAAACTATTACCCAATAATTCTAATTCTGAATATGGTAATGTGACACGATCATTGTTTTTAACATAACCAGAAATAGATCTCTGGTCATCTCGCTGATTAACCTCAACTAAAGTAAAAGAATCCTCTTTTGATTGAGGTCTCATCACAGATTGCTGAGTATCAATAGAGCACTTATAATCAAGAGATTGTAATGAACCAATTTTATGAGTTTCAAAATTATCTACGATAAACCCACTCTTAAATCTATTAACACCGGCAGCATCAATGATTTGCATATTTAATGCTTGCTGTTCTAATACACTTAATAGTGTATAATATTCAAGACGTTCAATACGCTTCTCTAACTTACCGATGTCACGCATCGTATAACGACGGTTATCAACAGGAGTAATTCTTACATCTTTACTGCTTTGTGTAAATGCAGGTACGTACATATAGTACAAAGGTACTGCATCACTAATTAAATCTGGTTTTGTTGGGTTTAGAGAAGAGTTACCTTCTTTAATAATAAACTCACCTTTTTTATTAAGGAATAATGCATCAATTCTGTCAAGATATTGAGTTTGAGTAAATGAGAATGTAAACTCTAAATTAGAATCTGGGGCGGGAGTACTTGTAATAACTCCACCAGTTCCTGTGAAAGATCTAGTATTAGCAGCTGATAATAAAGCATTATCCTGGAATCCAGAAATAATAGAATCGTTATCTACTTTAGGTCTATAATCAAGAACATCTTTTAATGAAATTTTACCTAACGTTGGTGAATTGAATGAAGGAATCTCTTCTGGTCCTACACCTGCTTCATGGAGGTAAGAATCAACTGTACAAAAATCTCCTCTCGTATGTTCAAAATAATCAAATGCAATTACCAACTGTCCAGATGGAGGATTAAACCCTGGTTTTAATACAATACGGGAAACGTCATAAACGGTATCTCTTTGACCATCGTCAAATGTAAATCTATTAGATACATCTATTCCACTAACAAGATTTCCATTTCTATCAACAACAGGAGGTTCTGAAGAAGATCCTTCATAAACATATCTTAACTTGTATACATCAGCATAACTATAGATAGCAAGACTTTCCGAGTCATAATCACTTCCTCTAAAAGGTATGATCATGTCTCCGGGAGAATCAATAATAATTCTCTTATTAACTACTGCAGTTTTTAATCTTGGTTTTGCTTTAGTTACTTCTAATGTTGCAGTTAATTTTAACGTCGGATATGCACCACCACTAGGAATTGATCCAAAATATGTTGATGCTAGATTTAGCATTACACTACCAGAAGTTAATCCACTAGCAGAATCACTTGATGCTTTAATTATAACTTGATCTTGTGTAACATAAATGATATCACCTTCTGCAATATCAGGAGCATCACCAGGATCCAAAACAGTAATTAAGAAATTACTTTCTGAGAATGAAACAAATCTTTGTGTTCCAAATGGGAGTTGAGCAGCAAAAGTAATTACTCCTGCGCCACCAACACCAGTAGCAACAAAATCTCTTCTTAAGAAATAAGCAATTTTTGAATCTTCGCTATCTACTACAATAGAACTTACTTGATTAGATCCAGTTTTATAAAGTAACGTTCCTTGATTGAAGTTTGAAATAGAAGGACGAACTCTAACAACACTACTATTACTTACATCTTGTGGTAAAGATCTATCAAGATAAACTCTTGATTTTGAAACACCTTCTGGTTTTGTTGAATATTGTACAATTGATTTGATGATAGTATCTGTAGAATCTGAAAATTGAATTAAATCTCCTTGATTAACAAATTTAGTTGCATCTCCACCAAACCCATTACATTCAATATACTTTCTTCCTTTAGTACCACTAAAAGTAAAATTAGTAATAGACGTAATTTCTGCAAATTTTTCTTTATTGACCTCTACATCAGAAGTAAATTTATTAGCATTTCCTGATCCATACTCACAGAAAAATGATTTAACATTTTGTGGGGTATATGTAACTACTGAATTTCTAACAAGAACTGGTGTAATTACAGATGCACTAGGAGTACCGCCACCGTCTCCTTGAATTACATTAATGACAGGAGGTTTTGCATATTCTTTTTTAAATAGTTCTCTGTTGGAAACAACTGCACTTACAATAGCACCACTTGCAATGTTTAAACTTACTTTGGATGAATCAAATTCAACACCATCAATTCTTAATTTTGATCCATCAACATAATTAGAACCTCTATTGTTTACAACGAAATGTGAAATTGTATTATCTTTTGCAACTCTCACTGAGTTGTTATCTTCATCCCTAATAGTCTCTCCGGACATAAAGTTACCGAAAAGAGTCTTAACCATTAATGTTTTATTAGTTGTAAACTTACCATCAGATGGACCTTCTACAACTCCATAAGCACCGCTTTCTAAACCATAAACATACTTACCAGATGAAAATCTACCATCTGCAACAATTTCTTCGTCTAATAAAATTTTAGTGAAGAACTGAGGGTCAAAATACGATAATCCAAATGTAGTATTATATACAGCATTACCGTTTGATAATCTACCTTTAGAAACTACTGAATCCGAATCTTCATTAAATCCAGATCCTCGTTCAATTAAAGTAAAATTACTTGGTTTAGCAAGACCAATTACCGGAGTGATTGTTTCATTATAATCAATAACAGTTCCAAATGGTGTAGAACCATTGATTGCATCATTTTCAGTTAAATAAACTTCCCTATAATTTGATCCTGCTGAAGTATCATACTCCAAGAAATAAGAATCTAGTAAATCTTTTCTTCCTGTAATAGTAAGTTCTAAGAATGTTACTCCAGTACTTGAATTGACTTCAATTCTATTAACTTTTGAAAATGCTAAAGATTTTACAGAATTTACTACAGATGGTTCTCCAACATCAGTTCTTGTTTGTACAAACCATAAGGTTCCTAGAACTGATTCAAAATTAGCATCTGTTAAAGTTGAATATGTATTTGCATAGAATGTATCAATATTAATGTAAATGGTTTTAATACCAGAATTTACATCAAAAAACTGTCCTCTACGACTTAATGTTTGTTTTAAATCGTCATCTTCTTCTGTGTTGTTTAATCCAATACTACCATCATTAAAATTACTACACAGAAAAATATTAGGATATGCAGTTAGTTCTGAACCTTCTGCATTTAATGGAATCGTTCCAAATGTATTTGTTACTTTGTAAGTAGGTAGACCTTTAGTACTGAGTCTAATATCTTCCCGATTTAAAGTTTCTCTTGCTTTACTAACATTAAGATACTTAGTTTCTTTATTAACAATTTCATATCCTTTAATGTATGCTTTACCTGGTCCAATACTAGCAACTAGTTTTTCTTTTGCTGCTTGTAATTCTAAACCATTAACTAATCCAAATTCATCTTGACCATAAACACCTAGATTACCATTTTGCTGATAAAATTCACGGATATCTAATGAAAAATTATCAACTACATAATCTCCAGACTCATCATAAGTTCTTCTCGCAAGAGTCTGTTCTAGTAAATTATAATCAGTTTGAGATACAATACTTTGTACAACTCCTGAACGAACTGTAAGGAGTTGGATAAAATTCTTATCTGTAATCTCAGATAAAGAATATTTTACAATGTTTAATACAATTTGAAGTCTATGTGCTCCGGGAGCAGTGTAGTTACTAGACCCAATAGAATTGTCATATAAAGATTCATCTTCTTCTGGAGTTATGATGCTTTCAACAATCTTAAATCCAATTTTTGCAGATGGTTTATTATAGTAACGATCAATAACTAATAGTTGAGTATTGTTTCTAACAAAATACCCATTGACAAAATAAATTCCTTCTTCTACTTTTATAGCAGAAGCATATCCCATAGCGGGACTTTCTAGAGATGTAACTTCCGAAGTATCAGGATTAGTTACTTCAATGCTTGTCGGAAGAACACTACCATCAGTTCCAACAACTAGTAAAGGTGTGTTGACTCCATCTACTACTTCTAGTGTTTCACCTTGTCGGAAAGTTTCTTCGTTTCCTGCATCACCACTATTAGTATAGTTTACATAGATGACATCAGAAGCAGTCTCAGACGCCGTGAATGCCTCTATAACAGTAGCTACGACACCAGAGGTCAAACCTCTAAGAGTTTCCCCTTTGAGACCGCTAGCGTCGTATTTTTTATATATAATTTGCCCATCCTGATTTACAGGAATTTCTGAAATAGAAGACAACTTAACAAAGTTAAGTTTGGTATTTAAACCCACCTCACCAGGAATGACAAGTTCGCCTTGCTTAAAAGCGTACTTGCCAAACTGTTCAATCTGATTCTGTAGAATAGATTGTAACTGAGTTAACTCCCTTGCCTGAATAGAATATCCAGGACGGATTAAAACTTTATAGAAATTTTTCTCTTGGTCAAAATCGTCGTAGAATGGAGCTACGTTCAGGTTAGTCTTTTGGGGCATCTCGCACGATCTCTAAGTCAACTAATCAGAATTCAATTACTAGCTTAATGTCCTCAATTTGGTCGGGAGCTCTAGTAATCTCTCTTCTATTCTCTATGTATACGATTTCTCCTGAGTTTGGTTCTAATTCAGGGGATGCAAGACCACCTGTAAATGAGATATCAGAAAGAACCGCATCCTGTGCAGTATCAACCGTTCCGGATGCTGAAGAGGTACTACCAACAACTGCATTTGATGCATTTGATTCAAATGCTAGAATTTTACCACCATCGGTGTGTAGAGATGCTGATTGATAATACTTCAAAATACCGTTTGTTGCATCCCAAGATACTACAGTTCCTTTTGCAGTTCCTCCGGTTACAGTTTGAGTAATCATTTCATCTGCAACATAACCTGCAGTAGCACCATTTAATTTTAGTACTCTTGTACCACGAAGTGTGCTTGCAGATGCAAATGTACTAGTGCCATACTCATAAGGATCTTGAATAATACCAATACGACGGAAATCATTATCTACAGGGAAGTCTCCTTGTCCTTCATCATAGGTTAAGCGAATATTAGTCATTACACGCTTAGAAAAGAATTCATCTTCTGCGTGTGACCCATGTCCACCTTCTGGAGAAATAACTGCTTCAATTGAAGCAGTTCCTGCAAATGCACCAGCAGCTGCCGTGAGACCAGTATCGGTAAATACCGATCCAGTTTCAAGAATAATGTTACCATATGAGTAACCGGTGCCCTTCGCCTCTACTTCTGTAGATGTAATAGTTCCAGAACCATTAGTTTCAAATTTAATAATTGCTCCAGTACCATCACCCTGAACAGCAGTATATAATGTAGCAGAAGCAGGTAATGCAGTTCCTGCATCACGAATTACTGATACATTAATAGATCCATCAACTGCAAGTGCTTCAACTGCAATTCTTGATGCATCAGATGTAGAAGCAATAGGCATAAAGTCAGAAGAAAGGAATGAAAGAACATCACTCGTAGGAAGTGTGAACATATGCTTCCAAATGTAACCAGCAGTTGCTGCTGGTTCTGTGTAGATACCAGTACCAGCATCAAATGTACCCTGACCAGCACTTGGTTGAGATTTTGGTTCGTAGGTAGCGTTTTGTCCTGTTGGATTCGTGGGGGATTCGCCGTTATATAAACACTTAAACACTTCGTATGAAGAGTTCATTACATAGAACTTTGAATTAGATAGTGTAGAAGACCCTAGTGCAGTTTCAACGCCAATAGCTCCACCACCACCTGGTGTTGGAGAATAATTTGGACGATACATATCAAATTTTGGATTCAGCGCAAGGTTCCAGTTATAACGGGGAACTACAAGACGAGCAAAGGGACCAGTAACTCTCTTGGCAGCAATGAGTTCTTCGTATACAGATCTTTTCTCGGAAAAATTATCCAATGGCATTGGAGGTACATCTTCAGTACCGTATCTGTATGTACCACTCTTAGAAGTAGCACCACTAGTTGCACCAGTAATAGTAGTTCCAAATGATGGAGTTGTAGTTGCAGTCGGTAGAACGGTATTAAGTAGAAGGCTGTTAGAATATGCTGCAGCAACTACACCACTCCATCCACCGCCGCTTACAGTTTCTCCAACTTGAAATGTTCCACTTACGTTGAAAATTTCTAAGTAAGCATCCCACCTAGAAGATCTTCCAACGAAGAAATACATTCTGGTACGCGCTGCATCTGCATCGTTCGTACCTTCTGATAAAGATTCTAGAAATTGCTTCGCATTGAAGATTCTAAATTTTTCTGAAATAATAGCTGCCATAGCACTAGTGCCTGTATAGTAAGACTGAATCCGAGTTATTTATATTTATTTATAGAGCGTTTCTTAAGTAGTCTCCTACTGTATGCAATGCGATAGGCGACCCGTCCGCGCCTCTTGTGCAGTTAATAAAACGATCTGATAATTTAGATGTGTAGGAAATTTTTTCCCCACCAATTAAAATGGTTCCTGATGATGGGAATCTTGCAGTATTTGCGTAGACAACTTCTCCAGTAGCAATAAATCCAGCATCACCCTGATCGGGTAGATCTGATGTATCTAATTGCGCCATATAATAGTTAATTGAAGAGTACCCTAAGTTAAATGGATACGCGGAAGAAGAAGAACCGTCAGAGATAATTTCGTATGGTTCTAGTTCAGCAAGTTGAACTTCTGATACTGGATCACCACTTGGAGCAATAATATCTCCAAGATCCATGAATATGCTATTTTCCCAATGATTAATATTATTAAAGAATGTCAAATCAACAAGATCGGATGCCCACATTGAGAATCCAACTTCAAAATATTCAGTTACATTAATAGATGTTGTAACTAAAATATTATCTGATACTAATTTGGGTTCAATAATAACTAAAATATCTGCATCTGCCTGTGTTGTAGGTCCTGCAATTGAAGTAGATCCAGCAAATGGATTGAAGAATTTATATTCACGAGAGACTGTAAACAGAGGAGCAGTATCAACAATACTTTGAATAATTAGTGTAATATCAATGTATTCATCTGTAATTGTTACAGAAGGATCTATAATAGCGACTGGTAGATCAATACCCTTAATGATATTAAAGAATGATGCTACTGCAACTGGAGAACTTTGCCCAATTTGCGTTCCAATTCCAAGAGTATGAAAAGTATCAATTTTTCTACCAGAACTTTTGATTAAATCATAAGATCTTGCGGTAATTACTTTTGGTGATTTAGTATATCCGGATCCTTTTTTAGTTAATACAATATCAACAATTTGACCACCAGAAACAACCACTTCAGCTCTTGCTCCACCACCTTCTTGATTTACGGAGACAAAATGTAAAATTGGAGGTGAATCATAATCATATGCAGTAGTTGGTTGAATAATACCTTCATCATATAATAATTGTAAATCTCTCCTATTCCATGTTACTTTAGAAACACTACCATTTTCTATTTCACACGTAACACTAAGACCTACACCTCGTACATTACCATTGTAGTTAGTAGTAGTTACAGAACCAAAGAAAGCATTTGATACATCTTGACCTGGATTATAATCCTTGGGATTGGTATATCTTGGTAATGCATTTATGGTTCTAAACTCTTTTTCGCCATCAATTCTAATGAGATCTTTTGCATTTAAATTAGCAAGGAGACGTTTTCTTTCGTAGAAAGACTCATCTGCACGTGGAGTTCCATACAACCAATTGCCGGAATTTCTCTGCATTCTATAATCATTATTAGAATCTCTAATAACTTCTATAGTATCTGTAGTTTCACTCAACTCATACTCATCAGAAAAATCAGATTCTCCAGCAAAGAAGATATTGCTAGTATCTACATTTGGGTTGTTACCTGCTAATGTAATAATTAAAGTTTGACTAGTAGTTGTATAATTTTTAACATTACCAATAAACTTCTTAGTATTACCAATTTTTTGATATGCAACTTGGAACTTATCATACGAAGTATTGAACCAAGAAATCCAATCAATAAAGTTATTTGGAGATCCTGCGTCACAAGTAATTTTAATTTCGTTATAATAACTATTTCTTTGGAAATCAAATAATGTTACTGTTTGATCAATGTCTCTACCATACAGTAATATAATTTCAACATTGTTTTCTCTAAAGATTTTTTTAGTAAATCTAATTGCTGGTCCCGTGATTGTGTAAGAAACACCATTACGTTGAAGGATACCATCTATGAATACATAAGCAAACTTAGGATCATCAACAGTTTGTACTTTTTTATTTTTAGAATTTAAAATTAAGAATGGTCCACCAGAACCAGTTAAAATTCCAGATTTTTCAATTTCGCATCTAATGTAGTTACCAACACCATGAGCAAAGAATTTTTCAACTGCTAAAGGTTCTTGGACAGTTTTTGTGTTTTCGTCCTGTCCCCAAATAGGTGGTGTGTCAAATACAACTTTATTTGGTACTGATGTTTTATCAATGGTATATGCAGGATCATGTTGTAATACACCGCTAAGTGCAATAAATAAATTTTCATTTATTTCAGTATCAACCGCAGTTCCATCTTCATAGTACAATTCAAATATTGTATTCTCTCCATTGATATAGTCTGGGTAAGATATTGTTGAAGTTTGAGGACCTGTTGTCAATGTCTCACGTACATTTTCAAACAAAGAATCTAAAGCAGATGCTACTTCCTCACATTCTTTTAATTCACTTAAAAGTAATGGATCTGGAAGGATATTATAATTTGAATATGAAGTGAAAGTAGTCCAATATCCTGTGGAATTTGAATTTTGTTCAACTGTATCTATTCTATTAGGTCCACCTTCCAAAATAGATTCAACAATATCAATATAAGTTGTTATAGAACTAGCAACTTCAGCACATGCAGGTGAGGATGAATCAATACGAATACTATTATCTTTTACCGATCCCTGATTTCTCATTGCAATAATCATTAAATCACGCAATACCTTATGAGCATAAACGGTTTCGTTAAGTTCATCTTTAATATAATTAAGATTTCCGTCAACAAAATAACTCTCTGCAAACTCTACAATTTTTCTATTACCACCATACTTTAAACAATAATTTACTGCATCAACTAACAATCCAAGATCTCTAGAACATTTTGTGCTATAATTGGTAGATGCGAGAGAAAGATACTTTGTATTAATTGCATTGATTGTATCAGTAATCATACTGGACTTATTTTTTTCAATTAATGTTGATGCATCAAAATAAGTACCAACATTCAATCCACTCCAAATAAATGTCATGTCTGCATTACCAGATGGATCTGGTGTTACTGCAACTGAGTTATTACTTACTTGTATAGTTCTACCATCAATAATGTCTGTAATAATAGTTCCATCTGGGAATGATCTTCCCGAACTAACTTTCATACCAATAGCAATATCATCAGTATTAGTCATTGTAACTTGATTAGTTCCTACTGTCCAAGATACTTGACGATCTGAGTAATCCCAATTTCTTGATGCTAATTTACTTAAACGTACTGCATACTCAAATGCATCAATAGTTGCTTCTAGTTCTCCCGAAATATAATTAAGTACTCCAGCATTGAAATATTTTTCAACAGCAAACAAAGTTTTTTGATTGCCACCAAATCTCAAGTCATGTTCTAATGCGTCTAATATAAGACCAATGTCACGATAACATTTTTCACTTAAATTTGTCCATGGAATTGATGTATACTTAGACTTAACATAACCTAAAGTTTCTGATTGAATAAATCTTCTGTTTTGGTTAATCTGATTTGCAGCATCTATCCATGTACCACTACGTTGGAAAATATTTTTAATCTTTTTAAGATATTTTTGATTTAATGTATCCGATTTAAATTGAAAATTTCTACCATAGAATAGAACCCCTGGAACTGATTGCCCATCTTTATTGGTAGGTCCCAGAGGAGGAGATGCGAAAGTAATTTTATCTCCGTTTATTGTATACGAGATTCCAGGTTCTTGTAGTATAGCATCCAAGGTAATAGTTAACGCCTGTTCATTGTATGGGTTGACTGAATTGCCATTCACATCAACAATATTAAATACAGTTTTTCCTTGTAAATTTCCTTTGTCACCAAAGTTACCATCAAAAGATTCTGTTAAGTAAACTTCAGTAGAAGTAATTTCCGAAGTATTAAAAGATTCCGTTGCAACAGAACCAATTCCTTTTTCAACTTTGAAGGAATCCATAAGAACAATACTCTGAGTAATATTCTTTTTGGTACTAATAACAGAAATTTTATTTACATCAGGATTCCAAATTTGTACAATACTTGTACCAATAAATTTACTATCACTATTCATTGAAGCATTTGATGCCGATTCAATCAATACTTCGCCAAAAACTTTAAATCCTGCAGGATGAGTTGTTGACTTGATTAAAGATCTCCAACTATCAATAGAAGTTTTTGATTTAACTAAGTATGAATAATCTTGATAATAAAAAGAATCTGTAATTCTTTGATTCTGATCACTTACTTTTCCAGAATCAGATTCAAAGTATCCTTGATTATCATAATAAGTTTTAATTTGAGGAGAAAACTCAGTATATCTAATAGTTTCTAATATTGCACTTTTGTTTCTAGCAAGACCTTTAATTAGTTTCTTCTGTCTAAAAACACCAGATACTCTATCAACACTTAATCTACCAGATCTAAATGAAGTTATTCTTGCTCTTGCCACCTCTACATTATTAATTTCTTGAACAATAGTTTCTCCAATTGCAAAACAATTCGGATCAAAATTAGACAAAGATAAAATATAATTAGACCTAAATGTTGACGTTAAAGTATTATCTCCATGGAAAGATCCACCTACGTTAATAACGTTAATATTTCTAGGGACTCCAATATCATCACTATTAATAAGACATTCAACACTAGACTCAGCAATTTTAACTTCTGGAGCTATAGAATATCCAAACCCAGAATTTACAACTTCAACACCAGTGATTCTACCTTGGTCTATAATTGCTTTTAATTTTGCATTTCCTTCAACCGAAACAATAGGATTAACATATCCACTTCCACCGGTTTTTACTGATACTCCAACAATTTTACCATTCTCTATAATAGATGTTGCAGTAGATTTATTGGTGGGCATAATACCCAAAACAGAAGGAACCTTCTTGTAATCATTACCAATATTAATTACGGCAATAGTATTAATTTTTCCTATTGAAAATTTTGATTTACTAGTATATTCAATTGATCCACTTCCATCATTAGTAGCGAGTGTAGCAGTATCGTAAACAACTTTAGTTGGCGTGATATACAATGCAGACTTACTACCCTGCAATGGATCTGGAACTACTTTAATAAAAGATCCTTCAGATTGAACATTATTTAACTTATCAAAGTAAAAATATGTCCTAAAAGAAACTTCTGACTTTGTGCTATAGTTATTTGTAGCAATACGTGGACCAAACCCAAACTTAACATCTAAGACATTGTTTCCTCTAATCGCTTCTAAAGTTTTTAGATTTAAATTTTTGCTAGGTGAAATATCAAATTCAACATCATTCATTGATGAGTGGGAAGTATCAAAAATATAACGATAGTCTTCTTTAATTTCAATTAATTGATTTCTCACAAACAAAGTATTATCTAAAGAAAATTCAAAACAACGAATCGGATCTTGTACAGAAATTATTCCTGCAAGTCTTTGTTCTTGATCAAAAAATACAGTACTTAGATCAATTGGAGTGATACTATTGACTGTTTGTCCATAATTGTATACAAACACAATTTTTTGTGTTCTAGAATCATATGAAAAAATACTAGCATCACCAACTGCAGTACCAGGAGAAATAACATAACCGGCATTATAAGTTGACACAGTAGCACCATTAAAATGATTTAATGGTGTTGCTCCTCTAGCAACATTAATAGATTTTGTTGAATTGACTACTCGCGATAAAACTGTAATAACTTCATTTCCAATGCTTAATTTATCACCAGGATTAATTCCTACATTACTACTAAGATTTACAACTGTTTCTGATGAAGAAAGACCAATATGATCAACATTAATTTGTACAGCAGGAGTATTAGTATTTGTTTTACTAAGAGCTGTATCTCCAACAGTTAAAACATCAAACAGTTCATAACCAGTACCTTTTTCGGTTATAGTAACAGATGTTACATTACCGGTAGAAGAAACAACAATATTTGCTTTTGCTCCCGATCCACTACCCCCTACTAATGCAAGGTCATTATATGTGTTAGTGGTGTAGTCTTCTCCCCCATTTAAGATACTAACTTTTCCAACACCATTGTCGTTTAAAACCCTAGTGATACCAGGGGTTTGTAGCGTTGCTTCTTGGTAAACTCTAGATCTTAAATAATATGTTGTTGTAGTGGATGCATCATCCGGATTGATGTCAATATCAATAATATCACTTTCAGCAATACCGTGTGCATCTGTTGTGGTTAAGATTGCTACATTATCTTTTAAATTGAAGATAATTAAATCATCACTCAGTAAATTAATTGTTATTATTTTAGAACCAGTAGTATTAATTAAATCTGAACTTCTTAAAAATAAAGTATCAGATACAACAAAAGAACCAGTAAGAACTTTAATTTTTACGACGTTTTGTTTCGTGGTAGTTTCTAAAACCTCTCCCGATGCTACTGGAGCACTAAGACCATCAGTAAATTCTAATGTAGCTCCTTTAGTATAAGAAGAGTTTTTATCTAAAAATAGACTAATAACCTTTACATTAGATGATAATACATCTGTACTATTAAAAGTACCACTTACATCACGTAGGGCAAATTTAGTTCCCGAAAATACATTTCCTACAATCTTACCAGTAGATCCAGTTACACTTTGAGTAATGATGTCCCCATCAAATAAGTATGCAATTGATTTTAATTCAACGAATAATGCTTTGGTGTCTTGAGATTCAATACTATCTACAGATCTTCCTTGTACAGAAGAAACCTCAGCACTTGCTCCAAATCCATCAGTATCTAAATTATCAATAATTAACTCAGATCCAACAGAAAAATTATTAGTACTATCTAAAACAGAAACAGAACTAATACTACCTCGTTTTACATCAGTGATCTTTGCTAATGCAAATTCTCCATTCTTAGTAATATTAGATGTTCTAAGTCTTTTAGCAAATGTTGGAACATTATCTTGTGAAAGTTCAGAATTATAATTTGAATCAACTGGTAAAGAATAATAATTATCACCTAAAATATAAGGAAATACTGGATCACCTTGAGTATCAAGAGTTGCAAAGTATGCATAAGTTCCTTCTGGGTAATCTGGTGTTACACAGTATCTTCCATTATTTTGATCTAAACTACCATACTCAGCAATATACGTAAAATCATCAATGAATGTTCCAATAGGATATTGACTAACTAATGGACCATTAGATCTACTATTATTTCTAGTATAACTACTAGTCATTCTAGTAATCGTACTTTGAGAATCTAAAGGATCTTGATGTCCAAATGGACCATAGATTGGATTTCCGTCATAAGCAAAACCAATAATAGGTGAGTGAGTTACTCCAGTATCTCCAGACCTAATAGTAGATGGTGCTGCATAATAAGCATAACCAGAACCACGATTTATTACATAGTTATTGAAAAAATATCCATTTTCGGAATCTAAAGAAGATTGATTTTTGTAAAACTTATCTTTTCTCCATTGTCTGATAGATGCAGTTGCTTCAGATCCGGATCCTACTGCAATAATATCTACTTGTACATTTTCTTGTGAATATAAACTACCACCATTAATTTTCTCAAATCTATCAATAGCACCTGCAGTGGTAACAACTGCACGATATACTGCAAATCTTCCTCTACCTGCAGAATCTGTAATTCTTACTTCAGGTGCAGAAGAATAATACTCACCAGCATTTTCAACTACAATACTAGTAATTTCACCATTAGTGATAATTGCTCTTGCCTGAGCATTTCTACCTGATAATACTTCTACAGTAGGAATTGAATTATAATCTCCGGGAGTATCAACAATAACAGACTCAACTACTTGACCTGCTAATCTAGTTCTTGCTAAGTTAGAAACCCCGTCAATTAATATAAATGGTGGTTTAACGTATCCAGATCCTCGTGATGTAACTGCAATAGATTGAATAGCACCTGAATTGACTACTTCCTCATCTTTGTAACTTAGAAAAGGAATACCATTAATTGCAATACCAATATCTCTATATAATGTCTTATAAATTTCTGTAGTTTGTATTGGATTCTTTCTGATGATCTTTAGTAGTTTTTGATCTTGAGCATCCGAAGGTGGAGTTGGAATGCTATGCGAAGGAAATCCTGATGATGCAATATAATATCCGCTACCATCTTCAAAAATTGCAGATACATTTGAGTTAAGTCCTGCAACCGCAGCAGAACCTGCACTAAAAACCCATCTTAAATTATTTTGAGCATCATTAATTCTAATATCATTAGTTAAAAATCCAGACTCGGAAATTTCTACTGATTCTCCAGGATTTGAATATGGAGATTCAACAGAATTGTTTAGTCCATATAAAAGACCAAATACCTGTAGTTGAATATTACCAGAAGATACTTCTAGGTTATAACTAACAGTTGTTTCAGGTTGATAAGAACCATTACCGTTTCTTGTTTTAATTACAAATTGATTTACATTTTTTTCTTCAAATGTAAAAATTTCAGATCCTATTACAAAAGATCCTTTTGTCTCCCAACCCATTGTAGAAAAAACATTTACCCTATCACCAACAGTTGTTGATGGAGATATAGGACTTGTTAATTGAGTCTTTAAAGATGAATTAAAATTTCCATTAACACTAGATTCGTTTAGAATAATATCATATAATTCTTCATTATCAAAAGTACCACTATATTTGACATTATCTACAACTGCAGATGCATAATTACCTTCTACATTTTGAGTAATCTGCTTTCCAATTAAGTCGTTTGGGTCTCCATTAAGAATTTTTACTCTTAATGCATATGATTGAATCCAGTTAGATTCCGATGACTTTAACGTAAAATCTCTTGGATATGCAACATCAGGATTCGGATCATCTTGAATTAAACATTTAAATAGAAACTTAATAGAACTATCAGTTCCTTTTGCTCTATAAAAATCGGTAATATTTTTTAGTAAAGTTCTCTTGTCAACTCCTTCCTTCAGGTATGCTTCAGGGAAATCTGCAAGGTATTGTGCTTCAAAACTTTTAACTAAAGAATATAAAAATAGATTACTAATATTTTGTACAGTAGACCCATTAACATGAGTATCTGCTTGTGTGGTTACAAAAGTACTACTATTATAAAGATCACCAATAGTAGTATTACCACTGACACCACGACTTACTTCTAAAAATTGAGTATCTGTTCTTTCTGCATAAAAACAAATCTCATTATCAATTTTGATGTATCCACCAATCTTAGGAAATGAAGTTGCATCAGCAACAGTAATTGTTGTGCTTAATTCACCTAAAGATCCAACAATGGTAGTTGACTCTTTAAGAATATTCGTTTCGTAAAAATCAATATCACGATACGATTGAAGATTCGCAATGATATCAACCGGTTGACCTTGTAATTCTAATTGCTCATAATATTTTTGTATGAACTTACTAAAAAGTTCATACTCTTCATTAATAAAGTCCGGTAATTGTGACTCAACTAGATATGAGATTTTATTAGCAGTTTTGACCATCTACTACTACTCTTTGTATGCTACAAATGTACTCTTTGAGATATCTACGTCTAGATATACTTCACGTTTAACTTCAACATCATTACTGGATGGTTTTACTCTCAGTTCAATACGATTGTCTGAGAATGTTCCTTTCAGAATAGTGAAGTCATACAATTTAATCTCACCTTTGACATAATCAACATCACCAACAGAATCGTTTAGGAGAATTTTATCTCCAGTTAGTGAATCTAGTCTATATAGGACGATTTTGCCATCTCTATCTTCCAAATACGATGTGTAATTGGGATGTTCAAAAACAGTCATACCAGTAGATGTTACAACTGGATTATCACAATCTTTTAAGAATTCATTTTGATAACAAATTTCGTAAAAAGAAGATGCATTGATTTGAGCATAAAAATCTTTTCTTAACGTAATTTCTGTAATGTTAGAATTGATTGAACGATCAGAACTATCAATTACACCTATGAATTTACTATATCTAAACTTACCATTAAATTTTTCGGTACTTGATGTTTTTAAGTACTCATTAACTCCAGTTGAAACTTTTGCTGCAACTTCAGCTGGAAGAAGATTAGTTTTAGCACCATCAAAGTAAACCTTACTATTAATTTCAACAAAAAGAATAGATGGGTCTAAAAACACAGGTTTTACAGAAGCAACTGTATAACTCCTTAACTTATCCGTTAGTTCTTTCTTAGTTACTGAAGATAAAGAATTTGCTACAGTTGGTTTCACAGCAATGAATACTTTACCATAATCAGGTGGTACTTGATCCTCACCACCAAATACAATGATATCACTCACTGCAGGATACAAATTTCTTACAATAGCAGAATAATCATTTGATGTTACTGCTCTATTCTGAGAACCATAGAATTTTGGTGCATTGAATTTAATCTTTTCAATACTTTCAATTGCAGATCCACCTTGTGCATTAGAAGTTGTTACAATATTATTAACAGCAAATGGTGATGATACTTTAATATCATTCTCATCTAAGAATACACCACTAAACGTAAATGACTTTGCACCATTAGATTGTGAACCTTTTGTTAAAATATAACTTATTTCAATTACATTTCCGTCAGTTAATTTTTTGCCGAGAATGCCATCCCCAAAAAATAACTCATATTGCTCATCATCAATTTCATTGATGAAATATACTTTATCTTCACTTCCTACTTGAAGAATATTATCTGACTTCTTATATTCTTCATAGACACTAGAACCAGCAGACTCATACACTCTAACAATTAATGTATTTAAATCTGCTGCTGAATTCTGAATTTTAAATTTTTGATCTTTTAATGATCCATCATACGTAAATGTACTCAATACATATGATCCTTCATTTAAAAGGACATTAGAGAACGTTGCAACGTTATTGACAACCGGAACTTTAATATCTTTTAGTGTAACATAACGATAAAGAGTTTTATCGTAATTAGTTACAAATCCAGTTCCTGCTTTCAATTTAATTGAAGCGGGTCCTGAAACTGGAAATGTAACAGAAAATCCAAGTTCTGCACTTGGTGATGTAATTGATTTGGGAGTATACCCTAATTGCTTCGCTAACGATACTACGTTGTCTCTCAGCGTTGCTGAATCTAGGAATAGTTCATTGACTACCATATTGGCATTAAATGCCGTGTAGTACGTATTGTATGCCAATACATCTAACAACTGACTTAATGCAGAACCTTCAAAATCATAATCGGTAAAATCCGATTGTGATCTCATGTAATCTTTGAGAGTACTCTTGATTTCGGTGAAATCTAGATTGTTTAATTGAGTATATGGCATTATCTCGTCCTAGACAGGAAGAACTCTATTTGAACAGGTGGGACTTCTGTTCCTCTTATCTCATACGTCATTTCAACATCTAAACCGTTATCTTCAAAGTTGGGAATACAACTAATAGATGTTACGGCGATTCTAGGTTCGTATTTTGCTAGAGACAATTGCATATTTCGTTTAATAATACCTGCAACTGCATAGTCCAAAGGTTCAAACAAAAATGATCTAATGTCTGAACCATAATCAGGATTAAATAAACGCTCACCCTTATTTGTAAGTACTAAATTAACAATTGCTTGTTTAATTGCAGCATTATCTTTACTGACAACTACATCGTCAGTAACAGGGTGTTTTTTGAAAGTAATATTGACATCTCTAAACGTGAGATTAGAAGTTGCCATTAAGAGTATACGGAGTCAATAGTTATTTAGCGATATCTTCCCATGGTGGAGCTGAATCTTTAGCGAGATCTTCCCAAATTATATTCCATGAAACACTAATCCTACACTCGTCTCCATTATGTGGAGTTACGTAATGAGGTAACCAACTTTCAAAAACTAAACCTTCACCTTCACTTGCCTTAAAATTCAAAGTTGGCATTTCAAACGTACTACCCATAGCTCCTGCTCTTGTATCAGGGAATGCAATTGATCCGGATTTTTCATCGCAAGTACTCGGCACCTTTACATAGTAAACACCACTTAGACGGAAACCAGGATGACTATGGTAGTTTGAATAACCACCTTTAGCTAGTTTTATTGCCCAAGTTTCTAGAATATATTTTTCTTCAAATAGATCACGTCCTGCAAACGCACTACATGCTCCTATAATCATAGCATGTAACTCTTTAGACCAATCATAATCTAAATTTGTTAAATTAATATCTGAGTGCCACCCATGTCCACCTAAAGAAAATGTTTTATTATCCGGATTTTTTTTACTTTGCTCAATAACATAGTTAGCAATTTTCTTATTCATCTTCTTAAAATTAAGATTATTACAAAATGCTAGAAGTTGAGTAGGAAAAAACTGCTTCTTATTAATTAATAAACCTGAAGTACTTGTCATTGACTCCAACGTTCTACAAATTTACCCATCTCACTATCTGGGTTTGGATACAACTCTTCCTTACGCTTATTCCTATTTCGTTTTGCTGCCATGTCAAGATACTTATCACTATCAGTCTCAGTGATGAGAGTCATTCCTTCATCAATAAAACTTTGACCTTTATCAACTTTATGATGATTACCCATTGTAGCTCCAGTGTTTGTTTGGTTGTTCCCACCAGAAGTGTAAGTCTTCTGTGTTGTCGTCATAATATTCAGATACTAATTCGCTTTTAAATTTACTATGAATGTTTTCACACAATGAAAGAGTATGATAATTCTTGTCTGAAAACTTCTCCATCGCTTCTGTGATCCAAGTATAGTTACCCCCACGGATAACTCCCGCTTCACATAGGATAAAGTTATCCCAGTCTAATACCCAATCCGCATAATTCAATATAAAGATGTCCTTATACGGATCTACACCTTCATCAGGAAACGGAACGTTCACTGATTCAACATGAAAGCACTCTCTGTCCATGGATAATCCGTGACAAAGGTGCTGGGTTACAATACTAGAATAATCAGGAGAAATACAAAGCAAACATGTCTTACTAGGATGAATATCCCAATCGGACATCTTCACCTTATATATCATTTCCTGAATTAATGCCATCTCCTTATCTTGGGAGATAAACAATAAGTCTCGGCGCTTCGGCGTTTTGAGACTCACTTACCCTGACCGCGATAACGCTTCTTAGCGCCATTACGACTCGTAGATGCATACTTCGTATGCTTTCCCATACCTTGACGACTCTTCTTCGGTTTTGCTTCAATCTCTAAAGTACCCGATAGTCCTGATTTTGCTTTTGCCATGAATTAACTCTTAGTACCAATGATTATTGTAGGATAGATTGTTAAACCTGTCAAGGGTCTAGGATTAGGTATCCCGCCTACGGCTTGTACTGCATCGCCACTGACAGGGACTAACACCTTATCCATGTATACGCCACGTGCTGCTGGGTTCTGTACACCAGTTATACCTGTACGTACCAATGGTGGTGGTAATGGTGGAATTAGATTGTCCCACGTGCCCGGTACAGGTGCCGGAGGTAGTCCAGGGTTCACTATAATGACTGGGAGACCTGCAGGTACTTCCTTGGTGGCACCGGTACGTATTGTAGGAAGTGGTGTAGGGTAATTTGTAGCACCCTGAATAGGATATGGTGGATACTTTGAATTTGATTGCTCTGGTATAACAGAAGCTGAATCAATTGCAGATCCATCTACAATCATACCAGGTGTTATAAAATCTACGCCCGGTACTGGCGGTGTATCACTCATTCCTTAATTCCTCCACTGCTTTGTACAAATCATTCAACGTCTCCGCCAAAGTCAGATAACTCTGGGATGACGGTGGCTTGTACATTAATTGGGGGTTCTCTAAGTTGGATACCCTCTGCTCCACCATCGTCAACCTCTTGAGCAGCTCTTGGAGTTGATCGTTGAACTTCTGCGTTGTTGATTGGTTCTCTTGAGTCATTATCTAATCCTGAAAATCTTTTTGCTGCTGCTCCCTCAAATTGATCGCAGAAGGCGTCAAAGTTGTTTAGAATCTCTTCATACACATTACGCTCCTGCAACGTTCAACCTCCCAGATACTTCAGGGTACTTGTCCAATGGATTCTCCCCATCAGGGAATCTCATTAACCCTTCAAGTTCAATTACTTTCGCTTCCAATCCTACAAGACGCTCCGCCATCTCTTGGATTACATCTGCCATCTTATTGATCTGTTGCTGCTGCACTGCTAACTGAAACTGGGGGTCCTTCTTCAATGGATTATTCATATCATCTAGAACAGTCTCTTCAGTGATAACGAGGTTTTCGGTCATTTTTTTGCTGGGAAATTTTTTTGGGTTTTGAGGTTTTTAAAAAACCATTTTCAAATATATTTATCGGTCGCTGGGATACTTTTGTAGGTTAGGGACTTACCGGTTTTTGCTGGAAACGCCAACCCCCTGCTCTTGCCGGGGGCATTCTGTGGTATACTCTCAGACTCTGCCTGCCCTGTCTATCTTCTTTTCTCTTGCTGATCGCTTGGTCGTGTTGGTGTTTTGTCCCAAGCGTTGGAAGCATGTCACCTCATTCCATTTGGGTGCATCGTTGATGACCTTGATCAATTCAGGGCACTTGTCTGGATTGCTCAGGATGTCAGAGGGAACAGCGAACCACTCTGTGCCTTGCCCGATGTGTGCCCAGTCGTATGCCACCATGAGTGCATGAAGGTAACGCTCCATCTCATGAACGCCACCGATCGTGTCCTCTGGCATGGGGATGGTAGTCATGTCATCCACGGCGAAGTGTGCCATCATCTCTAGGTTGTCGGGGCAGGATGTCTTATGCTCAAGGGCACGTTCCATGGTGCCTTGCTTACCCTTGTATGCCAAACCGATCTTGATCTTGATCATGTCGGTTGCTGCCTCAAAGTGCTCACAGCGAGCGGCGATGATGTAGATGCCGCCGGGTTCGTTGACTCTCTTGTAACCTTGCATGTGATGAAGTGGTTTTGTTTCTTGAGTAAAGTCTACAGGGTCAGGGACTAATGTCTGTCGCTGATGTTCCAGTTGGTAGATTGGACAGGTTGGATGCGTCCTGCTCTCACTGCCATGCGATACTCATGCTCTGCCTGATGCTGGCGTTGGATGTTCTCCATGACCTTCTGCATCAGAGGGGAGGGGTTCTCGTTGTGGATGAAGAAACCGGTTCGTTGCATTGATTTGTTTTCCATGTCCCTAGTATAGGGGATTAGTTCCACCCCGTCGCCTCTGATGGGACAGTTCCGAAATTGATTGCCATCCGACGCTTTGCAGGTCGTCTCGTGGTAACATAGTTAACCCACTGCCCCACGCTACGATCACCCGCCAACAGGAATGCAAGAATGGAGCGTCGGGAAATGTTCTCGTAGCGGTACGTCGTATCGGAGTTGAACCAAAGCACCCGAATCGTTCCGGTCAGTGGGTTGACGGTCATGGAGTCAACCGATGTGGATTCGGTGAGGGTGATAGGGAAACGCATGAAATGATTTTGTGTTGTTGGTATTGTAGCACGGGGAGGGGTGACCCCTCAATCTTCAACGAGTTCCAGCATCATCTCAACCATCTCATCCTCATCAATGGCGGGGTCATTCCACTTAACGCCGTCTGCTGTCTCACCGAGCATCCGACCGATCTGCCCATCTGTCATGCAGCGGACGAACTTGGTCCATGGGTTCTCGCTTCCTGCGAATCTGACACATGCCCTAGCGGTGTTGTACAGGAACTCATCGTTCTGCATCCAGAGGGATGCATTCCAGGTCTCGTAGTTTGCCCAACCGTTGTAGGTGGTGTCGGTCATGTGGTTCGTTTGCTTTGTTGTTTTAATTATACAGCCCAGGGCGTCCCTGACTACCCTGCTGATGACACTTGTTCATCTGTCACATACATCCATTTCATCCACGCCTTGGTGCCTTCCTTCCATATGGTACAATCTTCTTTCCACTCCCTCGCGTATGCATAGGCGTCAGTCATGTTGGTTGCATAGTCACACCCGTGAGGATCAAGGCGATCCCACGTCTTCGGTTGAATTGCGTACATGTTCACAGTCCGTTCAGGTAGTCAGCGAGTGCCTCATCGTACTCTGCCTTTGTGTCAAAGGTCCGACCGTAGATGGTGCGAGGATACGTGGCATCACGACCAGCAGCAGCGACCATCTCACAGTCTGCGCGATCGTATCCCATCTCAACCAGGTTTGCCACGTAGGGGTTGTGGATGTTCATGAGCACCTCATCGGTCTCAAGGGCAATGGTGCAGGGGTCTTTGAATTTGTTCATGTGTCTACAATACACGATCTGAGGTGCTGTGCCTGTTTTGTGTGCCACTTAGTCAATTGGTCGGGTCAGCTGACTAGTTTGTGTTACTTAGTTAAACTTGGCAGTAACACTAACTACCTTAGCGTTAGGGTTACGTGCGATGGCAACTTGCTTCGCTTCTTGATAGTCACGGGCAACAACTTGTTCTTTAAATACAGTGCCTGCAACGAATAGTGTTACTTCGTGTTTCATTAGTTGTTGATGTCGGTGAGGTCAACTCCTAGTTCTCCGTTCTCATCTTCAACGAGAACAGTTTCTATGTTTGGCACGTCAAAGATTTCACCTTGCATGTCTTGAATTTCGTCAAACATTGAATCAATTCGTGTTAACATACGTAGTATGACAGATGATTGATTGAAAATCAAGTGGTGCTGTGCCAGTTTACCTAGTGTCACAATTGATCTCCAATATACTATGATTGTGTTGTATAATCAATGTCTGCATCAAACATACAACTATCATCGTAGTTTGTGTCACTATCTTCCTCTAACTGATCGTTGAGTTCTTGATACATTTCTTCTACAGTCATAGTAACACTTACTATAGTATGGTAATAGTTATACTAGTTTAATAGATTTTATTACCTTTTTACCGACAATCCATAAAAACCATGGGAATAGTTCATCATTACAACTAGTCGGTATTAGTGGCATTTAATTAAATTGTTAAAAGTACAAAATACGAAAAACCTCGGAAACCGCAAAAGTTGCAATTCCCGAGTTTTGTTAATTATGCAAATTCAACAAACTCGTAACCGTTGGAGAAGTCGTGAGTTACCTTATTGTCCCTGATGTACCATGCAAAGTCCTTCTGAAATACACCGTCAGTGTATGCGTTGCAGAACTCGTTGATGATAGCGTTGAGACGTGATTTGGTGGTATTAGACTGCCATCCACCGTCAAAGATACGCACGAATGCTTCACCTACCTCAGCAATCTTGTTACCATGCAAACGTACCGTAGACACACCGTCCTCAGTCACGACACTGGTATTAGCACGAGACCAATTAGAGTTGTTCTTGATAGCAGTGTTCATCAAGGATTCAATCTTACGCATGTGATGTTAGTTAGTGTGGTGAGTATGAAAGAAAGAGGAGATCAACCGTTGGCAAACTCTAGGATGCTGCTGATCTGCTCAATAACTTTATCCGACAACTCAAGACCCTGTGACTCAATGAAGTCGCAGCACATCTCAAGATCGGGTGACATTTCGTTGATGAATGCGTTGAGTGATGCAGCGTGAGCGAGAGTGAACATGCTTGATTTGTTTGGTACTTTCATAGTATGGCAGAGATGGGGTTGAAATGCAACCCCTAGTGGACGGTTCGTCAGGCGGCACGTAGTTCGCCTTTGACTACCACGTCTGCTGGCACCCGTGATACAGTGTAACGACGGATTTGCTGGGAGAATGGACGCCATGCCTCTACGGTCTCCATCACAATGCGATCATGCTGACGATCCATGCCCTTGTGAGTCGTACACTTGCCACACTTGCGAAAATAGATGATCGGATGCTGTGGGGACTCATGCGTATCAATCTCAATCTTATAGAATGAGTGCTTGACGACTTGGACTGTCAATTGCTGATTTCCTGACGACTCCTATACAATACACGATTTTGAGTCCTGTGCCGTCCTACTGTGCCACTTTAATAACTGTCATCATAGTCATTGATTTCGCGTTTGAACTTTGCTACCTTCTTTTTAGCGGATCGTTTCACATTCTTGACATTGTATCCGAAGTCTTCAAACTCATCTCGCAATTCATCGCGATAATCAGTATTACCGCGATAGTTCTTCTTACTCATCGTTCTAATTTAATCTTACTGAATAACAGTGGGTGAGTGATTATTTAGATGGTACAATCAATCCTTCCTTTACACTGGAAGAGATGAATCTACCGACTGATTCTTTGTTTGTTAGTGTATTTGACAGTTTAGTATTGAATTCATCTGTATTATCACAGTTGAATGTATATTCTTTGTCAGTATTACTATTATACACGATTTTAACTAGTTTTTCATCAATTTTAACACTACTTACCGCAGTTGATGCTAGTTCTGTGTAGATTTGCACGAGTTCCATTAAAGATTAACGTTTAATAATTGGAAAAACACAAAAAACTGAGAAAATAGAAACTTTGAAAAACTCAAAAATCTCAAAAACTCAGTTTTCTCTGTTTCTCCAATTATTATAAGGCACCTAGGAGGGATTCTGAGGGTTTCTGTGCCACTTTGAGGTCTGGCACATGTTTGCTGGACTTTCGGTAGGTAGCGTGCTAAGCCAGCGTCTACAGAGTACCTTCACAGCATCTTGACAGTAACTACCGAGCACCTACACTATATTAATTTAATGATTAATAAAGAGTTGGGTAGTATCCATGAGTATCTTTAAGATCCCTGTTGTGGAGGGGTGCGGAGAGCATGATCAGACCATGGTTCAGATAGTCTAGGCATAATATCAGGTTGAAAGAATTCACACCATCCTGTTACAATGTATTTGTGTCCTATGTTAGGTGTAACACCTTTATGTGGGTGTGTCCAAGATGCTGGCCATATGAGGAACCTTGTTCACAATGTGGTGTAAAGTATCCTTGCTGATCAGTATAGTGTTGTATGTTGTAATCAGATGTTATTTGCCAGAGACCACAGTAATTAAGGAATTGGTATTCATCTTTAATTTGTTGTATTAATGTTTTAACTGCTGGTAGTATGAGTTTATTGTATGATTGATCTAATGGATCTAAGAGATTACAGTATAGATCTGTTGATATCTTATCATATTGTGATTCAAGATTACCATCTACAGTTTCACCTGGTTTCTTTCTATTATCTTGTTTAAAATGATCAATTAATTGTGTGCAATCATCTTGTGATAGTAAGTCTTGACAAATAGTAATGAACGTCATTTAAATCCTTTAGATGACGGGATATCTATCACTTCAACATGAGATAAGAATTGCTTAGGAGTTTGAAACCATTTAAGGTAAAGGTCTTGCCAATCAGTGTATTTGTGTTGTGTATTATCCTTGTAATGTAGGATGTAATGATGTCTATCGTATGGTTCTGTTGATGTATGGGTAAAGTATTGTGGATCAGAGGGTTGGATCAATTGTGTCATCGTATTTGGTTGCACGTTTACCTAGGTATTGTACTTCATCATAGAATCTATTGTATACTAATAGAAGTATATGATGTTTTTTATGTGGAGAACCTTGATTATCTTTCTTTGGTCGGATGCCAAGTTCTAATGTAAAGTATTCAGGGCAGATGAAGTATACCCAACCTTCATGATCTTTCCATCTTATTCTATCATTAATTGTTGGTTGATACATTACTTTTTACCAATGTTCAGGATTACTAAATGGATTAATCATACCTTTATTCGGTATTAATGGGGGTTGTTTGATGTAATTAAAGTTAATCACAACACGACGATCTGTTGTAGTAAATGGTGTAGATGAATGTTCGTATGATGATGGAAATTCAACCAATCTATTTGCGACTGTCTCCACCTCTAGTTCTTCATTATCAGGATCATTGAATATTGTACAACCATCACTATCATGTACATAGAATATTGCAGTAGTACAATCAAATGTCGTATCAGTATGATATGCACGACGTTGTTGTGTACTAGTATACCAACTCAGATTAGCACGACAACGAATCATTGCAGCAATAGGTATTTGATTGATGATAGGGCGTATGTAATTATATCCTAGATTTAACATTGGTACATCAGGATATAGTTCTGGTCCTTTAGTATCAGACCAAAAGATATGCTGCATCAATGGATAGTTACCAGGTTGATTACTACCACATGTATACCATGCCATACGATTACTCATGATATACTCTTGCAATCGTTCAAACTGCTCCTGTGATAAGAAGTTATCAGTGATTACAATCTTACTTTCATCAATCATTTTTCAAAACCCTCGTAGTATCCATCCATATGTACTGTCATACCTGGAGGTGTAAGATAGAAATTACCTGCTAATATTAGTCTATCATCTACTGGACATTTGTCAACACCATGTATCACACCCATTGGTAATATAACTACGAGTCCTTCTTCTACTGGTATTTCTGTATTAGATGATGGGAGAAGGAGAGGTGAAGAGTTAGGTGGTGTTCTCACATAGTATACAAAAGAGTATTGTGTTGGGATGTGATGATGTGGTACTGAGAAATCATCTTTTGAATACTTAGCAAACCATGTTGAGACAATAGTAAATGTATGATCTAATGTGTAATGTATGTTTTTAGAAGTAGTATGTACTACCCAATCAACAATGGTATCAATAGCAGGAGATTCTACCCACCATTCAGACATATGTTTAACACGTACTGTTGACACATTAGTTTTTTTCCATCCAAGTGTATGTGCATCAGTATACAATTGTTTATTGATGGAAAGATCAGGGTATACAGCAGTGATTACATTGATATTTTCTTTATGTGGTATGATCATCGTCTGTAATGCCAATTGTAAGAGAAAGTCACCCGAGGACCAAAGATTTTAGGTGCATGATATACTCCTCTTGGAATATAGATGGCATCACCTGGATGAAGTTGATGAATTGTATCATCTTCAAACTCATATTGAATCATACCCATACATTGTATGATGAAAAGAGAATGAGGATCACGATGAGATTTAAAGACATATGATTCAGCAATGACATTACTGTAAATGTGTAAGTTTTCAAGTTTTAAATCAAATGCTTCTTGACATATGTTAACAGTGTTAGGATCAAGAAAGTCTTGAGTATGTGTAACGATAGTTGGTAGAATAACCTGTCTATCACCACGTATTGCTAAATCAGGGTAATCAGTTTCACCTTCATAATCAATTTGATTTTCATGTACAAGTGTATCTGGTGGTATGAGACATCTTAAGTAATCATGATTACGTTCTTGTTGCCAGAGGGGGACAATATTATCCCAAGTAATTGTTGCATGTTGAGGAAAACGACCGCGAAAGACTTTAACTTCATCACCCCATTCAATGGTAGGATCATAGGTTGTGGGAGTAATTTCAAATTCTGCTTTCATTTGATATTACCTGCGAGAACAACTCTATTTGTACATTGATTGATTGGTACATAATGTTCTACATTACCAGGGAAGATGACCACTTTACCTGGAGTGGGAGTGATTTCTTTATTAGATGTAGGGAAATATAATGATGATGATCCTTCAGGTGAATGAATAAAGTAAACAAAAGAAAATGGTACAAACTTATGATCATGACATCGTGTACTATCACCATCATTATACTTTGCAAACCATGCTTCATACAACTGATATAGATCTACAGGTAAATCCTGATGAGTGTTGTGTAGTAATGAGATGATCCATTCATAGATCGTGTTAACATTATCTGATTTCATTGTCCAATCAGACATCATAGCACCAACATTTGTCTTATAAGACATAGGCCAATCAATGTCTTCTAATTCCTGCATGAATCTATCATTAATAGACAGATCATGATAGGTATCAGTGATGATTTGATGTCGTTCACGGATAAAGAATCTATTCATTTGTTTGTGCTTTTGATTTCGTATGATCATCACGAGACCTATTTTTAATTACAATGAATGCATCCTTATTATACTTACGATGACCTTTAGGTGATGCCCATTTCTTATTATATCCTTCTGGTTGTTCAATACCAGAAACTACAGTACCACCAACCTCAAGTACAATATCATCATGTGTGACATCCCAACCAAGAGTATGCATCATATGCCATAGTTCATCTTGAGTCATTTGCCAACTCCATAATCAGGTGCTTGTTCTTCTAGTTTACGAATGCCATCATGTAATTTCTTCAATGCAGCACGAGTTTCAGGAGTTTCTTCATACTCCCAGATATCACCTTTCTTATTCACCATTTTCTTCTTAGTCATTAGTACTGTTCTCCATCTTTTGCTTTAGGGAAAGAATGCACAATCTCAACGATGGTTTGAACCATCTCACCTTGTGTTGCAGCAGGCATTGCAGTCACGTACAATAACCCGATGCCACATAATGTAGTTGTCAATAACCAAAAACGGTTGCTCATGATATAGGTTGGTTACTCTGTTATTATAACACAGATCACCAGTGCTCAGGGTTGCTTGTGCCAGTTGTAATAGTGGTCATCTATTGGTTGTGGTTGTAGCATAAGCACTTATAATCTTTAATTGGATAGAGGTTATACCTCGTGACATATTTAATCACATGATCTTCACATTGAAACCAGCACTTCTTATTGTCTTCCTTACGATTTTCTAGAAACCATGGGAACATATCCACGTAAGGAAATAGATTTAACTTACGTGAATTCTGATACCTAAACTCTGTTGCTGGTGTACTCTTGCCCTTCGCTTTCGCTGTTGTACCAGAAGTCTTGGTAGTCTTCTTGCGTGGCGTCACTGATGTTAACGCTTTGATATTCTCCTCTAGTTTTCTTTGAGTAGTTCGTGAGGATGATTTGTTCGTTGACGACTGTCCAACAGATTTCATCTCCTTCTTGCCAGTTGAGTTCGTTGGTGATTTCTTCTGGGATTTCAATGTAGTAGTCCTCTGTGTCTTTGTACTGTTGTACTTTAGTGATGTACTTATTTGATGAATCCATTGTTCTCTAACCATTCACGTGTCATAGGAGTTGGTTCATAATCTGACCACATTGTTCCTGCTGCACAACTTTCAAGAGCACTCAATGTCATTCCTTCTGTCTTACCCGCCCATGTTGCTTCTTTCTCCCACGGAATTGCACCTGGTTGCAATACATATGAACGCTTCGCCATCTCTTGCCACAACATTGGTACGCTATCTTCAGGCATAATGATAGCAATCATACTATTATCAATCGTACCTGCCATACAATCCTGCGCTGCATGCCATCCTTCATGACGCATAACACTCATGAGTGTATTAGGACGACCCATAAATGCTTTGTTCAAGAAGAAGTTATTACTCACAGTATGATAGACACCACGATGTCCTACAGGGAAATACTTCTCATCCGCAAGATATACTCTGACACCGATTTGATTCAATGCTACAAGCATATGATTGAATTCATTGGCAACAGGATAGAAAGAATCTGTGTTGTCATACTGAGAGGAAACATCCAACAGAGAGAACACTTCAGTTACATCATCAGTACACTCCTGAAGAAGCATACATCCCATGGAATGGTTGGAATAGTAATCATCATCTGTAAGAGGATCTGCAATTGCAGGAGTGCCTACATTGGCAGCAAGTGCTACTACAGTACCAACAACAGCATTAATCAGTTTAGTTTGAAAGGGCATAACCATGTGTCATAATCAGTTTGTTCAATTCTACCATCATTATATAAAATGTCAAGGAACTTACTCCAATACTCTTGCTTTGCAGGTATGTTACCACGTAATTCGGGATGCCATACCTTAAGCATCTTTCGGCAGATCCATACTGCCTCCTTCTTTGTTAGGTATTCCATAGTTGTGAATAAAATAGAGAAAACTTTTGAGTGAACGTTTGATACTCAAACTCTTTTTAATCTCCAACCAATCTTGATACTCTTGTTCTAGAGTATCAATCAGGGGAATCTTCGCTACAAAGGGCTTTGATTTTGTTGATGTCATACAGAATCTTCTCTGCTAGCGCGTGATCTTTCTTGTTTTCCGCTTCCATGTACAATAGTATCAATTCCTTGATTTGTTCATCCATGTTGGAGCGATTTGTAGAGTTCTGCGAGCTCATCTTCGTTGTAAAACAAAGTTTGCTCGTTTATGTAGCCCTCTGGATCCATCCATTCAAACCACTCATCTGCAAAATGCAGTGCATCATCAACACGATCATCTGCAATTAGTTCACGAAAGCGAGTCATCATCCATTCACAAATGTCATCGCGTTGTTCGGATATCCGAAGAGCATCAACGTTATTCATAGTTTGATAAGAGTCAGTTTGTTGTTGAGGTGATCGTAAGAGACAAATTTAACGTCTTTAGGCAAAGATTGCATCAATGCCTTGGTAAATTCTAGAGTGTAGTGACCATGATAACGCCAGAAGCGTCTGTATTCGTCTGTGAGGGGTTCTGCAGTGGTTGTGACAGGTACACTGTACTCACCTCTGCTATAATGCGTTGGAAGCGGTTTTAAGAGGGTCTTGATATCTGCTACAATTAATGGAGCAGCATGTTGGGGTTTCGTCTTAGTATATCGGGACAAGTAAATCATTTGACGAAGACCTCCTGAAGTTGTTCTTGAGATAGTTGTTGTGCTTGTTTGAGTAGATTACACATGTGTGCAACATACTCAACATCCTCTTCATCTGGACTGAATTCATAAGAACCAGACCAATCCACACTGCCGTCATCATTAACAGCAGCACCAAACATATAACCGTCATCTTCAATGGCAAATGCATTACCATCAGCAACGAGATAGAACAGGGGAGCAGACATGAGATAAGATCGGATGAACTACAGTATACTATGTATGAAGTGGGATGTCAACCGGTGTAACCAGCATTGCGATAGAGGTAACCACCGGCCCAGTCAGCGTTTTCAAGCATAAACTCACGCTCTTTGATGATCAACATGTTGAAACGAACACCTTTGGCAGGTGCTTTAATTGATGCTGGTTTGTATACTTCACCAGTGGTCTTGTTCACGAAAGCATGAACACTACGATTACCACCATCAGTAGTCATCATGACCTTGTGATACTTGCGTCCAGTGTCAACAGTAAACTGATACGTACCAATGTTACGCTTCAGGTCCGCAATCTTCTGCTCATGATACTCTCTGTTCACAGCAGATGCTAAGAAGAACTCTTGACGACGGATGCTTTCCTTCACAAAGTCCTGCTCAAGTGCTTGACAGAGTGCAAATGTATGACCCAAGATCGCTTGTGCGATGTCGTTACGTGCCTCAGCAGATGCAGCGTAGTCAGCGAAGGTGGTGGTCATTGGGTGGTTCCCTTTGGTATGAATATAGTATAGGCTGGATCAGAGCAGATCCAATGCCTCCTGTGACAGTTCTTCAGTCGCACACTTGCGCCAGTCTTGATTTTGTCTGGTATAGTCTGCAAAGTTGTTTACTGCATCATCATTGATCTCATCAATTTGCTCTAGAAGCCAACGATCAAGCATTACTTCAGAAATAGACATTAGTTAAAATTAATAGTGATTTGTTCAAATTCAAGATGATCACAGCATGTGTCATCATCATGTAGATCAATCATGTCAGTGTCAACATGACTGAATAGTTTATCAAATAGGTCGTTAACGAACTCTTGATTGGATTGTTGAGTCATAGTAGTTCATCATTTTTGAATCACGCTCTGCTAAGAATAGCAGGTAGCATGTGAGAGCAACAACGGTAAAGATACCGCCTAGGAGATACTGAGTTACTTTCATTAGTTGTCTTCACCAAACATTTCGTTGAATAAGTTGCGACCATCGTAGTCTGTGTTACGCTCACGATTGGCATATGCTTCCATGCGTTGGCGAGCAGTGTACTCATCAACGTTGTAGGGCAGGTAAAGCATGGTGCCGTTGGGGAGTTGCTTGAGCATGGTGTTGGTTGCTTATGTGCTTATTATAGGGTCATTCCTCCACCTGAAGCGCGTACCTGTGCCACTTCTCTAAGTGGTCATACAGAAACGCATCATCAACATGCTTATGGTATACATGGTCTTTAGGATACTTCATCATCATATCCATTACAAATTTCATTTGTTCCGCAGTGAACGGAACTCTTACAATATTCATTCTCCTAATACGGGGATAACATCTACAGTACTCACATTAGGATCTTCTTGAATGTTTTTTACTAAATGCAATACATCAGCATCATTGAACAATACAACAGATTGTCTACTACGATATCCTTTTTGCTTGCTTCTCCACCATTCAACACGGTATTTCACAATGAAGATCCTCGCTGGAATTTAGTAACGTCACCAAGGGTAATATGAGCAGCATAACCATATGATGTACTACCATCATCGTTGTATACAGGATCCTCTTGCTTGATATCTTTTCTATAGTATGCATCAGTATTAAAATCTTGATCAAGTGACATCAAGCATCTCAACTCTTCTGCACGATTTGCTACTCTACCATGTAGATCAATCACATCCTGGATACAAGATATAATCTCTTCATACGCTTGTCGTGCTGATACTTTATCATCGTGGAGATAATCATCAATCGCATCTTGCATACGAAATTTGCGTTGGTGCTCATAAGATCCTTCTTGCATTAGTTGAACTCCTGTTGACGACGTTGTTGTAGGTATTGAAGAATGTCTTGTCTCCACTCCATTAATTCATTGAAACATTCTTGATTGTGAGCACATGACCGAAGTCTATTGTCAGGCTTCAATACACTCTCGTAAAACAAACCGAATGCATCCTTACGCTTTTGCTGCTTCAAATCATAATACTCAGACATAGTGCCCCTAGAACTGGTGTAATTATAGCATACTTTAACTTAAAAAGTTAAGTATTGATGGTCTAAATGGTTTGAGTATCTGCATAGCAGTATAAACTCTGGTATCATTTATATCTACTTCCGCACCTATTTTATTACAGTTGATGGGGGCATGGTAAGTGTGCGTAGTGCTTCTCTTCGTTCGCTTGAACTTGATGAATCCCCAGATGGTACGAATAGGACTATCAGTAGTATAAGCATAACTTTGAGTGTTACAAAGCCATATAGCAACCACATTACGTTTGAAATCCTGACAATCATAGTAACAGTGCTCGGGTGCTTTATGTGGAAAATCTGAGGGTAGTTCTATCATCAACCCACTGCCATCGGAGCATACTCAGAGCGTGGCATCTGCTCTACGTTGTAGTTAGTTACCTCAGCACCGTTAGCGATACGCTCTGCCCACTCATTACGTGCTGTGAGCATGGTGACAGTGCTGTAGGACTTGAGACCGTTAGCATTCCAGGTGACACGCTTCTGGAAACGCTTGACGCCCTCGTCAGCGATGAATGCTTCAGGGAAGAAGTCAACTGTGGTGACGAGTGTAGTGAGTTGCATGTTAAGGAAAGAAAGGTTTGCTAGTCCCTAGGAGACTAGCGCGTGACGTGGAAGGTCTCCCCTCCACTCATCTAATATACACGGTTATGGGATGCTGTGCTGGTTTGGTGGACAGTTCAGCAACTGGTTCATTCAAAAACTGGTATGATTCGTTCACGCATCTCTTTCAACTGCTGTGGATCATTACCATACTCACCCATATGCATGAAAACACAATCAATGTATCGTAAATTATTACGTTCAGCATCAAGGACAAAGGAATCACAATACCTTAAGATATCTGGAGGTACTTCTAAATTCTGATAGTCGTAATCAATAGTCATAGTTAATAAGTTTTTTGTAAAATGGATCACATATTTTGTATTGACCTTTAATGTGACTCTTACCAATAAGATCTTTATTGATATAGTGTACAGTCAATGATGGATGATCAATCCAGTCTTTATATGTCCATGATGCAGATCGTACATATTGATTGCCTCCCTCTTCACATTTCTTTCGTATTTGTGAATCAAGTTTGTGTGCTACTGCATCAATAGTAAACTCTACAACGTAATGTAGTATGCCATGAACAAACAAACCATGAATAATAGGAAGATTGACATCAGTATCCTTGTCATATCTTGCTCTAGTATAATCATTGAAGCACCCGCTACCATTAGTAGTCTTATTAGTGTAGTTCTTTGGTTTAATCTCTTTCTCTATGTTAGTCCCGATTTGGATTGCATCTCTGCCAAGCTTACCAGGAAGAGGGTTACATCCAGCAACACGAGCAACAATATGCTCACGCAAAGTGGAACTATTAGAGTCGTTGATGTAGACTTCATACAATTCCTCAAAAAGATCACATTCTGTTTGTGTGGGATGACCTAGTGCTCGGTCAGTTGCAAGTGAAATTAATTGCTCGGAGAACATTGGATTGATGGACAACTCACATAGTATGGCACATATGTTTGAGTATGTCAAGGTCACTGTGACAGTTATTAATCGTCCACTGCATCAACCGACTCAATATCGCACACCGGCACTTCATGCTCACCACCAATCATGTACCAGTGCATTAACTGTCCATGATATTCGGGATGTGCAACGTATTGTGTAGTATACTCACGTTCACCACAATACAACAACTCACTCTCAGGAATACAATGCTCTTTCAACATTGCTTGCAGTTGCATATGCTGCAATTCTACTTTTGATGGTACTTTCATAATAATTAGTCTCAGTAAGAGATTTAATTGTAAGATAGTTTGCTATTTTGTCTCTGAATAACTTAAGATAATGTCTAGTAGTAGGCATGAACTGATTATCTGTTGTAAGATATTCTACATCAGGAAAATCTACTGAGTATACTTTACTATAAAACTCAGGTGAGATTGGAAATTTAACAATATCTGCATTTGTAGAGAACTCAGTCTGATCTGTTATATCTCTCAATTTTTGTCTATATGTAATATATTTTGCTTTATCAGCATCATTTAATTGAGAGTCTGGTGCTAGTGCCCAATCAGTCTCACTTAATAGAAAATTGCGGGCAAGTCTAATAGTGAGAGGTGATACTGAAGATGTTTTAGCATACATTCTAGCGAGTTCTTGATTGAACTCTTGATCTTCTAATGAATCAATCAGATAATATGATTCAACTAATTTATCTTTTACTGCTTTACCTTCATCAGTTGAAAGTTGCTCCATTTCATAGTCAACCCATTCAAATTTAGAGGTAGAAAAATTCTTTCTATATCTTCTACGTTTAGCATAATATGTGTCATTGGTAAACCAATTAAACAAGATCAACTTATCCTTATCACTATCCCATAAAGGATAAAGAAAAGGAAGCAGGGTATCTTTCCAATAACTCTCAGGAATTACCTTTGCCGTACCATTGTATGTAATTTCCTGATTTACCGTGTCAAGTTGTACTTGTAACACTGGTATGTCAGCCGAGTTCTGCGTTGACATGTTGTTCAATTATAGTCTCCAATATATTTAGAAAGCTTTGATAAGGTACTTACATAATCTGTACGGTACAAGCAGAGGAATATTAAAATCTGGATCTAATGATACGATTGGTTCAACTTTAGTAGTTGACTTCATCGTAAGTTTAGCATCACTAGCATTTAATCCAGAACTATATGTAATTCCAGGTCCAGTTTGACCTTGTACTGTATATGTAAGACTATCAACAGCAGGTTTTGAGATAGCACCAGCAGTTGGTACAAAAATTAATTCGGTTACTTTCTCTTTCCAATAAATTACCTCAGAAATACCATAATGGTCAGTGTTATCTGCATTATCATTAGCACTATTAGCATTTGCTCGTTGCTGTTCAAATTTAATCTTAACACCATCTTGTTTTGCTGATGCTGGTAATGCAACACTATAAGTATACCATTTTGTATTTCCTCCAGTACCATCCCACGTACTATTAATTGATGGAACAGTTCCAATTAAAGGATCCGTTCTACTGGCGTTTGGATTGATAATAGTATCAATCAAATTCCATGTTTCAGATCCATTCAATTGATAGTAAACTTTCAGTGTTTCTTCTGGTTTATTACCACCATTTGAATCGTTTCCTCTTGCTGCTTTTATGGAAATATAATTTACTTGAGTGCAATCTGTTGGTTTAACTACAGCAAATCTCGTTTTACTAGTCTTTCCATTTACTCCACCAAATTTCAAGAATGACTCAATTTGACTAGAACTATTTGGAATTAAAGTTAAATCTGAAACTATTCCAGCATTTTGATCTACTTGTGCAGCTATAATAGTTCCAGCAGAACTACCATTTAAGACATATGCATATGGTTGTTCAGTATATCCACTACCTCCACTAGTTAGAGAAACATTATTTACTGTGCCATTTGCAGAAGTGGTACATGTAGCAGTTGCACCTGTTCCACCACCGCCTATGATCTTAACAATTGGTGTTTCAGTTGGTTTCTTGAAGTTTCCAGTAACACCACTACCATCACCGAAATCATAAACATTTACATCCCAATCATCTGCATCTGCAGATCCAGATTCAAATACATCACCAATACTAACAGTTGTTGTTCCACCTTCCCATCCGGTAACAACTCCTAATCCAACTTTAACATATCCTGTGCCACCATTAGCAACACCACCACCAGGTGATGATCCTCCAGATCCAACAGTGATTGCAGCAGATGCAGGATTACCTAATGCATCCCATCCAGTAACACCATTCCATACTCCAGCACCACCGCCACCACCGCCACCAGGTGTCCAATAATCATTATTATATGTTATGTTTAAAGATGCATAACCATTTCCACTAGATCCTTGAGATTGTTGAGCAGCAGTAAAATAATCGTTTCTAAGAGAACTTGTTCCTGTCATTCCTCCGCCACCACCTTGGTGACCACCGTTACCACCAGGAGCACCGCCCGGACCACCAGGAGCACCACCACCACTACCACCAGGAGTAGTAAATCCATTACGGGCAGCACCGCCACCGCCGCCGCCTCCACCGCCGCCAACGCAACCGTAATTACCACCTTTACCACCTGATCCAGGTCCTAGTGCTTGAGATCCTTGCTGCAATCCCACAGGAGATAATCCATTCTGTCCCGGTCCACCATCGTTACCGTCAGCACCAGCACCGCCACCGCCGCCAGCACCAATTACTAACTGAGATCCTCGGTATAACAATGTGGCACCGCCGCCGCCTGCTCCACCTTTGTTACCATCACCTGTACCACCCTGCTTTCCACTAGCACCATTAGAATTACTACCACCACTACCAGGACTATTACCACCGTTGCTACCTTTACTGCCAATACTTACTGACCAACCCTGTTGAGTAAAATTACTAAGTCCATTAGATTTTATTTCTGCATTTATTAGAACTCCTCTATGACCAGATCTGCTATTATTAGCATTACCTCCTGCACCACCAGAAAGACTAAATCTAGCTGTCAGAATACCAGCAATTCCATTTAAACCACTAAATGAACCATTACTAGTCTTAGTTTGACTATATGTGCCACTTTGTCCTGTTACTTCTTTGTTTACACCATTAGTTCCCACACCATATGGTGTAAATCCTAATAATCCACCAATACCGCCACCATTTGGGTTATTTGGATAATCTACTTTAGGAAATCCATTATTTGCTACTCCATTTTGTCCATCAGTTCCATCTAGACCATTAAACTTACCGCCGCCTTTAAGTCCTAATTTCTGAGTTCCACCTTTATCTCCACCAGAACCACCAGACTGTCCAGATGCTGCTCCACCCTTTTCGCCACCGTCAGCAACTAAATGTACTCCACTACCATCACCAATTTTAAGACTACTAGCAGTTCCGTTGTTTCCTGCTGAAGTTCCATTAGCACCAGAACCACCACCACCAACTACAAGATATTGTAAAGATTCTGGAGATCCTGTAACTGTACTAAAATCAATAGAATAACTACCAGGATTAGTAAATTCCCATACATTGGTATAATTAATAATTGGAGTTCCACCAGTAACGATATTTCTACCGCCAACTACAGAATTGGATGATAATGTGTATGATATTGGATTAGGAATAAAAGTTTGAAACTCCCAAGATCCTGCACCTTGAGCACCAGATGCTAGATATGCTTGGTCTGGACCAGCAGCAGTATCATCTTTTAAAGTACCTGCTCCACCTGCTCCACCATATGCATCAAACGCATCATAAGTTGCAACTGTGTTATCATCGTTTGGTCTTCTAAGTAATCCATGTTTATGAGTAAAGACTTGACCAGTTGTAGGATACCATCTTTGAACTCTACCCCTACCTTCTTTATAATCTTGTAAATATCTATCTCCACTCCCCTCTCTCACCCATTGTGTTTGACCAGGAACACTATGAAAAACACTATGACTATGCTGAAAAACTCCAGGTAATTTAGAATCCTTCATTGTAACAGTTACATCTTGACTACCAATAATAGTACATCCAGTAGTCTCAACAACTGCATCATATCCGCTAGTAGTAATTCTACCCAAGGAAAAGTATTCATCTTGAGATTCTTTTGCAAAATACCACTGACCACCAGTAATACCTACACCAAGAGACGAATTTCCAATATTTGGAGAATTATTACCAAATACTGAGTTATTACCTACAATTTTTCTTGCTTTAGTATCAGGAACTGCAAATGTACCTAAATTAGTAACTCCCCACCAATCTAAAACGTTTGCAGTAGTAATCCTAGAAATACCTCCAGTATCAGAATCAATTCTAACTTCTGCTGTAGCACCAGATCCACCGCCACCACTTATAGTTACCGTTGGAGGATTATAAGGATCATATCCTTCACCTGCAATTAGAGTAGTAATAGTAGTTATTTTACCTGTGTTATCGTATTGTGCAGATGCTGTTGCTTGTATTCCACCAGCAGCAGGTGCTCCTATAGTAACAGTAGGAGTACTGGTATATCCAGCACCAAAATTTATAAGATCAATTCCTTGACTAGATCTTCCACCATATTGATTTCCAATAATAGAATACAATACAGGATAATCAGAAATCTGATACTCAGATCCATCACAATATAGATATCCTTCGTGAGTATATGCCGGATCATCTCCTGTTATATAAGCATTACCGGTTTTTTCACTTAAATTGCCATAATTTATATCTCCAGATTTAACATAATTATGATCAAAACTATTAGCAGTGCTTTTTAAATTAGGCACAATAGATCCGATTGGTGTAGTATCCACCAACATATCGGTCAGGAATCCCTGTCTTGCGTTTCTATAACTTTGTGACATTACTATTAAATCTTAATTAAATATTCCATAACAATATATGGTGATGTAGCAGCATCAATAGAAACTGAGTTATCAGTTCCTATATCCATACGTGTCACCAAATTTTCAGGTGGCACTTCAATTGCATTTGTTTTAACTTTATAACTATGGTCGCCTTTATCCAAATAAATGCGATGATTATGTCTAGTTGGATCTTCTCCAGCTGTAATTGCTAAGTCAATAGTATCTAGAGTTTCATTATCAACATCGGTAATAGCAAATTGAGATTTATGTTCTTGATTAGATTGCATTGGAACAACATCATGCAAACTAACATCATTAAAATCTAATGGGACTCCAGGATATCCAGATTCATATGTAACCGGAATGTCATTATCAAAATCATCTGCTTCATCACCACCACCACGGTATACACATATACCAAGAAGTTCCGTAAAGTTAGCATATTCTGCAGTATCATTTCCGTTAGGTGATCCTTCTGCTTTCCAACCATCAAGAGTAAATTCTTCGTTATTCAAACATCCATAAGTATATTCAGTCTGACCATATCCAAAAATACAATATCCATAATAAAGAGTTTCTTGTACTCCCTGATCAGTAATAGCGGAATCTTTCCACTTATCAATTGCCTTACAAACATTCTGACCACTTCCAGGTGGTTGACCAGAATCATTATTATATCTAGTTGCATCTAACCAATCTTGAATAGGTATAGTTGATGCATTTCTACGACCAGTAGTACCACCATTTGGATTAGGTTCGTCTCCTGAAGGTTCGTTTGTTTGTAAATTTCTTGCTCGCACAGCACTATGAAAGTGCATATGTCCGGCAACTGCATTCTCTTCAACACCTTCAATCTCGGTATAATGTGTATCTCCAGCATATTCCCAAGATGGTCTTCCTCTAAGAGGAATTTCTTGACTTGGTACTGTTATAGTACCAGAATATGTAATGGTTACCGTATCACCGATTGCAGATGTTACTTCAATTCCAATACCAGATCTACTTACTAAGTTACCCAAAGCATTTGGTAATCTAATATTATTATAGGATCCAGCATTGGCACCTGATGTTGGTTCTGGATATTTTGAACCAAGATCAGGGACCATAAATTGTGTATCAGATAAGACATCAAATACTGTCCCGTCAGGATTTCTCCTAAGATATTTACACGAATCACCTGTTCCTAAAATTGCTGCTAATGCAGGATAATCAGAGGCAAAATATTTTGTTCCATCACATTTAAGATATCCAGCAGGCAACCTAGATTTATTAAGTGCAGTACTGGGATCACCTTGATATTCTAACGGCCAAATAATAACTTGACCTGATAAATTACCATATTTAGATCTTTCTTTGGCGTAAAATGCAGGCATCAGTATGCTTTGATTATAAACGTCATTGTTACATTAGGTTGAGTGGTATCAACCGTAATATTTAGGGCATCTTCTAAACTATCAGCAGTTAAAGAAGATCCATCTGCATCATTTGCAGTATGAGAAGGAGGACTAGCGATAGATCCTATACCCTGAGCAATTTCAAAACTACCGTGATTATGTGCTCGGTATATTTGTTCTTTAGGATCTTTAGCAGTATTAGTTGTATTTAATGTAGTAGGATATGTGGCATATTTAAATGCTATATCAATAGTTCCACCAGATTTTGCCGGTTGACTCATAGTAATTTCATAAATTGGTGCTGCAGCAGTACCTATATTCTCAACAATTTGGACCATTGTTCCTTCACGGAAGTAATAATATTTACTATCAACTAGAACAGGTGTCATGTACATTAAAGGAGTAATTTTATCATATTGATACCAACTTTCACCTCCAGAACTATATGAACTTTTGATATTTGTACTAGGAGGTAGTGTAATTTTATTAGAATCTTGAGTAAGAGTTACTCCAGAGACTGTAAATACAGGAGAAGTTTCGGGGTTATCTTCTAGTCCATCACCTCTAATAGGAGCACCAGTATCATATCCAAAGAAATTTGACCTTCCTCTTAGACTCATTGGGGGTGGAAACATCCCAGTATGGCAAGGTGTTTTATGTTCATCAGTAGGAACGTAACTAAAGGTATCAGTATATCCTCGTTCAAATACAACTTGATCATATGCTAAGGCTTCATGTCCTGTTCCACCACCGTCTTGATTACGATCAGTAGTTGCCCATTCATCTTCACCAGCAGGAATATAACCCCAATAATCTTTTCCTGAACTATCTTTTACAAATTCTTGATATCCTTCACAACGTGGAAGTGTATTTTCATGTGTTTGATCACCATAGTATGTTATATTAGTAGCACCATTGTTCCACTGAGTTGGTTCTGCTTCTTTAAGAGCACAGTTAATAGGACCTCTAGTTTCACTACACTGATTAGATGTAATGTCACCGGTCATATCAATACCCCTATCAGTACGAAATACCATAGGACCAGAAGCATTTGGGTTTACTGATGGTATATTTTCACTATGTGAATGTGATGGTGTATGATTAATTCCTAATTTTCTATTCAATGTATGTACTGTCTCCAAAAAGTCAGGAGATCCCATAGTAATATTATCAAATTTAAAATATAAATTTCCGGATAAATTTAACGTAAAATCAATGTCAGTTGTTGCTTGATATGTAGTGTTTATCAACGCATTTTCACCATAAGAATCAATTAGATCACCTAATTTATCTCCTTGTGTATTATATACAGAATTTAATGGGTCAGTTTGACCCATCTTATATTTGTCAAGTGTGAGATAATCTTTTTCAACATCTATCAAAACTTTAGCAGATAGATTTGGAAGTCTAAAAGTTGCATCTGTACCATAATATGGAAATTCTGGATGATTTCCCGACACATCTGTCATATCACCACCATAAGAATCACCTAAAGATGAAGCTAATAATGGATAATCAGAAGCAGTTAATGTTTGACCATTGCAAGTAATCCACCCTTTGGGGATATTAGATTCTAAAAATCCACTACCCCCGTCTCCTCCCCAAGGCATGATAGTGCCAACTTTGGCAGCTCTCATAGTTTTAATTGAATCGTATCTTACTGTCATTGTTTTTAGATCAGAGTTCCATCAACCACCAACCACGAAGAGAAGGTGGAATTGTTCTGGCATTAGAGGATCCTTCAATGTCAACAGGACCAGCATAAACTAAACCAAAAGCAGCATTTCTAGATTGAACTACAAGTTCTCCAGAATCCCATGCCGTTGATAGTGTTTGACCAGCACCAGCACCAACTCTAGATCCAGTAGTATCACCTTGAATTGCTGTTTGAACTGCTCCATCTTTCAATGCTCTAATAATTAAACTTGTGTTATAAGTTAGATTTCCGCTAAGTTCCGTAAATCTAATCATATCGCCAGTTTGAGCATCATTTGGTAAGTACAAGACCATATTACTACCACTAGAAGTATTAACCAAGTAGTTATTATTAACTTCAAGTGGATTATCTTGCTGTTGACCAATACCAGTGGTAGGATCAAAATCAAGATATGTATGTCTTCTACCACCATTACCTGTCCAATATTTCTCAATACCAAACGAATCAATAGCGTTGTTTTGATAAATCTTGAAGTCTTTCGGACCATCACTACCACCAATACCTGCAGAACCCATATTATCAATATGGAATACTACATCAGATGCATTTTCAGTAATCAGTAATCTACCAGCTTGATAGAATGTTTCACCCATCTGAAGACTGCCAGTTCTTCCCTGTACACTAAATGAAGGTACAGATGAACAAATACCGTTCATCTGGCAATCATCCCAGTAAACTCTAAAATCACCGAAGATATTAGCAGAACCCTTCAGGGTCATGCCATTAGTCTTATTGATAGGATCTTCAATAGATCCATCTCCAGAGTGACCATCGTCATTTGCAATTGACAATACTAGAGTTTTACTATCAGAACCATACATTCTAAATGCACCACCATAGATGGTAGTATCATCATAGACACTAAGTTCGCCACCATTATATAAGTCATAATATGGTGTTGTTGCAGTATTTGGTTCTCTAATACTCTTAGACATCTTGACTGCATAAACTGCATCAAGAGAACCATCAACACTATCAGGAACAAAGAATTCACTACCAATCCTGACATAAGTTGGATAATCTAGTTTAGGTGAAATTAGATCTCCATTACGAAGTCTAATCTCTAATCTAACATCGCTAGTATTCGGACTACGAGCCTTAAGGGCAGTTGCACGAGCAGATTGAGTTGCAGGAATGTCATCTAATAGAACTGTTGTTCTAGGAGCACCAACTAATTTGACAACATTTACACCTGCTTGGAATGCCTGAGCTGTCGTTCCTTCACGTCCTCTACCACCAGAATTATAAGTAGAATTACTTGATGTTGGTAGAATTAATCCACCAGTATTTGTATCTGTGCGTGGTGTATCAGTTATCTGAATCCGTTAATAGTGGTTTTATTAGAATCAATGAATACATTACCAGTTACAGAATTAATTTCAAATACGGTTGATTCTGTAGAAGTATCACATCCATTCTTAACTCTAAATGATTTGGCAACTTGATCAAGTAAGGTCTTAACTTTAAATATTTCACCTGTATCATCAACACCATCACCAGAAGGAGTGCCATCATCGCGAGAAATAATAACATAGTCTCCAATACTGATGTCTCCACCAAATTGTGCTAGGTAAATATCTTCTTCAGTTCCAGAGTTGTCAAGATTGGTGGTAATCCAAGTAGATTCAAACTGAACAGTACATTTGTAGATTGCAGCAGTATCGTTATGATCAGATCTAATTTCAGTAAATGTTCCAAATGGAAGTCTCTCAACTATAAGATAATATGGAGCAACGTTGATTCTTGGTAAAGAAACGATTTTAACAAATTCGGGATGTTTATTACCTGTAATAGCAGTATCAACTAGAAGAATATCATTCTCGGTAAAATACTGAGCATCTTCAGCATCAACTGGTTTATTCTTAATTGGTAAGTAATACTGATTACCACTCAATGCAGAAAGAACTTGAGGTTCAACATTTGGAGTACCACCAATTGTAGTAATTTCATTCTGGAATACTGTACCACCCCAATCACCACTACCAGAAGTATCTACAGCATTGTATCTCGCATCGGATACAGCAACTCTAGCAACTGTAATAAGATCAACATTAGACTTGAATAGATTATTTCCGAGAATACCGCTGGTATGAGTAATCTTACTAGAACCAATTTGTCCTCTATCTGCTGTGAAAGAGTAAGATGCAAATCCACCACACAGGGTCATATCAGAATTAAATCTAGCAGTAGAATCAACAATTAAATTGTTTCTAATTCTAGTACTTCCACCCTGACCACCGACTGTAATATCAGAAGCATTAGTTGCAAAATCAAGTTTTGACGTGCTAGAATTACCAGAGAAAAATTCTACAGTGCCTGCAGTAGAAGAAAGTTTAACCGTATCATCAAGACCTCTTCTTGTACCTAGTTGAATATCACCAGAAACTTTAAGAGCCTTTGTGTCAATTTGAGTAAACGATAAAGATTCGTTGTTGTTATAAGCACCACCGATAGTAATCTTAGAAATATTGCTATTAAGATCTGGTGTATTACCAATCCAAATGTTGCTATGCAGAGATTTATTACCAACATAAACATATTGATCTTGTGTTGTGGTGTTGAGTAGATTTAAAGTTTTTACAGAATTACCAACGTTAAGTGTGCCAGTAAAAGCAGTATCAGTGACTAGATTAAATGTACCACTTGTCTGAGATGTTCTGATCTCAGCAGTTGTACCGTCGTTGCCATTGACTTCAATGTCATGCTCAAAACGAGCATCATCAGTAAATCTAGATGTACCATCAACAACCAGTGCTCTGTCTAGTTCAGCATTAGTTACATTAATACCAACACGACCATTATTTGTAGTTGCAACTCTAAGTGTTGCTTCATTTGCTGGTGTTGCACTGTCGCCACCAACTAGAAGTGCATAATCAGAAGTTGTTTCAGTTCTATTAGCGAACGCAGGATTACTTAGATAATCAGAAATTATCTTACCACTGATAAATGCATTACCAACAACATCAAGGTTTGCACGAGGAGCAGTATCAACATCAACAAATGCAGTCATATATGCATCATGTGCAGATCTTGCGACTGTGTTAATACCAAGTTTGTATTGACCAATGTCACTGGTATCAGTTCTAATTGTTTCAGAACCAATAACTCCAAATTCTTTCCAAGAAGAATTAGAGAACTCTAATCTTACATCATTTCCAAGTGCTACCTCACTAGACCAAAGTCTTGGATTGTCATTTGCAACGTTAGATCTGTTTTCAATAATAGCAATTTGACAAGTATTAGCACTGGCAGTAAATCCATTACCAATGATTTGCCAGAGACCATTAAATCCAGGGTCACTATAGTTAGAAATTCTGATCTGGGATCCGCTGGTAACACCAACTTGATCATTAGATAAGTTGTTACCCCAAGTAATGGTGATAACAGTGCTTCCATTCATCTGGAAGTTAAGGAGATTTGCATTAACAACTCGCGCAAAGAAGTTTGCGTAAATCCATCCAAGAGACCCAGTACCACCAACTTCAGATCCTTTGAGAAGAATATCTCCAGATAATGGAACTTCAGACCCGTACAATACATTTTGGGTAGTATTAATTGCAGTTCCAAGACCTGTGCTATACACGGGACTTTGATTAGGTGTAATATTTGACCCAATGCTTCCAACTACATGATTTTGAATTTTATAACCTTGTGCAGCACCATTTGAACCACGTGGATTAAACTGGAATATTGAGGCAGCAACTCGGTTTCTTGCAATTACAATGTCACCATTTGTATCTTGATTGAGGAATTGATTAGTCTTATCAAGTGTTGCATCATCACCATCACTAGGTGATACGTTAGAAACTACAGTAAATGCATAATCTCTAACTCTACCCAGAACATTAATAGTAACAGGAGAGTTAAATGTACTCATGCGATCTTGAGCATCACCACCATTAACAGTGATGTACTCGTTAAATGTTACAGGAGTATCAAAAGTAGTAACAAGACTACCGATATCTTCAGTGTCATCATCAGAATCAACTAATGCAGCAGATTCCAAGAATACTTCTTCACCAGTAATAGCATCAATCTTACGGTTACCAATGTATAGGTCACCGTTAGAGTTTAGACCAGTGTAGAATACTAAACCACCATTTTGCTTCTTAGACTGTGCATAGAAGTCTTGGGTTGGGGTTAGAACGATCTCCTGACGGGCAGGAAGACCGGTTGAATAGTTACCAGGACCGAATCCAAGGTACTCAAAGGTATGGTTACCTGCACGAGCAATAGAGGGTCTTCTAAGTTCAACATATAGTCTCTGATCAGACATTACAGTGCTGTCACCAGCAATAGGAATGCGACGATCTTCAGATCCAGATGCAGCATTACCCTTCTGCGCTCTTAATCTATTATCAATGCTAGAATTAACTTGAGTATAAGTATTCTGCAACAGTGCTTGCTGAGTCGTAAAGTCAAGCATTGCTTCACGAGTCATTGAACCCTTAAAGTCGTTAACTCTAACAAGACCGTGAGTATAGTTATCTGCAGCAGAATATGTTGCAGGAACATCAAGTTGGGTGTTATCTAACTGCTTGAACCAAAGAGGATCGTTCTTATAGTTCAGTGGATATAGTTTGCTGATTGGTTGAGAGAACTTAAAGTTACGGAAGTTACCCTGATTACCAGCACCAGTTGGGAATGGAGAGATGTTACCACGAACAGCAGTTAGATAGTAGATACCATCTTGCTGACCGTAAATACGGCGTTGAACCTCTTCAACATCAAAGATGTAGAAGGTATCATCAAGTTCCCCAGTATCAGTTACAGACTCTACGTAGAACTGAACGTTTGCATCGTCAGTAATGATATCACCAGGAGTGATAGTATAAACTTTGGATCCAAGTTGTCTGTAGTAATATTCTGGATAGTTCTTACGAATAAGATCCTTAATGTATAGTGACTTACCGAAGTCTTCATCAGTCAGTAGGTCAGCAAATACTGCACCTTGAGCAAATCGGATATTTTCAAAGACTGAATAATCAATCTTACCAGAAATACCCTTGAGAATCAAATACCAGTCACTTGTATTTGGAACATTGAGTGCTGCATGTATGAATGCATAACCCGAAGAATTGCCATACCAATCAACTCTGTTTGCAGAATTTGATTGAGTCTTGTTAGCAACGAAAGAACCACCCTGAGGTGCAGTAACCTTAACTGTAGTAAACGTTTCATTCAACAATCCAACGTTTGTAATACCTAGGTCAAATACAGTTACTTCTAATAGTTCGTCACCACTTTGTGCATCATTAAAGTATCTACCAGACTGAATAGTCATTGAGACATAATTAGAAGTCTCAATACTCTTAGCGTACTGAGTTGTGCCTACAACGTCTCTCTTATATGGATCATATGCAGTCTCTTCATTTAGATTATTACTAAGGAAATCTGCCTTAGTGAAACCAATAACTTCATTTGCTTGTACTGGGTTGAAGAACCTTGCTTTTGTTACAGAACCAGATACTGGTTTAAGTACAAGTTTTTGTGGCAGAAGTTTTCTAGTTTCATCCTTACGAACTTTAATGGTAAATCCATTAATAGGATCACGAACCGCTTGTAAGTACTCAGGAATAACATAACGAAGACGATAGATACGATCATCTTTATCTCTTTCATCCTTGATCCTTTCAAACCAAGCATCGTTAGTCTTATCTTGACCAGAGATATCGCTATAAGTATTCTCATGCAATCTAGTTAAGATGCTTTCATCATACCTAGGATCATTAACATTAGAAGAATGATCCTCAACCTGCATATACCACTTACCATAAATTGCTGGTGTAGTATTTGGATTTAAATATGACGGATCATATTTTACAGGTGATTCACGCTTATCCGCAAATGTTGAGAAGTCATAAGAACCAGTCTGGAATGTAATTGCATTAATATCAGCAATTGCATCTGACTTTGTTGCGTGAATAGTGAAAGTTTTTTCAGTTTGATATCTTGCCCAGAAGAATTTATCTCCACGAATTCTACCATTACTATCAGAGATAGAACTATCTCCAGCATAGTTAGAACCTACAAGAGGAACACTTCCACCCTCATTTGCTCTAAAGAATACCTGATGACCAGAAATATCTGCAAAAGGAACATCAAAGATGTGTGGTACATCAGTACGAATACTAGAGTTAGTATTTGCCTCTAGGATACAAGAGTATTGATGCAAATCATAATTATCATCTAATACAAATTGATATACATCAATTTCAATATCAGGATCAATAGACTCTACTTCAGCAGAGTGAATATAGATACCTGCTGCAGCATTTTCTTTGCTGTTTGCAAGCATAATCTTTGTTTGATCTGTTCCGTCAAAGACTGAAGTTCCTTCATAAGGTTCTGGTTTTGTCTTTCTTGCAGGAGCAATTACATAATACTCTTCGTTGGTTTCAAAACCATTTGGGAGTCTAATCTTTCTCTTGTCAACATCAACATAAGAGTTGGTTACACTATCATAACGAGGACGTGGAACCAATCTAATTGGTGTACCAGTTTCTAGGTTATGTGGGTTGGCACCAGCACCTGTTCTAAGAGTCCAAGTTGTTGCTCTAGAAGCAAGTTGTGTGGTAAGTTGAGAAGGTTCTACTCTAGGAATAGTATTCAGACCAGTCTGAATAATCGTTGAGATATTAGTAAAGAACTGACGAATAGCAGAAGCTTGATCAGCACACTCTGGATAAGAGGTATGTTGAGTAATAGTATCGTCAACAGTTGGTGAGAACTCAGATGTATATACACCTGAAGTTAAAGTGAAGTACAGGTAAGAGTTTGTGGTGGTTGCGTTTGCATTTACCGATGGACCAAATGCAAGTCCGAGTGGAGACTCAACTCTATCAACTGACTGTAAGTATCCAGGATTTGCAATTGTATTATTAACAATCTGGAACAGAGTAGTAACAGCAGATGCTACATTCTGACAAGATCCGTTAGATACAGTTCTAAGAACAGATGAAAGTGATGTTGGGGTTGATACTGCACTAGAAATAATATTAAAGAGTGTAGTAATAGTTGTTCTTGCATCTTCACACGATCCAACAGATAAAGTTCTTGCAACATTAGCAAGAGAAGATGGTGTGTTGATAGCAACAGTAACTAGATCAGTGAAAGTTGTCAGAGATGATTTAACATCATTACACGATGCATTAGATAAAGTACGTGTAACACCATATAGTAGATTACTAGAAGTAATGGTATTAGTAAGTATTTGAATCAACGTGGTGATCGTAGCTGCCTGTGAAGCACAAACAGGGGATCCATCAGCAGTAATTGTTAGGTCTTTAGATTGAGTTAGAGTTGTATGACCACCAACAGTTACATTTTCATTTCTCATGACCTCAATCATGAGAGCACGTGCTTCAGTAAACGCGAAAATTGTTTCTGTTTCTTCACCAGCGACATGTGCCCCAGTAGCATAGAAGTTAGCAGCATCCCATACTCTGTCATTACCGCCATATGCTAAGTTATGAGCAACAACATCTACAACGTCCTTGATGTCATCAAGACAATCATTACTGTTTCCAGTTGGAACTGTAAATGTAGGGAAGTTTGCTAACATTCTACCCAAAGCAATCTCAGAAATAAAGTCTTTGTTTGCTAGAATTAAGTTTCTTGCATCTGCAGACTTATTATCTACAGGTGTAGGAGCATCAACTGTAATAGTTGTGTCTTTTGTCTGAGTTAAACCATGACTACCGACAAGGAGCATGGTTTCATTTCTCATTGCTTGGACCATTAGGTCTCTAGCATATTCAAGAGCTTGTGTAGTCTGTACTTCTTCACCGGCAACATGAGCACCCTGAACATACAGGTTTGCCATGTCCCAGACTCTATCATTTCCACCAAATGCTAAGTTATAAGAAACTTCCTGAACGAAATCATCAATGTCATCAATACAATCTTGAGCGTTGCCAGTTGGAGGAACAAACCCAGGATTCTCAGCGATCATTCTTTCGTATGCTTCAGCAGCAATCACTGCTTTATTGGAAAGAATTAAGTTGCGAGCATCACCATTACGATCAATTACTGGATCTGGTGTATTATATGTAATTGATGTATCATAGGTTTGAGTTAAACCATGAGACCCTACCGAAAGGACCTTTTGGTTTCTCATAACTTGAGCAGCCATTTCTTTTGCTTGCTCAAAAATATGAAGAGTTTGTGCTTCTTCACCTGCTACATGAGCACCTTTAACATAAGAATAGGCAGCATCCCAAGATTTATCGTTACCACCGTATGCTAAGTTATCAGCAACTGCTTCTAGAATATCAATAACATCATCAATACAATCCTGTGGATTACCTGTAGGAGTAGTAAATGAAGGGTATACTGTAAGCATTCTTGCATATGCTTCAGTTGCGATCAAAGTTTTGTTAGCAAGAATTAGATTACGAGCATCACCATAACGATCTTTGACTAGTTCAGGAGCAACATAGGTGATAGTAGTATCTTTCTGTTGTGATAAACCATGAGATCCAAAGATGAATACATCTTCATTACGCATGACTTGGATGCACATATCTCTAGCATATGTAAATGCTTTGATAGTCTCATCTTCTTCGCCAGCAACATGAGCGCCGGTTTCATACAAGTATGCTGCATCATAAGTATCAGCATTACCACCAAAAGCAGTATTTTCTGCAACTGCTTCAATTACATCAACAATATCATCCTTACAATCCTGTGGATTACCTGTAGGAGTAACAAATCCAGGGAAGTCAAGGACCATGCGATCATATGCTTCAGCAGCAATGAATGCTTTATTGAGAAGGATTAAATCTTTTGCGTCTCCGTAACGATCAGATACCAGTTTCTTCTCACTGTATACTGCTTTTTGACCCAACTCAATTGTAGTTGCATCAATAACACGCTTAACATAAGTGTTATCTGGGATGGCAGGAGAATTAGGACGTGAAGCTCCAGCATTTAACTTACCATCAGTAAACTCAGAAGGATCGTAATCTGCAACGATCATACCCTGAGAAATACCAGAAGTATCGCCAATGTTTACAATAGAAGATGCTGCTGTAGTAGAAACACCTTGACGCAGATACGAGAAATTACGCATCGCTGCGATTGCTAAATCTCTCGCGTAATTATATCCTTCTAAAGTTTCTGATAGTTCTCCAGTGATATAAGAGAGATTATTTCCAACATAATAAGACTCTGCTGCCTGGATAGTATTAATATTACCACCAAGACGAAGATCTTGTACTGTAGCATCAATCAGATATCCAATATCGCGACGACATTTCTCAATGCTGATGCCAGATTTAACTACAAGATTTGGATACTTTCCAGTGATAAATCCATATGCTTCAGCAGCAATGAAGCTCTTATTTTCTTCAATTCTATCTGCTGCATCAAGATCCTTATTATTAAGTACAAGATTGCTAGGATTAAGAATAGATGCAGTTGCAGTAAATTTCTTAAATCCATTTGGTGATAGAGTAGCATCAAAAATGTTACTAGCACCAGCACTTCTTGGAGTTAGTTTTACATATAGTTTTTCATCACTTCTTGCACCAATTCTGAATCCATCAATTGATGCTGCAGGTCTCTTGGCAGGATCATATGCTTCATCATCACCAAAGAAAATTTTACTGTGATTATTAGGATCATTAGATGCTTTTACATCAATAGTATAGTAAGCATTCTTCTTAGTATTTCCTTGTGTTTCAGGGATAGTTTTTGGAGGAACAATATCCGTGATGTAACCACCCTTATCTTGATTAAAGGCAAATCCTTTAAAACCAATAGCATGAAGTGATGTGTTACCGAAGTTAGAGTTAGAGTTGGTGATAGACATATCACCACCACTTTCCATTAGGAAGTGATCAGCAAAACCAACAGCGAAGATAGAAACGTTCTGAATAAATGCGTCATCTGATGCACGAACGTGGAAGTTTCTCCAGTCATCCTTCCAATATGCATCACCTTTAGTGTGATATGGAACAGTCGCAAATGCATCAGTTAATGATGCCTGATTAAACGTGTTAGAATACTCATCATAACGAATGAATGCTCTGTCATCTTTCTGCAATGAAACGCCCGTATACTGAGCGATAACCATGGATTTAAATCCAGTTGCCTTCAGTCCATTTGCCCAGATTCCGCAAATACCCCAGGTAGAGCGAATAGAGCAGTTAAAGACATACGGAGACGCGGATTCAACGGAATCAACTTCCGCTTTAACTACCGCATTTGCACTTAATCCACTTTGAGCTGTATATGATGTTCCGCTAACTAAACTTACACTGGTTCCAAGAGCTGCAACAGTTCCAGGAATTTTATAAGTAAACTTCCTACCATCTACTAGATCAATATCTTCTACGGGGAAGGTGCCGTTTAATTGATCATCTAACCCATTGTTTTCAATAGAAACAAACTGGTTCTTGAAATAACCATGATTTACTTTAGTGGTAATATTGACACTGATTGTTCCTGCAGGAGAGGAATCTACACACTCAATACTTTCAATAGAGCGAATGTCTGATAGAGGACCAACAATTCTAGTTTCTTGGATTCTTTCAGTAAATTCACCGGGATCGTCAATTGTTGGTTGATACTGAGAAAATGCCTTAGCAATCTTCTGATAGTATAGACCTAATTCTTCTTTGTCTGCATATTCAAATACAGTTAGTTTATGGTGAGAATAGTTAGGAATTGCTAACTGATCCCAGTATCCATTCTGATAATATACCTTACCTACACCTTCGTTCTTATTGTAGAGAGGAGAAGAAGGTTCTAGATCACCATCTTTGATCGTAAACTGCCAGAAATAACATGCACCAGTTACATTAAAGATAGCAGAACGCTTCTCTAACCTGTCTGCAGGATCTGGGACATATAAAGGACGGACAACAGTCCTACGAAGATCATAACCTACAAGAGATGAACCTCTAGGTAGAATTGCACCACCTTCAGTGTTATTGAATCTATAAAGGATATTATTTGGATCTGAGATATCAAGATTAGAGTTATCTTCCCACTCATTTAATGCTTGATTGAATGCAAATGCATCAATACCCGTAGTTCCAACAATGCCAGGACGGTTATCAATATAATGATTACCAGGCATCAACATGATCGTGAACTGGTCAAAACGATCATTATCGGGACCAGGAAGGTATGAATACCTTGCAATCTCTAAGAATGCTCTTTGAATAGACTTAAATGGTCTAATTGGGGAATTTCCCCTGTTGTTCAACTCATCCGAAGCATTGAAATCATCGGGGGAGACATACAAATACTTACCAGTTTTACTACTAATAAGATTGTCAAGTCTAGTCAAAGCCATATTACTCAACCGCTGCGGTTACTAAGATCTGATCTCAGATTATTTATACAACTCCCGAGGCAGGATTTGAACCTGCGACCGAGTGATTAACAGTCACCAGCTCTGCCGCTGAGCTACTCGGGATTAAAGAGGTATCTCACCTCTAGGATTTAGTTTGTAACTAAAGAATGCAACCACCCTGTAGCAATATATTTAATTTCGCTTTTGGGTGGGTATCCACGATGAAAAAAAGTCCAACATGCCGGAAAAATGATCATTCTTCCAGTCTTGGGTTGAATTTTTGTACCATCAATAAATTCTGTGTAACCATCTTCTACGATATCATTAAGATACCATATAAACGTTAACAGGCGAACACCACTATTTTCAATTTCAGACTTAATTGTATTAAAGTCACTATGCCAAGTATATCCAGAATTAGGATTAGTTCTTTGTATTTGATACCCAGAATCTTTCATTTCATTTAGCAAGATTTCAATAGTATCTTTATTAGTGCGTTCTTTAATGATCTCACTATTTACATAATTTCTTAAATGCTCAGTAAGAGTTTTACAAAATACATCATCTTCATATTTCCAATCGGAAAGAGAAGAAATTTGTAGATCGGTAGAATCTTTTACTTCTTTGTTAATATAACCATGACCAATATGACCTTCAAATTTACGCTCGTCTGCTTCAAATTTTTCAATACATGTTTTACAGAAATGCTCACTTAAGGCATTATCTGCACAGTATATAAATTCTGAATACTGAAAAGACATAATACGAAGACATAAGGAAGGGGCATCTCACCCCTCAGAACTACTTGGTTAACAAGGCTAGTTTAACCCCGATCTCCCATTCAGGCAGTCGCGAGTTCGCGAGTGCGGGAGAATGCAACGATATTATTCGCTGCGGTGTCAGATGTTTTTGCATCTATGGTTTGCTTATCCAAGCAGGTTTCAGTAACACTCCTTATACCCCGTCTAAACCATGGCACCCCCAGGAGTGGGCAGAGTTGGATTTGAACCAACGTAGGCAGAGCCAGAAGATTTACAGTCTTCCTCCTTTAACCACTCGGACATCTACCCAATGGAGGTGAGGGGAATTGAACCCCTGTCCGAAATACCGGTGGTGTCACCTATTCCACAAAAGTGGAAAGCCAAACACAGGACTTGAACCTGCGACCTGATCTTTACAAAAGACCTGCTCTACCAGCTGAGCTAGTTTGGCGTTTAAACTCTAAATGTCCCCATTGAGATCCCCAGAGTTTTTTTCCAGTCTCAGGATTAATTCCTGAATCCATGACCTTGTAGTCATTATAACCTAAAATTATGCTGTTTGTCAAGTAAGTTTTAATTCCTTTCCAAAACACCCAGCAAGTACATTCAGTATTACTACCGTGATATTTGCTTCCAATCAATTCAAATAATGTATCGCATCCTTCTTTATATACACCTTTTAGGTCATAATTTTTGACGCGAATTTTTTCCCCTTCTGGGAAAATACGAATTAGAAATTTCCTATAGGGTTCTCTTTTATGAAAAGATTGGGTGCCCTCAAACCAATCACCACCAATCCACCTATGCTTGATAATAATTCTAGCATATCTAGTAGGATATTTTAATGCCTGTTCTTTATTGTCAAAAGTACCTTCAATATAATCATGAAAACGTGTCATCTGGCATTAACTCTGGATTAGTCATTTCAACTGGATATAAACATGGATGTAATTCTTCAGCAATAAGATAGTCGGAATATTGATCTACCTGCTCCATTGTAAACTCTGGATTTAATGCTGCTTCTGCTCTTATCCAAACATCTTCAAGTTCTTCCCTTTCTACTTTATCATATGTAAAAGGCATTCCCTCAATGAAATACATTTTCACAATAACTGTGTAATTTACTGGAAATGTGCAAAAGACGTATTTTGATGTTAAATTGTATGGATGAAACGACATCGTATTGCTTCTGCTTGTCGTATTTATGGTGATATCAACTCATTTTCATTCTCCATATTCTTTTTTGAGTTTGAAATACAGTTTGTAATAGGGTTTTTTCATTTGATCAATAGTATTCATGTCTTCTTCAAACCCCATCCATTTACAGAGTTGATATGATCCTTCTAATTCACTAATCAACCTTAAAATATTAGCAGGATGCTTCTCAAGTCCACCAAAATCATACTTAGACATAGTTTATTATTAATAATAGGAGTAGGGAGACTTGAACTCCCACGAGCATAATGCTCAACAGATTTTAAGTCTGGTGTGTCTACCGATTCCACCATACTCCCGAATGCAGGTTGTGGGAGTTGAACCCACTTTAGCCGCTTTATGAGAACGGTGCATTTACCAAATTGCTAAACCTGCTATAGTCACAGATCAATCTCAAGTTGTAGTTTACGTTCTTCCTCTATCCTATTATGCTCTGCCCACATCTCAGCAACCATATCTACAGGTTCTGGTGTCTGATAAGGTGGTGATGGTTGTGATTGCCACTCATCAATCGTTTCTTGTGTAGGGACAGTAATTCGGAAAGGAATATCTTCCTCCACAAACTCATTATTCATATCAATATATGTCTGAGGAGTAATCTTAACCTGTTTAGGTTTATGCATCTTCTGATATTGATTAGCACCCAAGTTGTCTAGAAAATCATTCATAATGTTCGTTCTAATCTATTTGTTGCTTGATCTGGGAAGTCTCTAGGTCTACTATCAGTAGCATTGTCAGTCTTAGGAGAACCTTCGTTCGCCTTCATAGTATGCTGATAGTTTGGTCGTGGGTATCTCATATAGAATGGATCAGGCATCCAGTATGTTACCTGCCATTCTTGTTCGGGACATAGTTCAAGATGCTTCTCTACACTATGAGAAAAACTACCGAGTTGAATATAACCATCATGAGTGATGCATCTGCCATTGCCAGCATCAACCAGGAACATCATCTTGCTACTCATAGCATTTCTTGCTCTGGGTTAAGATTTTTCACAAATTGCACAGGATCCTTTTCGGACTTATGTACCCAATGATAGCGCATCATCTCAAAAATGGGATCCCATGTGGCGACACAGACATAATCCTTCATGTATACCTCGCTGCAAGCTCTTTAAGTTCTTTCACTGTCAGTTTATTTAACTGCTCAGTAAAATGATCTAATAGCAATTGCTTATATTGTTTCTTAGTCATTTAAACACAGATAGGTCCTTCGGATTTTTGAAATTCGTAAATTACATTACTACCCCATATGACTTTATCGTTCTTCCATCCTTGATCTCTACTCTTGTAAACTTCACCATTAAATTCTACCACACTTTTGAGTTCTCCGCCATTAATTATGCATTTATTTGTAGCAACAGAACCTTTATAGAATATACCATTAGGTTTAAATATCATATCACAACATTTATTGCGCTCTTTCCAATCAGGAGACCAGTTTTCAACTACAATTTGATCCGAATCATCTTGAATACGATGCCATCTCTGTCGGTAAGGATTTTCTTCCCCCAGATACTGATACCACTGCTTTGATTTAAATTCAAGTTCTCCTATACGTTCCCAAGTAAGTTTGATGTGTGCATACTTTGCCGGGTTACCAGCAGCTTGATACCAATTATCATAGAACCCCTCCAATTTATCACAAAAATCTTCAATGTTTATCATAACCAATACTACCAAGATAATGTAATGTGTCTTTCATGCTACCAATATGTTTATTACCGATAGCAACCTGAGGATATGTTGCATCAGATCCAAATTCCATTTGAAATTGTTGCTGAGTAAAATGATTCCCTAGTACGTATTCATGGAATTCAGTACTAACAGATCTTAAGAGCATTCCTATACGTTCGCATTCTTGATTACTATTACTGTAAATTACTGCTGTTGTCATAGTTAATTACAATTTGTCGTGAAACTTCTCCCTTGCTATTTACCAAGAGTTTTTTTTCTAATGTTCCATTTAGAATATTGCGAACATTTTCCAATTGATGTTCAATTATAAAGTTTTTAAACCCATCATCCATCCAAGATTTATTAGATCCTGGTGTATTGAAATCTTCCATGTTAAATCCAATCAGGTTTGCGGTCTGGGATACGAAGATAGTTATCTTTTACCCATGGTTTAGATGAAATATACATCTTATACTTATCGTAAATATCAATACCTTCATCGTATTTAAACTCATCAGGTCCTGCAAATACAAAAGGTTTAGGACCCTTCCCACTGCGACCTTGTGGGTCTGCTGTAGGAAGTATCTCCTTTGCTGCTAGAAGCGTCTTCTGGCAGGTGTGAACTTTACCATAGCGAGCAGTATACTCATCACACATAGCAAGACCATGTGCGAGTAACCACTGCCAGTTGGTTACAAACTCATTCGCCCAAATAGTACAAGGGTGATTACGAAAAGCACCCTTCTCAGTAGCATAAGGAGTACCGTCTGCTTTAGGAAGAGTACCGAAGTTATGTCCCCATTTGTCTGAGCATACAATAGCAAGCATCTGGCAAGTCTCTAGGGGCATCTTGACAATGTGCTTGTCAGGGAGAACCACAGCAGACTTATATGGACTAGGATCAGTTACAAAGATATTCATATCAATTTAGATAGCGAGATGCATAACAAGAATACTAACATTATAACTACGTCCCAAGATCTTGTCTTTATAAAGTAAGGAACTGAAATAAGATCTGCAACGAAGTGTGCGCCCACACCAATTAATACATTTACATGAAGGACAATGAAGTAGGCAACAATAACAAGAGCACTACCTATGATCCTTAAACGAACTACATTCATAATATTAGTATAACTCAATTAGTCACGCTGACGCCAATCATCAGGTTTATCTTGCTGAAACCATTCTAGCATATCATCAGCACTTGTAAACCCCTTCTTATGTTTGGATGGGTCGGGATCTCCTAGTCCCATCCTATTCAGAAAATCGTCTGTGCTACCGTCTTCAATTTCCTGAGAAGATTGTCTTCGTGCTTGCTGTAACCAATCACGAGCAGTAGTATGACTCTTTGCCAATTTCTCTGCCCAAATCATATCATCTAATTTTACCTCTTCACCATTCGCAATACATTTACAAATAAACTCCATTCGCAGTCGGTATTTTGTAGACAGCATAAAACCTAGATCACACCTGGTTTATTTAGAAGCATAAAAAAAGAGGACCCGAAGGTCCTCTCAGTTATGTCAGGAGATCAGAAGGAATACTTCAATCCCAATTTTGTTCCATAACCGCGATCAACGTCGCTATCACCTGAACCAACGAACGAGACTTCGCCATATGCACCCAGAGCATCGCTCAAGGAGATACCAACGCCTGCCTTACCTGAAGGAACGGTGTCGCTCTCAGCACCGTCAGGAGCAACTACGCTAGCGCCGCCTTGGACATAGTATGATGCAGAGTCACCTAGTGCGCCTTCGTAACCTACGTGAAGGTCTGTGGCAGTTCCGGAGTAGTCGGATCCAGTCCATCCTGAGTTGGCTTCTACGTTAACGTAGGGTCCGGCGAATGCAGCACCAGCAGAGACGGACAGGGCAGCGGTTGCTGCAAATACAGATTTGATCATTTTGTTTAATTACCTTTTAGTTTACTTGTGGAGTGATTACCCACAGATGTTGGATTGAGTTGTCCCAATCGCTTGTACAGATTGTAGCACATGTTGCGATGCGCGTCAAGTGGTATGTGCGATTAATTGAGGCACTTCCCTGATTTGCTACAAGAGTAATTTAGCATGAAAAAGGGGAGTTTCAACCCCCCCTTGTGCCAGTTGGCGATACGGATATCCGATGAATGTGATAACTTTAACTTATCAATTCAGGTATATCAACAGTCCTTTAACATTAACGTTACCTTTCATTGCTGTGATATCAACATTTCCTGTACCTGTCAGGATACTCGCACCAGTGCCGGAAATCATTGTTAAAAGAGTTGTAGAAGTGATAGTAGCAGCATTACTTGCTTGTGTAAGTGGTCCTACTGCAGTAATATTAGTAAATGCTGCGCTCGTAAGAGTTAATCCACCAGCAACAGTTTTCATACCAATAGTACTCACCGGATCTTTAATTAATCCAAGAGGTTGTTTAACTCCCAGAGCAATCATTTCTATTGCTCCACCGGCACCCAGAGAGATATCTCCAGCCGCCTTAATATTCATATGTCCAGGTGATATGACATTAACTGATGCACGAGGATCATACTGAAGACTCACTTCTTCACTAATAATATCTGATTTTTGTCCTGCGACTAAACCGACTCTAGTACCACAGGTTTCCGTAATTTGCCCAGCATTGATACGAAGTTCTCCACCACCATTAGGACCTGCTTGAATAAGAACAGAAGATTTACCAATCAAAGATAAAACATCTGCTGCTTCTAAAACTATATTAGTTCCTTTAATTCTTACTTCACCATGGACTTCTGTAATACAATCGCCATAACATATTTCAGATTTTGCTGTTTCATTTTTACCTGCTGTAGAAGATTCCTTAGATCCTCCACCTTCTGTTGAAGAATTGGAATTTCCAGTGTATTGAGCAACTAAGGAACCACTTTTAATTAGTTGACCACCCTTGGAATTGACAATAAATCTGCCACCACATGCTTTACCATTTCCACCAGAACCACTAAGCATCATGATATCTCCATTCTCTTGAATAGAGATTCCCATACCATTTAACTTATTGCGAATTTCAAGGTCTCCACCATCATCCGTCAATGTATAACGTTTACCCGCAACTAGTACAGTAATTTCAGTTGAAACAGGTCCTTGATCTTCATTAGGAGTTGATGGTTCTACAGGTGTTTTTCCATCATAAGATCGTTGAGTTGGAGCTCCAGGTGCCCTCAAGTCATCACCAAGTTTTTGATCAAATGTTTTTGCCATAATTACTCCTAAGGACAATCAATATATTTACCTGTCCCGATCTTGGCAGATCCAACAGTAACTCTAACATCTCTATCAAGACAAGAGAATGATGGAATGAATTTAGCACCATATCCACCACCGCCGATGATAAGAACTTTAGGATAGCTATCAAAAACAATAGACCTGTTTTTAATTCTAACACTAATGACTTTACCATTTTCAACTACCGCATCAGCAATGGTATTATCACCGTTGATGTATACTTGAGGTGAAGAAGTATACTCTCTACCAGGATTTAACACAGTGAAAGAATCAATGATACATTCTTTGTCTGATGTTTGGGGAGTATTAATTTTATATCCAAATCCAGGATCGGTAATTCTTAACTCAGTAATTCTACCAGTAGAATCTAATAATGGCAATGCAGATGCGCGGAATCCTTCTCCTGGAATAATAACCACTGGAAGTTCTGTATATGGATCTCCAGGTTCATCAATAGGAATATCAATAATTCCACCACCAGGATCAGTAATGATCTTTCCGGGATCTACAGTAGGATTTCTAGGTGGATCAGTTCTTGAATTTGTATTAGAAGATGAATCTTCACTGGCATCTAATTCTTCAGGACTAAACCCAGAAGCATCAGAGAGAATAATAACATTGGTACTAGCAGTTGTTCCTGCAATACCAAATGTCAGTAATTCTTCATCTTCTAGTTCAGAATCTACATTTATACCAATAATAACAGTTGCTGTATTATTTTCTATAGTAAATGATCCCGATAATGAATTACTTACAATATCATTTGGGGTAATTCCAGTTCCAAATAGACGATAGAATAATGTTCTGCCAGTCTCAACATTTGTAGTAGTTATAGTATATTTGATAAATTGCCCTTCCTTTACACTAGACCTATCAGATACTACTTTATAGGTTGGCGTTGTATCAGTAGGATCAACAGTAGGATTAGGATCTACATCTCTAGCATCAACAATATCAGAAATAATTGTGTCAGGTGATTCAGTAGGTGCAGATGGAGGAGATGGTGGGGGATCTCCTGGTGCTGGTGACGGTAGACCTGGTGTCCTAATAGTACTTTCAGTTATCACACACTTAGCAACAGTTTTTTTAGCAAATGCTGGAATTGTTCCAGGAGAATCTTTTTTGATTGTCACAAAGAAATCCTCATCTCCCTCAGATTCCGTATCAGTAAGAGTTCTCACAAAAATTTTCTTTTCCGATTCTCCAGGAGCAAATCCTAAAATACCACTAGATTTTAAATAGTCAGTTCCTTCCGTAGCACTACCGTTTCTAGTAGTATACTTGACACTTGATGATACATCAAGATATCCAACTCTAGTAACAACAAAAGTTGCTTCATCTCCTTCTTCAACTTTAATATCAGAGATATCATATTGAATAGAATTTGGAACTGGGGGATTTTGAACCCCACCAACAAATATTACTTTTGTTGGTTGAAGAACATTTCCTTCATATGCCTCATCACAAGTATACCTAGACCAATCTTCTCCCGTAACTGGGAATAGATCGTCAGTAATATTATTCAATAGATCATCTAAGAAATTACTCCGATCATCAGAATCGCAATTAGTACAAGCTACGGTAGTTTTAGAACATGACTTTCCAGGACCGTTGCATTGGATTCCAAGTAAATCTAAAACATAGTTAATTGCATCACCGATAATATTAATAGCAGATGCTGCAGCACCTAAAAGGTCCTGAAGAGGACCTAAAACAGATTCAAGTAATTCATTCATTAAAGATTGTATTTTACTTAAAACACCTTCAACAAAATTATCAACTAAACATGCTGCTGCTTTGTATACATCAAACAAATATCCAAAAATAAGATCTTCCAAGAAAGAAGCCAAACGATCTCCAAGATCTGCCATCTGGCAACCAATATTAGCTAAAAGGTCGTTAAAGAATTTTGTAAGCGGTGTTAATGAATTACCAGTATCCGATGGATACAATAGCATGTTAATTAAATCTTTAATACCTGCTTTTATTTTTTCAAGAATAAATCCCTTCACAGACGCGACAAAAGTTCTTACAACAGAGATCGCCTGATTTACATATTTTCTCCCTATGCCAACTGCATCATGCAATTCACCACTTAATGGTGCAATAAGGTATGTTCCTAATTTGCCGTCATTGTTTTGAACTTCGGCAAGCATTTCCGAGAATAATCTAGTAAAAGTTTTTTTAAGATCAGTTTCTTTACCACACTTATCTGCTTTCTCTACACAAAAATTAATCCCTCCAGGATTTAAATCTGTATTTTTAGAATATTTCGCTACTTGAAAATTTGTTGGACCACTAATTATTTTCTCATCACCAGTCTCCCCTAGTATGCCACTAGGAGCTACTCCTGCCTCTGTAGCAGTTATCGCAGCCTTTTCGCCAACGGCAGGGTTAGGTTGATCAAACGCTAGTTTAGCATCTTCCGGAATATAGGTAGTAAATGATTTACAGTTTTCACCTGGTGTAGGATCATCAGCAGTCTTTTCAGATGTTGAATTAGCAACTCTACCAACAGAACCCATAATAATAGGTTGTTGTTGAAGATTATCCAGATAAAATCCAATAACCCATACTCCCTTACCCAATTGATCAGAGACTGATGTTGCTCCTCCTGGTGTATGAGGATTCGTTACGGGCATCATAGTAATTGCCCATGGAAGATCATCCCATGAAACTGCCTCACAAGACTTAGGATGAGCACCAACGATCCTTACTTTATAACGACCAGAAAGTTTTTCATCATCCGCCTTCTCAGATTCAACTTGCCCAACCCACCATGAGAATCCATCGGATCCGATTTGGTTTATTGGATATAACCCGTTTAATGAATCCATATTAATCAATCTTCATATACTAAGCATTCAGGTTCTGAAGGATTTTGATCACAGAAAAGTTCTAGGTAAGTAGGATCATGATGATCTCCTGCCTCAATCTCTTTCTTATGATGCTCCACATACTCTTCCAATTCATGCAATTCTCCCTCAATGTGACGACGTTGATTGGGAGAAGTCATAGGATTGTCAAGAATCTCTTTATCCTTTTCAATATGATCTTCAATTGATTTCATTTGTACTCCTAATAATTTTATTTATTTGTATATTCTTTAATTCCGCAAGAATCACGGATTAACTCAAGTACAGTATAAGCGTTTTGTTCCTTAACGTCAATCTGATGATTGACAGATTTAATCAAATATGTGCCACTATATGTTGGATCCCAAACTTCATCTTTCCTCTCTGCGTCAGAAACTTGATTGGGAATCCTAATATCTATTGTATCTCCGGCATTAAGATCAAAATTCGCAGTTAGTGATATGGTCAATTCGTAATTGAACATAACTCCTAGTCTAGAAATACTCTGCGGTAAATATTGTTTAACATAATCAGGAAAAGAATTATCGGGAGATTGATCCCCGAGATCAGCATCTTCATTAGATGCAACATTTTTACCCATATACCAATTTTCGTGATTTACAATAGTTGACATCACTCTACTTGGATACTGTGATAATATAGTTTGACCTACAGGAAGTTCAGTTTTTGTCCCTAAGTGAGACATATCATTCCAAGTATTTGCTAGGGAATAAACTTGCTCTTCGTACTTGCCAGTATTTATGTCGTAGTAGCACACTAAAGAAGAATATGCTCCTTCCCTCATTTTTTGCATAGTATCAATTTCACTTCCGAATCTAATCTCTTGGATCTTAAACATACTCTCTTCAGATGTCTTTCCAGGAGAATAAGAAAAAATATTAGTCTTTGGTTTTTGTTCTGATAAAGAATCAATTGACTTAAAGACGAATTGAGATTTCTCTTCTTTCCTTGTAACCTGAAAAAATAAATATCCTGCTGTTCCAGATGCATCATCTGCAGTATTAGGATCAGCATCAGAAACAGTACCGAATGGTATTACTTCTAACGGAATTACTCCTGATCTTGATTTTAATGTAGTAGATTCTTTTTGAGCAATTGTTTTAGACTGTAAGGATCTAATTAATGCAAATGGAGTCTTTTTAGCAGGTAAATGTGCAATGCTAGTAACAGAATCTTCAATGTCAATCCTATTACCAACAACATTCAAATATTCTAATAGTAGTTTTCTCACTACATTAGAGGTAGATCCAGAAATTAGTTTATTGACCCGAATACTCTCATTTAATAATCCCTCGGTAGAAATTAATGCTAATGTATAAATCTGGGTTCTATCTGCATTAACTCTGTTACTTACTTTAAACACACGAAACTCATAAAAATAAGTATCTTCTTTAGCATCAACTACTTCAAAAACAACCCTTTCAAATCCTTGAATAGGAATAGATGAAATTAAATTTTGTGCATTATCAAGTACAACCATGGTTGCACCATAAGCAGGCCACAGAATATTTTCATGATATTGGATAAACAATACCATATCCAAGAGGTTTGCTTCCGCCTTCTCCCCATCTGGTTTATATAAAGCAATCTGTCTGATTTCACAACTAGATGCATATGGTTTTCTATTAAATTCTGCCATAGTTAACTATACAAAGACGGGTAGAGTTCGGAAAATCCTATATCACCCTTTGTACTTATATAAGAAGGAGGAGTATCATCAGCAGTATCATCTATTTGACTGTTATTACTGATGAGTATTGGTTCCAAAGTTTTGTTTTTGGTTTCCATTTTACGTAAAGAATTTTGCTGTGATTGCATATTCACAACCGTAGATATAGCACCACGAGATGCAGGAGAATTAATACTAGATTGGTCTCCCATAGGTTTACCATACATATTCATACTTTCATCAGCACCAGACATACCTGCATCACGCATATACTGTCTTAAGATATCATTTCGCCTTTGGGTTTTCTCAGCGATTGTCGCAGTTTGATCCATCAACCCACGAGTGCCTGTCATATCTCCAATATCTTGAGCGTTGCGGATTGCACCATCTAATCTTCTGTTACCTGTTGTTGTAGATTGTGGAGTAACCTGTGGTTGCACACTACGAGTTTTATATGCAGGATCACTTATATTAATATTATATTCCTGACGCATTCTTTCTGCAAGATCTTTCCTACTTGGATGAGGAACTGCATCATATGTCTGCATTTGAGTTCCAGAATCCTGACTGTTATATCTTTGAACATCTTCGGGAGTATATCCACTCCTCCTAGCAGAAAATGGCACTTCCATTCCAAGGAATTTTTGTACCGTTCTACCATCTTGCATATAACTACCGTTGTCGCCAGCTGATGGAGTCATAACTCTACCAGTTCCAGGTAAGAATCCAAAAGGTCCACCTGTACCACCTTGGCGACTACCATATTGCATAGATGACCCACCAGTGCCACCTGTAGGTCTACTATAAATGGTTTTAGAACTATCACCACCTATACCACCACGACCAGTGAAGACCCCAAGAGGATCCCACCATGCTCTTTCGCTTTTAGATGATGATGCACTACCAGAAGCAAACATCTGTTTTTGTCTATCTTCCTGATCTTTTTTATGGGAAGTATCTTTAATAACTTTATCTGCAATCGTATTCGGAACTCCAAATGCAGATGCAATTGGGTTAGCAATTTGCTTAAGTTCGGAAGTAATAGGAGCTGCTAATGTTCCCATACCAGAGACTGCCTTCTCAAGCATAGATAATGTCATGACTCCTGACGCTCTAAGCGGCAGTTCCATAGCTTTCTGTAGATCTTTATTCTTTTTGTCTATTTTTGCAGGAACAGCAGAGTCCTGCATAGAAATCATAGCATTAAGAATATTAGGAGAAAATGAAGGATCGGATGCCTCGTCAGATCCTTGTTCATACATTGATACACCACCAGTTTTAGGAACTCGGGATGAAGGAATTGCAGATGTTTGAGGTTTAGGTCTTACTTTCCCATCAACAGCACTAGGTTCACCTTGAGTAAAATTATTATCAAGTGGCACGATCATTTCATTGCCATGTAACTTGGCAAGATAACCACTATCAGGACCGGACATAATGCCGCCCTCTTCAAGTTCAGGTATTGGAAGACTTAATTGCTGATCTTGAGTCTCAGGAGTCTTTCCAATCTCTTGTTCATCTTGTAATAAATTTAATTGTATTGCTTCTTGTTTTGATTGCCCTATGTCTTGTAATCGTAGCGTACCAGATTGATCAGTTTCTTTACCTTGTTCTGCAGCTTTAGCTCTGACTTGTTCTATATCTGTTTGTTTCTTAGCAGTATCATTCTGATCTCGTAAGGCATCTATAATAGCATCTAACTTAGTTTCTAGCAAATCAGAATTTTGCTCTAATTGCTTAATAGTACCAAAGATACCTTCTTTAGCTTGAATTACTTCTGATTGTGCATCATCTAAACTATCACTTAAGGTAGAAAAATTCTGATTGATTGCTTCTACTGCAGCAGATAAAAATTTACCAAGTTTTTTATCCTGAACCTTTACTGGTTTATCGTTAGATGGTACTGTTCCCGTTAATTTACTACTATTTTCCTTAAACTTTTTTTCGGCAGGATTTGCAAGTTGCTGATATTCCGGAAGATTTCTTACATGGGCAGGTGTTCCCATTAAAGGGTCACTACTTGATTGCCCTCTTGCAAGAATATCATTAACACTAGTTTTAGGTACAAATCTCTTACCTAAAGTTTTTTCAATAATATAATTTCTTCCCTCTCTTGCAGTAAACTCTCCAGGTGTAAATTTAGGGTCAACCTTATATTTTGCAGCTGCAAGAGTTGCGGCAGTTTTAGCAGTCTTTCCTCGTGATCTAGCAGTAGATATAATATCTACTAGTTGCCCTGCAATACTAGATGTCAGATCTCCACTATAAGTTGCCTGCAAACTCGCCATCCTATGCTCCTAATACCGCTAACTGATAACTTTTCACTGGATTAACTTTAGATGTATTACTACTTATACGAGTATTGTTCTGATTTTTAATGATAGTATTAGTCACTACTACTGTTTGAACTGGGATCCCATCTTCCATGTCCTCCATACTAGAACTAATTCTTTCAATTTCATTTAATTTAGATTGATTATCAAATGGATTTAAGAAATTTATTGGTTTCATATAAAGACCAGAGAATCCCTCTTCATCAGTCAATGATTTAATGAGTCCTTTAGGACCTGCAGGTCCTGATACTTTATCAGCAAAGATTGTTTGATTTGTAGGACTAACATCATTCGCGGTCGGGTTTGATTGCCCTGGTACGATACCATACTCTTCCATAACAGCATTAATTTTTCCTGGATATATGGCGTGTGGATTATATCCAGCAGATGCAATATTAGCGATTGCTTCAGATGGAGTTTTAGCATCTCCGTAATATTGTTTCCATATTCTAACTCGGTATCTTACAGATTCTTCAAAAGAATCAAATTTAATTGCTGTATGTTTTCCTTCTACTGGATCAATATAAACATATTTTTTAGATGGTGGATAATCTGGTGGGGCATCTTGACCAAATAAATTATTTGCCTCTACTGCTAATGTAGATCTTCCAAAATCACTTTCTTCTACAGCTTGTGCGGCAACTACTTCTGGAAATGGATCTCCTGCTGCTTTTGCTGCTTTATAAATTCTTGCGTAAAATTGACCGTACATATCTTTAGGTTTCTCATAATTAGGATATCCGATAACTGGACTTTTATATTTTAACCCAACACCATAACTATCAGAACCACCAATACCTCCTCCTCCGTTTATAACTGGACCTTGATGATTTGATGATGGCAACACGCTAGCAGACTGTTTTATTGGTGGGGTATATCCAGTTGGAACTTTACCCTCCATTTGTATAACTAGATTAGTTAATGCTGATGCATCTGGATGCCAACCACCTCCATCAGAAGAATAAAAATCTAAACTTGTGTGGGGTCCTGACATATTACCCGCTCCATTACCTTGCATTGCAGCACCTCCACCAGGACCCCTTACACCATTCCACCCAACTTTTCCTAAGTAATCTCCAACTTTTACCTTATCACCTACCCTTACTGCCATTCCATTATCAGGAAAATGTGCATAAAGTGATTCAAATGTATCATTTGGATTTAAAGGGTTTATACTTCTAACTTGAACTGCATTTCCATATCCAGGATATCCCGGAACTTTTCCGGCACTAATAACTTCTCCAGCAAATATAGCATAATTGTTGTTATAATCATTGAAACTAAAATCAACTCCATGCTCACCACTTGCATCTGCACCTTGTCCTTTAAAAAAAGTAACTGAGCGTTTGTTTTGTTTTGGATATGATAATGGTCCATTTGAGCTATATCCAGCCCTAGGTCCTAGTGGAGTATTAGTAGGAGTAGTTGTGGTAGTAGTAGTTGTGGTAGTAGTATCATTTGAATCAGTAGGATCATCCGGATCAGAAGTATTATTAACCGCTTTAACAATATTTTTATCTCTACGATTTAAATCCTTTAATAATGCTTCAGTAGGTTGTTTAACAGTTGCTGCTTGCTGAATATTTCCCACATCAGATGCAAAAGGAATATTTGTAAATTTATAGTCTAATCCAGATTTTTTAATTATTGAAGATATTTCTCTTCCAGTTCCTGTTCTATTTGCTAAAGATTGCACTGAACTAGCAAAATAAGAAATCTGATTATCTTGATTTAGCATCATGGTATCAGAAAAATTAGAACTATCTTTCTTTGTAACAAGTGCCTCCATACCATGCAACACACTGTATCCCTTTTTGGCAAATCCAGTTCCTCTTTCATATTGAGGTGTGCTCATATCTCTAGCAGCAAGTCCTGCATCAATTGCTATAGACCCAGCTGTTCCTATTCCAGGGACAAATGCTGCAGCACCAGAAGCAAGTTCTAGTGCAGCTCCAGCAGGATCTGGTGGATTTTGAAATAATCTTTGAGCTGCAAATACACTAGAAATTGCAAGACCTATGCCAAATGGCAATTTCTTTGCAGCAATTTTAGCACCACCTTTTGAAAGTCCTTTAACACCAAGATTTAAACCAAATTTAGATGCTCCCTTTGCAGCATATTTCTTTAGTGCGACTTTCGCTGATGCTTTTGGTTTTAAAATACTTTTAAGTGGTTTTAATCTACTCTTTATACCTTTAAATTTTCCTCTGCTAAGTCTACCTAAAATTTTAGATAAGACTCTATTAGTAATATTACCGCCACCACCACCACTAGATGATTCATTTTTGCCATCAGATAATTTTAGAGTATCTGATAGGTCATTACTTTTTTCTAACTCTAACTCTTTCCTCTTTACCTTATTATCTTCGGAAATTTCTTCTTGTAATTCACGATTAGCAGTAAAGTGATCTAGTAGTTGATCAAATTTAGCGCCAAGCATTAAATTTTGATCATATATTAACTGATGAGATTGCACTAAGTTTGAATTTAATGCACTTACTTCATTTTTAAGTTGTTTTACGGAAAACTCAACTACGTTAAGTTTTTGCTCAACAGTAGATCCTAAAATTTTACCTGCAAGTTCTCTTGTTTTTATATCCTTTACTGGAAAACTATCATCAGGTTCTTCCATTTCAGCCTGTGCTTTCGCTACAGGTCCCTTTTTTTCTTTTCTAGCAGCATCCAGCACCTTCTTAGCAATAGTCCCTGCAAGGGCACTAGTAAGATCACCACTGTATGTTTGCTGCAAATTTGCCATTACCTGTTAGCTGCTGCTTCTTGTTTTTGCTTAACTTCATCAAGGTATTGCATTAGAAAGGTAGTGTAAACTTCCCTCTCCCAAGGCATCATATTTTCAATCTCAGTCAAAGAGTATTTATGATACTGCATCAAAGCAAAGTTCATTCTATAATACCCCTCCAGATTATTCTGAAAGAGTGCTATGCGAAAAAATTGGATAATCCCTCAATTGTAAACGTGGACTCAATACCAGTATTAGGATTAGTCACTGTAAAAGTATGACTTAACTTAGGCGCAGTTGCATAGAATTCTTGAATCTTTTCAAATTGCTTTGTAGTCAAATTATCAACAAATTCACGAAACTCTTTTTTTGATGTAGTAGAAGAATCATACACATCTTCACCTTGAAAAATTTGATCAATTGAATTAGCAATAAAATCATAAACTTCTTGAGTTTGCATTTCTTTGCGTAAAAATTCGCGATCAACGAATTCTTTCATACTAGGGTAGTTCATAATAATACCCGAATCTTCGTCAAACATGATTTTCTTATCATGTCCTTCGGGTTTAATAACTTCAACTTCATCAATATTGATTTCCGTTTCTACAGTAGTTTCGTTATCATCTTGACACGTTACCGTAAGAGTTAGAGATTCTCCGATAGAAGCTGCTCTAATTTTTAAAAATAAGTATTCAAGGTCAAAACTAGGAAGTAAATCAACCTTAATACGTGAAATAACGCAATTTTTGATTAAATCCTTAACTGCGCTAGTAATTTGCTTTTCGTCTTGTGACTCCATTGCAAGTAAAAGTACTTTTTCTTCTTTTACTAAAAATGGACGATATTTTACAGATTTTCCCGTAGAAGGCAGTGCCGTCTCATAAGTAGGATAACCAAGTTTTGGCAATGCCATAATATTTACCTCAGATCATATGTATATTTATTGCGACTTTTTTAATCAAAAATTAGCGGAGAAATTTTTCCGACTTTTACAGAATTAAAATAGTTATTTTCCGTATGCTACTGTATGTCTTGAATAATAGAAATTACATGTAAGTCTTGAAATTTGCGACGATCCATATGCTAGAGGAACTGTATCAATAGAATATGGATAACATTTTTCTAAAAGATATGTTACCGGAACTCTACCCCTTTCCGAATTACTATTAGGTTCCGTTTTCATAATTCTAAGTGTAGCAGAATATTGATCCAGATATTTAAGTCTGTTTACACGGTTCTCAGGCAATGGGTTAACGGTTGTTGCACCTTCAAGTCCAGTATACTCTACATTATCTTCATTAAAAATATAATTATACCAGCTGTTCATAAATTTCAGTGCTGTCAAATCAGCATCCAATAAAAAACCTAAACTAATATCAGTAAAAATTCTAGTGTGGGGATAAGATACCGGACCCTCGCCAAGATTTCTACCAGATCTTTGTGACACAGCAGATTGCACATTCGGTAGTTGTGCTTCATCACACAACATTTGAATTACATTTTTATTTTCTCCCTTAAAATCATAAAATATCGGAGAATCTTTAAAAGAAAACTCAACATCAAAATTGGTGGAGTAGGACATTCCGCCCTTAGCACCAATTTTGGTCATGAATTGATTTAAACCATTTACTGCCACTGCTAAATATAATCGTGGGATCTTATATATTTATGGCATACTCGGGACTGTATAAACCAGTCAATCCAAAAAAGTATCGCGGAAATCCTACTCGTATTATTTACAGATCATCATGGGAACGAAAGTTTATGATATTCTGTGATAAAAATCCCTCTATTTTAGAGTGGGGTAGTGAAGAAGTCATTATTCCATATCGTTGTCCAACTGACGGACGAGTGCATAGATATTTTCCAGATTTTTATATTAAAGTTCGCGAACAAACAGGAAAAATCACGAAGTATATTATTGAAGTAAAACCCAAAAAACAAACATCACCACCGAATGACAAAAACAAAAGGACTGCTGCCTATAGACGGGCTGCCCTGACGTTCATGAAGAACCGTGCCAAATGGGACGCTGCTCAGGACTTCTGTGAAGATAGGCAGATGAATTTTTTAATTCTTACAGAAGATCACTTATTCTAGGTAAAGAGCAATGGCACAAGGATTTGCAACTATACAACGTAATACTACTAACGAAACTACAGGATATACAACTCTATTTGAAAAAATAACTGAATTAACAGGCGGACAGAAGCAAAGTTTTAATTGGTATAGAAATGCTGTAAAAAAATCGGCAATGGATTATAAAAAAGATCCATCAAAGATTATAAGAGATGAACGAATAGATGATAGAGGTAAGGAAGAAGAAACGGATGAAAATATCCTTAGAGCATATGCAGTCTCTGGTCACTTTTATATGTTTGAATACAAAGCAAAAACAAAATGGTTGCCATATTATGACACGTTTCCGTTAGTTTATGTGATGAAAGCATCACCCGATGAATTTTGGGGTGTCAACTTACATTACATGGCACCAAAGAAACGTATAATGGTTATTAAAAAGTTAATGGAAGGAAGAATTGATGTTCCTAAGCGATGCTTTCATAAATACTTAACCAGTCAAGTAGATGGTATGATGCTTGACCTTGCTTCTAAAGAATGGGATACTGCAATACTACTTCCTATTGAAAACTTTGTTCGTAATGTAAAAGGTAGTGCTGGTAGATTTCCATACACCAAGGAACTTGTATGGGAAGAAACAGATGATAAGTACTACGATCGCATCAGAGGAAGGAGAATCATCCGTGGATATGGCAACCGTAAAGACACCGAGATGGTAAAATAAATGGCAGTACCAACAAATACAAATTTTCCTCTCGGATCTAGAACAATAGACCCGGATACTAATAAAGTATACATGCTAACCGGAAGGAAAGATTCAAAAAGATGGACTCTAACTGATGTAAACGCTAGAAGTGCTAAAAATCATTCAATTAATTGGTATAGAACATTTAACTCTGCTGCAGAATTAGATACCGCAACATCTGGTAGTCTATCTGTTGATCCAAAAAGTAAATATGTACGATATCCGTATAGTTCAGACCTCTTTGCAGAAAATAAAATAAATTACAATACGGATTATGTGTTATTCCAATTCATGGAATACAGTCCTCCATTTAAAAATAGTGGAGATGGAGGTAATATCCTCGGAGATTATAATCAATCAATAAATGATTTAGAAGCGGTAGAAGTTCAATTAAGAAGTGGTGGTGTAGCAGGAGTTATACTACCCATGCCTCAAGATTTGAGTACTGAGCAAAAACAAAATTGGAATGGTAAAAAATTTACTAGACTAGGTGCTAGTGCTATTAGAGCAGCAGGAGGAGATCTTAGTAAACTAGGAGATAATCTGGATGATGGAGGACTTAAATCAGCACTTGATGCATTAAAAACTTCTGCATTAAATCGTATTCCGGGTGTTGGTGGTAATTTAAGTATAAATGATATTGCAGGTTCAACTAGAGGTGTAGTTTTAAACCCTAATGCAGAACTACTATACGATTCTCCAGATTTAAGAGAAATTGGTATGGTATTTAAAATGGTTCCTCAATCAGAAACGGAAGCAAAACAAATTAAAATGATTTGTGATACATTCCGAACCGCTTCATTACCAGAGTATGGATCTAAACCAGGAAAGGTTGTACGATTTGAAGCAGAAGGGGCATCGGTTGCATTGGGTTCTTCTAATTGGATTAGAGTTCCAAATCTATGTAAGTTTACTTTTATGACAGGATCAGGTGCAAATACTAATATTGCACAATACAAACCATGTGCAATCACCGGAGTACAAGTAAACTACACACCAGATGGAACATATGCTACATATGGCGACGGTTCTCCAGTTGCAACAGAAATTACCCTTAAATTTGTAGAAACAAAACTCATATTCAGTAGCGAAATTCAAGCAGGATTCTAATGTATTTTTCTCTTATTCCCGATATTAAATACGATATAAAACCAATCAGTTATCCGTTTACGGAATCTGATTACATTACTGCAAAGAATTTCTTTCGTAGATTTAAAGTCAACAAAGATCTATTTGATTATAGTACATATTATACAAAGTATACAATAACAGACAGTGATAGATTAGATACTATATCCAATGATTTTTATGGTGATACTAGTTATGATTGGGTAATTGTATTAACAAATAATTTAATCAATCCATTATTTTCCACCCCTGTATCAACTACTGTTCTACAAAAATATACTGAAGATAAGTATGGAGATGAGGCATACTCAGGTACTCATCACTATGTGACATTTGAAGTTGCATCAGGTCAAGTAATTGATGGGATTGCAGTTAATGCACTAGAAGAGGGAATTGTTGTTGATAAAACGTTTTACGATGCCCCATTTGAATATTGGAATGGATCTCAGTTAGTAACTATTCCAGGAAGTACTGTTTGTAGAGAAGTATCTAACTACGAATATGAAACTGATGAAAATGAAAAGAAAAGAGAAATTTTTATGCTAAGACCAGCATACTTTACCAGATTTGTAGAAGAATTTAAATCCGTAAACAAATATGCAGAGTCTTCAGACTTCATAACAGAGAAACTAAAAAAGGTCGCAGTTTAACGCGACCTTTTGAGTAAAAAATATGCCGGGAAAATTTTCCCGGTTTTATGAAACTAACTAATCCAATTCGTAGCAAGCAGACCTTGCTAGTCCTGGATTTTTTTTCAGTGCTCTATGAACATGACCATGCACATCAGTTTCTAAAGTGTGATGTGCTTTGGTGTGGACTACCTGAATCAATCCCAAGGTCCCAACAAATAGTAAGTTCAATACTGTCACGGGGTGGAAGATAACAGAAGCAATCTTTTTCACTTGATGAATTTATCCATTCTCAATTTAACATAATACATTCCGATGACCCATACGGAGAAGAGGAACCCCTCCCCGTAGGACATGGAGTTCCAAGCGTGTACTGCTTCTCCCATCACTCCTCTGCAAGACGTGCAAAGTAGGACAGGGCATCATCATCCTCAACGATTGCCTCTTCCTTGACAGGAGAGGGAGCACTCATCTGCTGACGGAAAGAAGATCCACCAGTGATGTCAGGATCGTTGAACCCACCAGTAGCAGCGACTGGTTCATACTCTTCACTGTCTACTGTAGGAGCAGCAGTGCGTTGAGTGATACCAAGTACCATGTTCAAACGCTTCTCAAGATCTTCATAAGACTTGAACTGATCTTTGTGAGTGAATGCCTCAAGGGAATGCTCACTCTTCCAGATTGCTTCTAGTTGATCATCATCAGCTGACAGAGCAGAGACAGAATCAAACTCAGAAGAATCATAGTTCCAGTAACCTGCAACTTTCTTGATCTTCAGTTTAAAGTTAGCACCTTCCCAAAGGTCAAAGACATTAGTTGGTGTCTCATCTTGGAACTCAGGTTGCATCGCAGCGAGGATCTTGTCATGGATCTTCTTGCCATACTTATAGAGGAAGACTTTACCTTCGTTCTCAGGGTGCTTAGGATCCTTCACAACATAGATGTTGCTGTAGTATTGAAGCTTACGCTTCTGCTTACGAGCAGTCTCTTTGTCTTCATCTGCACCGCTGTTCCAGAGACGGCGGTTCACTTCACCAACGGGATCCTTCTCGTTGAGTGTAGTCAGAGAGTTTTCAATGTACCAACCACCAACACCTTGGAAGGCGTGGGAGTATAGTTTTGCCCAAGGAAGGGTTTGACCTTCTGGGGCAGGGAGGAAACGGATAACAGCGTATCCATTTCCAGAAGCGTCAACCTCTGGTTTCCAGAAACGTTCATCAACGTTCTTACCGCTGGATGATTTCTCTAGTTCCTTTTGAAGGAAGTCAAAGTTGGTCTGGGATTTACGCTTAAGGTCTGCAAAAGACATAGGATTTTTAGATTGAATTGGATTTGGTTTGTGTGATGCCCTATCACTTAGTCATTATAACAGGCACAGAGTCAGGCGTCAACTCTCTGTGCCGCTTTTAAGAATGTCTTTAAACTCACGGACTTTACCGAGCAGTTCATCAAACATATCAGTTGCTCGTAAATTTTCATCACCGCCAAGCAAAACGACTGCTTGTTTAATACTTTCTGCCACAGATTTTGCTTCAGGATCATCACTCAAGCAAACTCGTGCATGAAAGATTTTCTGCTTTTCAATTAGCAATTCTAAAGCATCAAAGTATTCTAGTTTTCTATCGTAATCCAAGAGATTTAAATTCATTGCACAGCGGAAGCAAAACTCCTGCAGTGATGTCATCTCTTGGATCTCTCCTCTTACTAGTTCGGATTTAAAAAATTCACTCATCAGACTAACATTAATTTTGCTCTGGACGTTTTTTTAATGAAGTTTAACTTCTGTGCCTCGCATTTTAGTTTTTCTTTTAATGGTTTTGAAATCAGTTTAGATACAGATTCAACTTCAATTTCATTGATATCACATAGGTGTAGTACAGCATCAATATAATTCATATCTAAATTAGTGAGTGCTATTTTTTCTACCTCTTGAGAGAACTTCGCGCTTGTCATAAATTTATCTGCTAGTAGATTCTTTTTTTCCATATCGGGTTTGGTATTCGTCTATGTACTGGATTAGTTTGAGCAAGTATTCTTTTTTGGGAGGAGTGACATGCACTTGCGTCTCTCCATTTTCACATGCAACAATAGTAACGAGTTGCTTTACGGTAATACCGTAAAGTTCTTGCAAACAACATGCATATGCAGTTTCTTGCACCAAATAGTCGTACAAATAAGCTTCTCTTTTTGGTTCAGCAGAAGTCTTGAAGTCAATGATAGAAAGAACTCCATCAAATTCCGCAATACAATCAACACGACCCGCAACTTCAAGTTGGTCGGAGTATAATGCTGCTTCCTGTAGGTAAATATTATTTATACGGTCCAAAACAGACCGAGAATGCTGGAACATTAGTACAGGTAAAGGAAACTTACTGTACTTTTTTAAGTCCAAATTATTATTAAAATAATCTTCAGCAATAGCGTGATACTTAGTTCCACGTCCAGAAGATCGTGCAGAAATATTTGCTGCCTTCTCTTTACCAACTCTCGCTCGCCATTTAGCAAGACCAGCTTGCTTCTTAGCGTTATTGCCAATCACAGTGGTGATTGACGGATAATGATTACCGGATGGTGTATAGTAGACACGCTTTCCATCTACCATCTCAGCATTCATTTCAATAGGTGTCACATCACCAACATGATTAAACAAATTCATTTATAGACCAAGAGATAATTTACTAACAAGATATGCTTTGACAAGTCCGGAGCGAACAATATCTTCCACTCCAAACTCAATCATAGAAAACTCTTCCATGTTCTCTAAGATTCTTTGGAAGTCAAGAATACCATTACGTTCATTTGTTTTCTGCAAATCAGATTGGTTTACATCTCCACAGAAACAGATCTTACTGTCCTGTCCGATACGTGTCATGATACTATCAAGTTCATGGAAGTTTAGATTCTGACACTCATCAACAATAACGATTGCATTATCTAGAGTAGTACCACGGAGGAATGAAGTAGACCAGAATGAAATTGTTTCCTGTGCTTTAAGATTTTCATAAAGCATTTCAAAACTATTATCATCTGGCATCTCAAACATATGCTTTACCATATTCTTGTATGGAATTTGATAAAGAGATGCTTTGTCATCATGAGTTCCAGGGAGGAATCCAATTTCTCTAGTTGCTACAAGAGAACGAACAATATATACTTTTTCAAAAGGAGAATTCTCATTTAGAATATCTTTGAGTGCTAGGTACAAGGCAATGAAAGTTTTACCTGTTCCTGCTGCACCATATGCAAACATGTTCTTTCCTTCTGCCCACTCGGTGAAGAAAACTTCTTGGTTATCTGTTAGGGATTCAATCTCAAGAAGATATGCTTCGTTGATTGGCTTCCTGCGCTTAAGTTGTTTCTTAGACATCCCTTGTCCGGGTGTCCGATTTGATCTTCCTCTAGCCATAATTTACCATTGATACCCATCTTTGTGTTTGGTGGACATACCGTAACCGGGTGCCTCTTTTACTTTAGACATGACATCTTTCCAACCGGGGTGAGACTTAGACATTTTATCACGCCAGTCACCGGCTTCACCAGCACTAGCACAACCTTTTGACCAATCTTTATCCCAATCAGGGTTCTCTTCTTTCCATACCATGTAATCTTTCATAGACATATGAAGTTCTTTTTCTTCACCTGTCGTGAGATTTTTAACTGGATAAGTCGGCATCTTCCCCCTCCTTCTTTTTATTAAATCCAAATGGACCCGCTAGTTTTTCTTCTAGTGCTACCTTTAATGCAACACCACCAATCGCTTCCATAACTTTAAGGACTTGCTCAGGTTTGGCATCCTCCCCCAGTTCCTTAGCGATGTACCAATACTTAGGCCAGAATGTTTCGCCTGCTTTTTGATAGTCTTCAAGTGTTAATAGTTTCATGTCCACTCCAGTGCTTCAGCACAAATAGGTAATTCTTTCACAAAGACATCGCGACATTGTAATGCGATATCCATATGTTCTTTCTGCGTTCCATTAGCAGAACGCAATTGGATATAATGAATCCATGAGCGGACTGAGCCCGTCATATAGATTTTGGTTGGTACGGCAAGAGGAAGTACAAAACGAGCACACTCCTTTGCAATATTTCTATCAAGCATTTCTTGATAGAGTTTCATTCCCTCATCAAAATGAGCTTTCATTTTAATTTGAAACTCTTGACGGGTAAACGCATCAATATCATCAATAGAATTCTGACGATTCTTGGTGTCTTGACGCCGAAGTTCTGGAAGAGGAATTGTATCTGCAAGCATAGAACTGTCAGCATACCGTTGAGAAAACTCTTGATATGTGAAACTCCTATGACGAAGGATTTGAGCCGCTAGACCCCGCGTGGTTTCAATCTCAAGCGTCATGTGTGCCTGCTCAAAGACGCTCCAATGGTTGTGTTTGATGCAATAGGATAGCAGACCAGCGACCTTAGGGTTCTCCTGGTTGTTCGGGTTGCTCACCCTCGCTACGTATCCCATCATCTTCTCCGCATCGGGAGTCACTGTTATGAGTTTCACTGAATTCATTACTAAAACCTTTCTCCTGTTTGCGACGTTGTTGTTTGAGTTTCAATGCTATCTTAGCACGAGTTAATTGAATTACCATGTAAGAAATCTCTTCTGCTGTATACAGATTTGGATTTGTCTTTGCTTCTTTGATTGCTTTTTTTGCTAATCTAATTTGATCTTTTAGTCGGGTCATAGTACGCTTTGTAGTAGGCAACAATGCCATCTGTTCTTAGGTTTCCTTGAGATACCCAGTCATGAACACATTCATAAATGCTCTGGTTAGAATATCTAGGTGATCCATCAGAGCATATTTCAGATCCAAACTTCTTTAGTAGAATGTTTAGTCCCTGTGTTCTGATATCCATGCGTTCATCACTGTAGCGCCAATCAGTTGCGATGTCCATAGTTAAATCACAGATGCATACATTATAACATAAAAAAAGAGGGGTCGCAACCCCTCGTAAAAATTAATCTAAAATACTCCTGCATATTCGTTTGCATTGACGTTGATCTAAAGAATCACATTCAATTAGACACTCATAGTAATCATTTAATTTATAATTGTCCTCTTCCTGTGAATTTTCAAAACTCGTCCACTCATTTAACTGAGAACGGGATAAAAGATTGTGCATTGAACACCTCGTAACATAGAACACATAATAAAGTGAGGGCGTGGGTTCATTGGTTCTCCTCTAATTCTACCACTATTTAATAGAATTATATTGAAATCAACACCTGTTGTAAAGAATATTATTGCCTACTAGTTTATACTCATAAAAAAAGAGAGGGGTTAACCCTCTCCCTAAAGTAAGTTGTTCACTTGGTGTAAAGTTTACCACGATAACAGAATGTACCATGGGTCTCTTTGGATTCTACACAACGTGTATTATACTCAACACCACGATATGAGGTGTGAGTAATTTGTGCGTCGTGAAGTGCAGATGCTTTGTTGATCTGCTTACGAATCAGATTAAGTGTGTTCATTGTAGTTACTCCTAAAGTAGTTGGAATTTAATCCGTTCCTTTAGTCGTTTGCGTCCCATGGATAGCAATCGGGGGTTGATTCCTTCATAACTTCAATCAATTCCACCTTCATTTCAGGAGGAATATTCTCATTTGTTTTCATCCGAAACATAATTGAATCGGCTTGAGCACATGAGAGTGTTGTATAGAATAATAATTCTAGCATGGGATGAACGGCTCCGTTCCGCGACTTACTTGCGTCCCACCCAAGAGTGGGATGAACGATGGTATTAGTATACCATACTATGTATATGATGTCAACTGTATCTGTTGATACTGTTTACTTTTTGGGTGCTTTCCAAAGGCGAGGACTTATCCTACCTTCTGCCTGTGACATATTTTTAAAATCTGTCTTATAATTATCCCAATAGTCATCAAAAATATCTACTTGCTTTGCAGCAGTAACAATATCAAACTGAGAAATACCTGCTTGAGAATACTCAATTAAAAAAGCATTAGTAGGAAGACTTTTGTCTTGTGCTAATGATGGATCACAATTTTTATGTAAAATCGTACATCCTTTTCCCATTATGATCGTCCTCCCCATTGAATCTCTGGAAATGCTTGTTCAACACACTGCTTAGTGATCTTCCAACGCTTCCCAAGTTTTTTATCCTTTGCTAGAACCAAAACTCCTGCTTCTCCTTGACTGAGACCTTCCAGCATTTGGATAAACATAGTTTCACGTTTTGTTTTAGCAATATTAGACCCACCTTTAAAGAAGTGATGTAATAAACGTGCTTCTTTTTCTAAGATTGTATGCTCAGTTCCATCAGGAGATTCATTCTTTTTGTATGGAGGATCTCCTTCTGGAAGCAATGAGATAATACTCTCATCAAAATTAATAATCAAAAGAGATCGCAACGGTTGTGTGTTGTATTCTCTAAGAAGTTTAATCTTTTCGGGTTTCGTTTTTGCGTTTGATACTTTCTGTAGTATCTCATGCATCAAAAGTTTCATCTGGTTCTTCCTCTATAAATCTCACGGATAAAAGTTCTTCGTTAATAATCATACCATCACCATCATACATTTCTGGATGCATTGCCTGCATCTCTTCTTTAGAATAGAAGTAGTCATGCATGAACTGCTTTCCTACCCACCCTACGACAAGTCCGACACATAAGAACAAAAAAGATGCGGTTGCCGAGAAAAATAGGATTGTTGCCGTTTCCATTGTTCAACTCCTTAGTGGTTTAGTTACGTTCCCACCTCAGTTCAACGTTAAAATATAACTTACGTTTGAGGAGGGTGATCGTTTTCGTTAACCCAAACCCACCCTTGGGTTTAAGTGATGAATCTTTCGGTTTAGCCCTCCTTAACATGAGCTCTATGCCTTTATTTATGTGAAGATCATCACCCTTTCTTGGTTGAGACATATCCATTCTTAACAAGGTACTTTGCTACGTTAACTAATCCACCATGTTCTACTCCATCAATAATAACATGAGGAAACCCTAGGGCGTTAGGATACTTCATCCTAAAATCACTTCTCTCAGAAGGAGAATCAACTAAAGATGTCTCGTATTCTAATTCAGCTCTCTTAAACAATTCTTTTAGTTGATCGCAATAAAAACATCCTTTAGATGTGTACGCTTTGATCTCCATAAGATATGAGCATTAAACTAATTAAGTATACCATAAAAACTTTTTTGTGTCAAATTTTGCCAGAGAAATTTTTACGAGTTTAAGGAAATCAAATACTAAAAAAGGGTCAAAGGACCCTTGATGTATTATTCAGTTTGTTTGTAAAGTTCTTCCAGTTTTTCTCTAGACAAATCTACATACAACACCTTTTCACCTAGTTGAGGTGCTTCAGGATGTCTCCGAGATCTAGCACCCCAGTAAATAGATTTAAGATTGTAGTACATAAGAGCAAAAGCACCACCAGTAATGAGAGCGAAGCATACAAAGTAAAGTGTGACTTCAAAACTATTCATCATGCCTCCTGAAGAGATTGAACTGTGTTGTGAAGTTCTCCAATGTCACGGAGACCTTCAACGCTGAACCATGGGGCATTCGCCCAACTAAATCCTTCACCCATGGTGCTATCAGGTGCTGTGATATACCAATGACATGCTGTGTCTGGTACATCTACTGCACACTTGGACCAATCATCCTGCCACTGTGGGACTTGCACCCACATCAATGCAGCAAACATAAAAGTGAAGAGTGATTTAGATCACAGTGCGTTACCTCTTGGTAAAACTTCTTCAGGGAATACGAATGACTCATGTGGTTGATCAACTGGTGCCAACCATGCACGTAGTCCTTCATTCAATAGGATGTTCTTGGTGTAGAAGGTCTCAAATTCTGGATCTTCTGCTGCTCTGATCTCTTGACTCACGAAATCGTAAGCACGAAGATTGAGAGCAAGACCAATAATGCCAATAGAGGATGTCCATAGACCCATAACAGGCACAAACAACATGAAGAAATGAAGCCACCGCTTGTTAGAAAACGCAATGCCGAAGATCTGCGACCAGAAGCGGTTTGCAGTGACCATAGAGTAAGTTTCCTCCTCTTGTGTTGAATCAAACGCCTTAAAGGTGTTTGCTTGATCTCCGTCTTCATACAGTGTATTCTCTACAGTTACGCCATGGATTGCAGATAGCAATGCTCCACCTAGGATACCAGCAACACCCATCATATGGAATGGGTTGAGCGTCCAGTTATGGAAGCCCTGTAGGAAGAGTAGGAACCTAAATATCGCTGCAACACCAAACGACGGTGCAAAGAACCAACTGGACTGTCCGAGAGGATAGATGAGAAACACACTGACAAAAACAGCGATAGGCCCAGAGAACGCAATAGCATTGTACGGTCGGATACCAATGAGACGTGCCAGTTCAAACTGACGGAGCATGAAACCAATTAGGGCGAAGGCACCGTGGAGAGCCACGAAATTCCATAGTCCCCCAAGTTGGATCCACCTGACGAAATCCCCTTGAGCTTCAGGACCCCAAAGTAGAAGAAGAGAATGACCCATAGCATCAGCAGGCGTTGAGACAGCCGCTGTAAGGAAATTAGCACCCTCAAGGTACGAACTTGCAAGTCCGTGGGTGTACCAACTCGTAGCAAATGTTGTGCCCGTAAGCCAGCCACCAATTGCAAGATAAGCAGTGGGAAGAAGAAGTAATCCAGACCAACCCACAAAGACAAAGCGATCCCGTTTAAGCCAGTCATCCAGGATATCAAACCATCCCCTCCGTTGTTGTTGTAATGTTGACGCTACCATTTTTTGTTTCCTTTATTTAAAAATGTTCAGACACATTAGAATAGTAGCACACAGAGTATGGGAACTACTAGAGTAAGAATGCCTATAAAAAACCCCCCCACATATGTGAGGGGGTGGAGACTACCAGAGGTTGTATCATCCAATGGTAGGTGCCTGAAGTGCAACAGGAGTTGACTCAACAGCTGCTAGGTCAAGTGGGAAGTTGTGTGCGTTACGCTCATGCATAACTTCCATACCCAAACCTGCGCGGTTCAATACGTCTGCCCAGGTGTTGAGCACACGACCCTGACCATCAAGGATGGACTGGTTGAAGTTGAAACCGTTGAGGTTGAACGCCATCGTGGAGACACCAAGTGCGGTGAACCAGATGCCAACAACTGGCCATGCAGCAAGGAAGAAGTGCAATGAACGTGAGTTGTTGAATGATGCGTATTGGAAGATCAAGCGACCGAAGTACCCGTGGGCAGCAACGATGTTGTATGTCTCTTCTTCTTGACCGAACTTGTAACCGTAGTTCTGTGACTCTGTTTCAGTTGTTTCACGAACAAGTGAGGAAGTAACGAGACTTCCATGCATAGCAGAGAAAAGAGATCCACCGAATACCCCAGCAACACCGAGCATATGGAACGGGTGCATAAGGATGTTGTGTTCTGCTTGGAATACAAGCATGTAGTTAAAAGTACCAGAGATACCAAGAGGCATAGCATCGGAGAAAGAACCTTGACCGAAAGGATAGACGAGGAATACTGCACTCGCAGCAGCGACTGGTGCCGAGTAGGCAACACAGATCCATGGACGCATACCTAAACGGTATGACAGTTCCCATTCACGTCCCATATATGCAAAGATACCAATGAGGAAGTGAAAGATAACCAGTTGGAAAGGACCACCATTGTAAAGCCATTCATCCAAAGATGCTGCTTCCCAGATGGGGTAGAAGTGAAGACCGATTGCGTTTGAAGAAGGAACAACTGCACCAGAGATGATGTTGTTACCATACATGAGTGAACCAGCTACGGGTTCACGGATACCGTCAATGTCCACGGGGGGAGCAGCGACGAAAGCGACGATGAAACAGATAGTTGCAGCAAGCAACGTAGGAATCATCAGTACGCCGAACCAACCAACATACAGACGGTTGTTGGTAGAAGTTACCCACTCGCAGAAGTTATCCCACGAAGAGGCAGATTGTTGCCTTGAAAGAGTTGAAGCCATTGTTTTGAAAAAAGTAAGATCATCAGGGAGATGATGGTTTTACTATTCCTCTGCGCCCTAGGCAGAGGTATGAAAGACGTGTTTATACACCCTATAGGTCTTGGTTTGAGGAGTGTTACGAACCGTTAAGAAATATGTTGATTCCTTAACTAACCGATGTATTTAGTATAGCAGGTGGTCGGTTTCCCGTCAACCCTTAAAAGATGAGTACTTGTACTTATTTCTAAGGGGGTGCTTGGGGACCTTGTGCTTTGGGTTTCTTTTCAAATCCTTTTTAAGATCCGCAAGAAACCTAAGGTGCTGCTTGGTGTTGGTGGATGGTATCAGAATGATGCGTCCTCAACACTGTATTCAGTATAGCATGATTCTATCTCCCAGTGCTCCCAATCCACCTCTTTTTTTGCCAGCATTTGTTCCAGTTCTTCGGTTGTCACACTGTGCTTGATGACTTCCGTTGACTTAACATTTTTTTTATAAATGTGAAATACTCTGTCGTTCATGTAATTTATTGAAAAGAAAAAAGGGACCTTCTGTTATGTGGCAGAGGTCCCTTGCGGCGACGATATATTCTATTTATTAGTTGGTAGGAACCATAATAGGTGTCATCATTCCGCCATCACCTCCACCATCACCATCATCATCAGATTGTCTTATAATCAATAGCATAAAATTTGCTACCATAAATCCAACTATTAATGCTAGGAAGTTAGAGGTGTCCATCACCAAATACCTGGGATGAGTTGTCCTGTAGTTGCATAGCTACCGATAGCAGCGATGACTCCGAGCATTGCTGCCCAACCGTTGATGCGTTCTGCGTTTTCGTTCATGAGTTTTCTCCTAGTGTAAGATAAAATTTGGTTTGGTCTGATGGTGAGTTCTCGTAGATGGAACTATCACCATACTCTTTGTGGTCTTTGTATCCAACCATACGACCTTTCGTATTTTGGATCGCTCCCATCATAGCAATGATCAGGAAGATTGCAGGTGGTCCAATGATAAGGGCACCTCCAATCACATAATAAGTCAGTAGTTCAATCATCAGAATCCGAACGCTCCAAAGAAAAATACGCTACCACTGAAAGCATAAGAGACAACAGCAGCAACAAATCCAACCATAGCAGTCCGTCCATTTAATTTCTCTGCTTTCTCTGCATATGTCTCGTAACCGTAACGTTCTGCGTCGGTCTGGGAGATGTACATTTGTGGTTCTCTGGCGAACATGTTTGTCCGTCCACCATCTTCAGTTGTTACAGTCATGATACGTTTCGTAATGAATCTTTACATAGTATATAGTAAGTCAGAGCTTATGTCAAGCATAAAGTGTGCCATTTTGAACAGTGGCACACCGCTAAATAAAATATATACCGCTTTGGTAAATCGTATGAAAAGGTTTTTACCTATCATAATGTTACTGATGACGGCACCAGCAGCGAATGCAGGTGCTCTTACACATAGATTATCTTCCAGTGTTCAACTAACCGTTGATGCTGCTGCTACTAACGTTACAAGATTAGGAAGTACATACTCTGTTTCTGGTAGTGGTGTAGATACTACTGACGGAACCACAGTTAACACAATTTCTACTGGTGCAATTACTAGTGGAATAATGTCTCCTGGTACTATTGCTGCCACTCAAGATAACCCAGGAAGTGCTTTTAGTTATTCACAGTCTTACACACAAGGTGATGCAATTCCAACGAGTGCAGTCACTGTTGGTGATGTAGCAAACTTCGGCAATATTACATCTACAACTGCAGGATCTGCTGGTTCTCTAGCTGGTACTCTTAGTACTGCTGGTGCTCTCACGATAACAGCTGGTGGAGCTGGTACAAATGCTACGGGACAATTTGTCTCTGAACTCACGATTCTACACTAAATAAATGGGGATCAGAGATCATGACTTCTGGAAGGATAACACTCTGGTATGTCCTAAGTGCGGTGGTTGCAAGTGTCATACCTGCAACTGCCCTGGCGGTCCCCGTGGTCCCAAACTTCAGCCAGGGCTCCATGACGAGCCACACAGAAACAACGTCAAAGGTGACTGAGACGATTAACTCTATAGATTATGCAACAGGATGGCAATATTCAGTATCGGGCACAAACGTGACCAATGGGGGACAATCTCTAAGTCCCAACCCAACAACAAACTCAGTGATAGTGAATCCATTAGGAGGAACAGAGGGGCAAGTAACAAGCGCGAACTCTGGTCTAAATTTAAATGGACAGAGTTTCACGATCGCAGAACCAGGAGCAGCATTCCAGTTCACTCAGACCTACATGGGACCGGGTGTAACGAATCAAACTGTGATTCAAAGAACAACAGAGGTTACCAGCGTAACCGACACCACAAGTATCTTTACCCAGTAGTATTATGTCTAACTCAACTTGCGACTGTCCCTGCCACACTGGCGGCAGATGTCGGGGGTGTAAGTGCAACAGCAAATCCGATAGCTAATAGTTCAGGCTCAGTTACGAACCAAGCTATTCAGGTATTACAAGGACCATATATCACTAACCAATATGGTGGTGGTATCGCATGTCAAGGACCTACTGCTAACATAACACCATTCATTACTCATGCTCGTAATGAGAAGGATCCATTTGAGACACACTACATGGAACCTCAATACGACAACAGAGATTTTGAAGGTCAGATGGTAGAGACTCAAAAAAATGTGAAGAACTGGCCATGGGAATCTTGGTATGATGATAGAACATATACCAACTCAGATGGTGAGACTGTTCGTGCATTTGAAGATGGTGCAGACATGACTATCACTACCATGGAAATGATGGGTGATGGTGTGCCTGATAATCCAGGTCACGAACTCTGGAGGAAACCAGTAAGAACTGGAGACACTAGAAATTATAGCACAAGCGTTGGATTATCTGCAACAATCTCTTTCCCACTTGATGGTGGAATGCAAGAGCGTTGTAAGCAAGCAGCAGATACTCAGATTCAAATGCAGCAACAGATGATTGCTAATAAAAGATTAGATTTTGAGATTGCGAGACTTAAGAATTGCGGTCAGTTAATGCAGGCAGGTATCAGTTTCCACCCACGTAGCCCATACTTTAAAATATGTGCAGACGTGGTAGTTAACAATGTTAATACCGTCAAGCAACATCGTCACTCTATCCCTTCGGTTTCAGTGCCGAACGTAAGATCTTTATCGCCCGGTTCCGATCCCGTTGCTCCGCCTTCCTCTCAGTCGCAGACAATACAGGGGGCTTCTTACCCCGTAAGGCAGCAATCTTCTTCACAACCTTCTTCGTCACAGGTTTCACCACTTTTAACAAAAGATCAGCAAGAGGCTTTGCAAGCAGTGCAGAGGTCGTCGCAACTACAGCAATTGAGGCGGTAACAGTTATCATACCTGCTGATGGTATGTTCTGTACAATCTGATCAGGTATTGTAAGGTTTTCAAATACAGGGAGACATTCTTTTCCGACTGTCTCATACCCAGTAATCTTTTTATTACCCTCTAGGATTTTTCCTACAGGGTTTTTTAATTCTTGTGCTCTACTAGGACACTCTGCTAATGCAGCATCAGTTTTAGGAGCTGGTGGTGTAGCAGGAGTCTCTGGTGTTTTTGTATCTGGTGGAATGATTGGTGGAGGTGGTGGACCCTCATTTGTTATAGTTAACCTACGTGGATCATAATCTATTGGATTATAACTAGGTGTTCCTGCATCACAGAATACTTGTACACCATCTCTATCTTCTTCTTTGAGTGTTTGATTCTCACTACTATCCCTATGGGACTCAACACACCCTGGTATATTAATAATAGGAATACCCACCTGTGTAGTTACGGGTGGGTAAATTGGTAGTGCCTGTGGAGGATTAGTCATCCAATCAGGCATTACATTAATATTCAAATCACGAATATCACCAACACGAATATCATTATTCGGTATATTAATATTAGGTATGTCCATCAGCAATCATTAAATACACTACCAACTGTAGAACCAAGTGAGGATCCTGCCTTTTGTCCTAGTAGAAGTGCCCATCCACCTGCTAACCATCCAACGTATGGGATGCCAACAGCAGCAGGAACAGCAACACCAGCAGCGATAGCACTACCTGCCATTGCACCTTGACTCCGTGCGCCAGCGTCCGCCACTAAACACTCTGCTTCTTTTGCAGTCAACTTTCCCTCATCATCTGTTGCACCTCCCATATTTCTGGTGCCTTCCATAGTGAACTGATCGCTACGATACTCACGACGGTTCTCGTATTTCTTACCACCAAAGAATCCACTTTGATTTTTTTGAAGTTCTAAGGATCTATCGGACTGGAGAACTTTAGGATCGTTTGCACGATACTCAATCTCATATCCATCCTTACCAGCTTTAATGGTATATGATGAATAATCTCCACGAGGGATATTGATTGTGGGTACGTTTGGAACTTGTGGTTCTTCTGGTCTATGGATTACATAACCCAACAAACCAACATGTGCTAAAGCAAAGAGTCCACCTAGTGTCAGTGCAATACCTTTGATAGGAGACTTATTTGGTGCCCCAACTTTTTCAGTTCCATCTACTCTAAATGTTTCGTTAGTCATAGTTAGAATGGCAAGGAAGGAATAGCACCACCAGTAGCAGCAGGCATACCTATAGCACCACCAGTAGCACCAGGGAGTTCTGGCATTGCAGAGTCCATCATTCCAGGAAGTTGTCCAGCAATTGCTTCTGCTGCTGCAGATGCAACTTGAGATTTAATATTCTCAACAATAGAATCTTTATTGAGATATAGTGCGGTGCCTCCACCGATGATACCTGCAGTTCCTACAAATGATAGTACTGCTAAAACATTAATTACTTTTTGCATTTTATTCTCCGTTACATTTTATATTTTTCATCAGTAGAAATTTTGACTGGTGCCTGTTCAATACGAATAGTTTGTCCAGGTGCAGTTTGTGCTGCTTTCTCAATCAATCTTTCCATCTGTTCTTTGGTGATACCACCACCACCATTACTACTACCACCTTCTCCTGCTTTCTTCGCTGCCTGGACACCAAAAGTAGCTAAAACTCCAGTGAAGACGCTGGCGATAAAAGTTGGATCTAGTTTTTGTTCAGGAATTCCAAGTGCTGGTGGAAGTTTGATGTATGCCAGCGTGAGTATTCCGCCAGACCAAACAAGGATGCCGAGCCTAACAAAAGTAGACAGAATAGCAAGCTGCTCTTCTTTATCATCTGCTGCCTCCTTAATTTTACCGAGAAGACCTTTCTTTTTAGGTTCTTCCTTCTTTACTTCTTCTGACATACATCAACAGCAAGGCTCTTTTATTTATTGTTTATAAAGTCCATTAACTCTTGGGTAAATTTGTCTATTGTAATTAAGATTATTATCTTCCCTATCTGTAGTGCGTCTACCATTCAAAGTAGATTGTTTAAACCCAGAAATATATCCAGTAGTTGGTCTTGGATTGCTACAAAATACTTCTCGGTTAGGACTACCTTTTGAACAAGTGTAATCATCATATCCACCTTGCTGTCCTATATTACTTACAGCATTTATAACAATACTTCCTTCCATATTACTGTGACTACCACACTGATACTTAACTGTCTGTCCAGAGTATGTACTTCCCGGTGTCCAAATAACTTGAGTGGCATTGTTAGCAAATCCTTGACCAGTTACACCAGGAATGTTATTACCACTTGAATCTCTAATGTAAAGAGGGTGAGTCCAAGATGCTCCTGCAGTTAAATTAATAGTTCCTTGCATACCAGGGTGAGCACCACACTGATACTTGTATGTTCCAGAGGAATATCCACTTGTGTCCCATAGAATTTGGTTCCCTTGAGAATTAGCTCCCTGACCAGTGACCCCGGTCGTAAGATTATTTCCGCTACTATCTCTAAGATATATTGGGTGAGTGGTCATGTTTGCAGCTAACTCCATATCAAGTGAGTCACCTACGGTGAGGTTTATGGTAGGGTTCCAACTCTGAGATCCATTAGTATCAGTCATTTGATAACCATTACTAGTTTGACCAGCATCTACCTGATAGTAAACATACCCGCCAGCGGAGGGAAGAGTGATAGTCAAAGTATCGTTAGGATCAATAGTTATAGTCGGATCAAGTCCATTAATATTACCATTACTATCTGTTCCGGTTAGGTAGTAATCTTGAGATGTAGTTTGAGCTCTATCAATAGAGATGTTGTAGCTGTTACCAGTAGCACCAAGAATATCAAAGTCCATCAAGTCATCACGAGAAAAATTTCTAATGAATTGAATTGCATCATCATTAGTAAATCTTTCTCTACCCGTAGCAGCACAGGCAAGGATACCACATACCTGAGGCGATGCCATACTAGTACCACTAATCGTTAGCATGTTATCAATACCAGCAGGATATCCTGGTCTTGTAATAGGTCCCTTATTCTTTCCCTTGGCTCCATCACCACCAATAGAAAGAATATTTGAACCAGGAGCAAAGACATCAATCCTTTCTCCAAAGTTTGTAAACGATGACCGGCGATGATCGCTAGTAGTATTAATTGAACCTACACAAATGAAACCCTTTGCATGGCAAGGGGAGCTCCCTCTATGCATATTACGGATATACCCACTTATCTTAATTTTATTATTATAATCTTGATGACCTTCACGGACAGAATATGTATTTGCATTACCGGCAGCACCAACCATAACAACACCTTCTTCCATAGCATCAATAGCATCTAGATCTAGAGCTTCATATCTAGAAGGATATCCATTTGGATTATATCTAGCACCAAAGTCAGCTTGGATTCCATCATTAGTCCACCCTGAAGGACCGGGATTATTAGCATCATATGTCGTTCCTCGGTAAGTAATATACTCTACATCACCAGAATTCCAATCACCAGTATAAGCATATCCCCAACTATTATTACATATAGTAGGGTTTCTTCTACCCGTTACAGGATTGATCGGTTTAGTTCTATGAAACTCTCTTACATAATCAAAAATTCTCAGAGCTCCATGTGATCCTCCAAAGGTAAGCGCATAAATGTTTGCTTCTTTTGCCCACCCATAATACTTTCCAGCAACAGTACCTGCAACATGACACCCATGATCATCGGCATTACTAATAGGAGGGTGTGAATAATTACCACCATAACCTAGATTAGAATGTTCTACATACCAATCGTACTGAACAAATCTACTTTGTCCTGGAGTAACCGCTTCGCTTTCCCATTCATCAGAATCAAATCCAACTTCACCATCAACAATAACTACATCAACATGACGACCATCATTAAAAATATTTACATCTTTACCTACTGTTCTTTGATTGGTTCCCCAAACACCTTTCATTCTCTCAGCAATAGTTCCAGCTGAATGAAGATGTCCCCACTGACGATCATTTTGTTGAGCAACATTAGTAGTACTATACTTTGTAAAGTCACCAACGATATCATATGGACTTTGATTAGTATATCCACAAAGTGTTGGTTCTAAACCAAGTTCTTCCGGGGATAATTCACAAGCAATAACTCTCTCATCTTGAGAAACTAATACAGATTCTTCTTCTGTTAATTTGTAGTGTGTATTCCTACTAACTGATCTACGATCTAAAAGTTCTACTGCTCTATCTGGAATGTATAGCGCACCACCTTCTGTCTCCATGTCATTATAGAGACTCTGTAGATCTTCATACGATCTACATGAGACAATATATTCTTTCATATCAGACCTCTAGTTGTACAAAGTGTAGAGTTACTGTAATATTTTGAGTGCCACCACTTTTATTTACAACCTTAACATAAGCAGTTGTTGATGGTGTTCCATCATCATTCCAACCAATAGTACCTGGAGTAATAGGTTGCGTACCACCATCGGTCGTAATAATCTCAGCAATTACACCAGATCCTGGTTGAGGATCCGTAACTTCATTTCTGGATATATCATTACTTCTAGCAGTAGATGATGTATAAAGTGTTACCCATGCAGCATGTGATGTTTGAATCTTAAGTAATGCGTATGTTTTTGCTGCAGTAATATCAAGATAGTAACTCTGTCCATCAGCAGCAGCATTATAAGTTGCTTGAGCAGTTGTTCTACTAGTAAGACCTGATCCACCACCACCAGATGGTGCTGCTGGTTCCCATTTAGATCCATCCCAAGTTAATACATCATTAGCACTAGGTGCTGTAGTTGTAGTGTCTACATCAGATAATGCATCAATTGAAATACCATTCAAATCTGATGCAGTGACTGCAGTTAAATATCCGGATAAATCCGGAGGAGTGTATGAAAACACTCCACTACTATTATTATAAGAAAGAGATGCAGCACCAACAGAATTTGATGTGACAGAGAGATCTGACAATGCGATACCGCCACCTCCACCGCCGCCACCTGACTGGTCAACTGGTGCAAATGCCTGTAGTGATTGGTCCCATGCGAGAACTTTACCTCCACCACTACTACCATTAAGAGTGACACTATTAAAAGTAACGTCAATAAGTTCGGAAATACTCTCGTTATTGAGATTCATTACTGCACTAAGAACTCCAGTGCCATTAATGCTTAAATTATTTCCAATTTTAATTCCGCCAAGTGAATTGACAGATGCAATACCTAATGTATATACGCCAGTAACACCCTGACATTTCCAGGTTGATCCAGTATTATCCCACTGCCACTGAATACCTTCAGCGGTATGGATATCACCATTGTTTGGTGATGTTGGAAAATTAATTGCCATGCTTAGAGTACTCCTTCCTTCTTATTTAGATCAAACAATTTCAACAACTGCTTTCCAACCAGACAGGTAAACCATCTTGACATTGAAAACCTGAAGGGTATTTCCTGCAGTAGTTCCAACAACACGAAGTTGAGTTGTTGAGATAGAACTGCCTGCAAAATCTTTAATTAAAATAGAACTAACAGTGCCTGCGGTAGTTCCTTGATCAACATAAACAGTAAACTCAATAGTATATCCATCTTCAAATTTAGATTCTGCAACTTGAATTTGGAAGTTTCCATTTGGTGTTTTTAAAACATAAGCAGGAGATCTAAGATCAACTGTAATCGTATCTGAACTATCAGTTATAGGTGATTGAGTAAATCCTGATTGTCCAAGTTCAACAGATTCTTCATAGTCAGACTCTTCAAAGTTTGAATCACCTGGTGATGGGAATAATTCTCCTGCAGTAGTTACTACGTTAGTATCAATTCCAACAGCTATAGCATATTGATACCATTGAGACAGAGTAACTAGCGAAAGATCTGCTTTGTCTGGTTCATATACATTAGCATTAAACCAGTTAAGTGCGTGAGCAGGTGCCTGAGTATTGGTTGAAATTAATCCAGCACTAATCAACTGAGATACAATTAAACTGGGTACAAATCCATCTCTCTTCTTACGTTTTCTAATCTGAGTTTTTCCACTTGATGTAGTAACTTTACTCTCATCACCTAACCACATTGAGTTATCAGACAAGAACAAGTGACGAATTTTATACTCAGCAGATCCTAAATCATATGCAGCATTAGAAGATGGTAAGATATGACCATTGATTTCAATGCCAGCAGCAGTTTTAATAATACTTCCAGTATTAGGATTGATTATAATACTATCAGGACTGTTACCAAATGGTCCAGTATTATGTGCTCCAATTGCAATACTAGATGATTGATTAGAAATATTAGTAGGTGCTAATGGTGGAGATGCATCAATCCACTGGTTGCTACTACCGTCAGCATAATAGACTTTAAGTCTACCTTCATTTGATTTCCACCAAAGATCTCCATCAACTGGAGACGTTGGTGCATCATCAGATGTAGTAACAGTAGCACCACCACCGCTTCCACCACCTACAGAATTAATTCTAAATCCAGACGATGTTACCTGATCAATAGTAATTCCAGTACCTGCGTTTACATTGATATCATCAATCGTACCGTTACTTGAAGTCAGTCTTAACGCAGCACCAGTTGCAATTGAAGCAGCAGACTGAGAATATGTTGTGTCAACATCAACAGGGATATCAGTTAGTTTTGCCAACTCAACCCAGTTTCCACTATGGGCAAAGTATGCACCACCAGTAGAATGAACATGTGCGAACATGCCATGATAAGTACTTGGACTAGGAAGATCAGCAGTAGTATCAAAATGAAATCTAATTCTATTACTTTGACTACTGATATCAATGATTCCTTGACCATTAATATTATGTCCTTGGATGTCTAGATTGCCACCTAGTTGAGGTGTAGTATCTTCTTTGAGTTCAGTGATGCCAGCAGAACCTGAAGATGCTATCCATCTTGCCTGCGCTGCATCCCACTTAATATATGTACCATCAAGAATTGGACTAGGAAGATTAACGTCAGATAGATCCGTAACCGTAGATGGAATCTGAGGTTTACCAATAAGATCACTATACAAACCAGAAAACAAAGCTGGTTTGTTTAAAATAACACCAAGACCAGAAGTCTCATTCCAATCAGATTGAACTTGATTAGGAGGAATAATAGGTTTATTAATTAAATCACCGTAGTCTCCGCTTTGTCCTACTGCAGAGATTGTAGGTTTATTAAGAATTTGTGTAACACCAGATGATGATGACCAGTCTGCATTAACTTGAGCAGCAGGGATAGAAACATCATCCCAACTAACACCATTACCGGTTGATCTAAGAAACTGACCGACATTACCTGAAGCACCATTTACTTCTAAGGGTTTGCCAGTAGGAAAATTCAAACCTTCCTTTGCTTCAACAGGACCATTATCATTGTAGTTAGCAATTTGATTTGCTAGTAATTTAGACATACTTCTAGTCTCTCAGAATGCTGCTATTATCTATCAAATATTTATAAAGAGCGGGAGATCGGATTTGAACCGACGACATCTAACTTGGAAGGATAGCGTTCTACCACTGAACTACACCCGCAAAAAAGGAGGGAGGTCAATCCCTCACTAGACTCATGCACGCCACTTGTTTTATTATTTCAGATGCTAAACAAGAAAACAACCACACGGAAGGGGATTTACCACCAATATATTTTTACTGGAACATATAAACCAGGCGGCAAAATCTTCACCCGCACCAGGGCAAGTTTAGAGTCCATCCGAGACTGGACCAGAAGACGAATCTACCCAGCTCCACCAGGGCGAGTTTTATGAGTCATCCCGAGACTCTTTGTAATCACCAAAAGAAATTACATCTTGCCCGAAAGAACTAGGATAATCTACAGGACCAGCAGCATGAGGAGCATCGGCAGCAGAAGAAAACGAAATGTTATCTAGGGCATCCATGTCACCACCAGGACGAATGAGATAATCTGACGAAAGATTGAAGTTATATTCAAGTCTATCTTCTTCCCACTGCGATGTATTGTCAGTAAAACTAATAGTATTATTAATTTTATTTTTTAGATTACGAACCGTATTAAGAAGATCAAATAGTTCAGACAGATATGAATCATCACCCTCAGCAAGAGCATTGATTAGTGCCTGACGAACAGATTCTTCTGCAGTTTCAAGATGTGATTGCATTGACATAAGGATTTCTCACAGAATTAAATTTACGATATGCACATACATCTGGATCAGGGTCTAACCATTTGGTGTACTCTGGATCTTCAAGGCATGTGTCAAGTTGCATTTGGTTATCAAGATAGTACATGTCTTGATAACGTTTAGTCCATTCATTTATTTTTTGAATGCGATAGTCAGGTCTACCGTTGATCTCCAAAAGACCGCACTGGACGTAGCGGTAAGGAGACCGCTCAAGAATGACTGTCGGTTTGTTCATGAAGCATCATTGTGTTCGTTATAACTATTGTACCACTCATCATCATCCATTTGCGCTGCTGCTTGGTCCAGTTCTTCAGCTGGCATAGCAATGACTGCTGTGCCATCAGATTTACGAACTATAAACTGTTCTTTTTTAGATTCAATACGATCCATGTAAGAATCAAAGTTTTTTTCAAACTCTTCTAGTGTTACTTCAATCATACTACACAACAAATAGATTGTTCTTGCATATACTTAATTGACTCTTGACATCCACCAAGTTTGATGCCATCAAGGACAATCTGAGGGAACGTAGAGTTGTCTCCAAACTCCTCATAAAATTCTTCATAAGAAAAATCTCGGTCTAACTCATAGACAACGTACTTTAATTCAGACAAGTCCATTACTTGTTTAATTTTAGCACAGAACTTACATCCTTTTTTAGAGTAGATAGTAAACATTATACTACAGATAGGGTTGCCATGGTTTCATCATAATCTTTCTGAAAAAGTTCTAATCCTTTATCAGTTAGGACATGATTGTACATCTTATCAAAAATACCTGACGGCATAGTAACAATATGAGCACCATTATAAAATGCACGGGATACTTTATACACATCACGAAGAGATGCAGCAAGAACCTGAGTACGAACACCCTGTACCTGGTAGATACTAGTAATAGAACGTACCAATTCTAATCCAGAGATAGAATTGTCATCATATCTACCAACAAAAGGAGACACATAAGTTGCACCTGCTTTAGCAGCAAGAATTGCCTGAGCAGCACTGAAAATCAATGTAACATTGGTACGAATACCAACATCACTAAGAGATTTACAGACCTGAAGACCATCTGGAGTACAAGGAAGTTTAATTGTAGCAACTTCCTTGTACTCCTGATGTAAATTAATTGCTTCACTGTACATCTCACCAACAGTACCGACAACCTCCATACTGATATCTACAATACCTAAATCTGCTAGTCCACGGTAAACATCATGTGGATCTTTACCGCTTTTTCTAATTAGAGTTGGGTTGGTAGTTACACCATCAATAAGTCCAGTCGCAAAACGACTGGCAATAGAATCTACGTCTGCTGTATCAAGAAAAATTTTCATTTAATTATATTGGTGAGTGTACCAAGCGGAAAGGGTGGGATTTGAACCCACGGATGCTCTCACATCGTCAGTTTTCAAGACTGATGCATTCAACCGCTCTGCCACCTTTCCGAGATTCCAGTTTAACGAACTGTTCTTTAAGATTATAGAACAACTTGTGGTCATTTGTCAAGACATAATATCCGTCAATGTCCTTACCATCACACGTAAATCCATAACCGATTACCTGTTCACACACATCGTCAATGGTAAAACATTTATCTGTATGAAGGTAATCGTGATAGCGTTCATCCAGATTAATCATTACCGTTCCTCAAAATTAATTTTACGGACACGTCTTTTCTTACGTGCCTCCTGGTATTCTAAATCAGAATTTGTCAGGATACCATTATATTTAACAGAACTGTTATGATTCGTTAGAACTACTTGACTTAAATCAACAGCACCAACGTGGTCATCCACAACCCTCATTTGGTTAGGACAACCACAGAACTGAACTTTACTTGTACTCGTCAGTTCAATATTACATAGTTTGCATCTTGCAGATAACATTATTCAGCATTTAACCTCTTTAATTAATGGGTGAAGAGGGACTTGAACCCCCGACCGCCTCCGTGTAAAGGAGATGCTCTACCACTGAGCTATTCACCCTAATGTCGGTAAGAGGACTTGAACCTCCACGTCATAAAGACACCAGAACCTAAACCTGGCGCGTCTACCAATTCCGCCATACCGACAAGCGACTCAGATAGGATTTGAACCTATGACCGACTGCTTAGAAGGCAGTTGCTCTATCCAGCTGAGCTACTGAGTCATAAAAGTTAGTTGCCTAACTTATACCAGACATCCAACCAGTAGGGTTAAGTTGTGTGGTTGTTTTACCATGACCAGTGGCAATATCATACATCACTTGATGTATATTTTTTACTTCTGTATAGTTATCAGCAAGTAAAAGGTTTTCTGCTACTGCTTGATCGTAAGCAAGTTTATATTCCTTCTGATTAAGAGAAAAAGTAGCCGGTCCAAACCATGGATCGTCTTCAAGATATTTTGGTGCTGGATATGTCATGTTTGCCAATGATAGTGGTAAAAGTTTCCTTTACGATCACACATAGGATCTTCTGTAACTACACGATAAGGCAACATACGTTGTCCTTTGAAACTGGTCCTGTCTCCAATAATTGAATACGCTTCCAGAAGATTATCTGTGTTTTTTAACCTAGCAACAACACTTGACTTTGCTGCTGGACGGCGATAAAGAAACCCTTCATATTGTCCAGGAGCATAAACTACATCGGCAACATTGTTAGGAAATACAGGAGAGTTGACCCTGTTAAGGATAGAAACCGCAACGCAGTATTCATCTTTAGTTCCAGTTGCTGCCTCAACTTGCACTGCTCGTGCAAGGTGGTCATAGTCAGCAGGCGTCAACGCCAGAATCGTTTCCAAAATCAAAATAATCTTTCCTGTAGTAACGTCCGAGTATGTTGCTATTATAGTAGGCGGGGGTGTGGTCTGTCAAGCTCTCGGTAAGAACGTTGTTGACGAAGAGTTGACGGGTCTCCTCATAGTTGACTCGTCCTGGTGTGGTGTGTAAGGAGAGGATCTCTCTAGCAAAAGACTCCCGTCCATACTGTTTAATATCCTCTGTAAGCTCTGGACAACTTCCATAGTACTTTTTCCAGTTACTCTCACTTGTAACTCTTCGCCGCTTTCCAGTATTAGAACTAGTTCTAGGCTTTCGTTTTTGCCAGAAGTATTTTCTACCGATGTAGGAACGGTTGGTGGTGCTACAGGTAATCTTGTAAACAAAACCATAGTTGTCCCCAATAAGAGACCCGTCAAAGACGCTGCCACAATAGATCCAGGGATTCGGATACTCTTTATTTTCTTCCACATACTCATGATATAACCTCCATTATTTATTCAGTCCCATGGGTCGCGTATTTGTATTTTATTGCCTGCATTCTCCACGCTTGAGCGAGACTTGACGGACCCTTTGAGAGGAGATCTCTCTCCTCTTGATTGGGTAGGTTTGTCTGTAGGAGGTCTTCCCTCCAACCAGGTAAAGAATATCTTATCACAACTGAAAACCAGCGAACGTATCTTTTTGAACATCTTGCGTGATCCCCCCAATGATATAAGATTCTACTTCTGTTTCTTGAGGTGCTACCTGCAGTCCTTTAGACGACAACCAATGCTCAGTCCATGGTAGAGGATTGTTTGTGATTGGAGTATCAAAGATTGCTTTAAGTCCAATAGATTTTAGACGGCGATTAGCAGTCCACTCAACATACTTAGAAAGCAACTTATCATTCAAACCAATGATAGAACCATCCTTGAACAGATATTCCGCCCAAAGTTTTTCTTCTTCTACGCACTGCTTAAACATATTGTAGACATTTACTTGCTCTTCCTTAGCAATCTGTGCCATCTCAGGATCATCACCATCACGCCACTTGTTCAGAACATTCTGAGAGATGGTCATGTGTTGGGATTCGTCTCTTGCAATGAGTCCGATGATTTTGGCAGATCCTTCCAGGAGTTTAAGTTCTCCAAAGGCGAAAGAACATGCAAACGAGACATAGAATCTAATGCCTTCCAGGATATAGACATTAGCCATTGCTCGGTAGAGTTTTCTTTTGAGGTCATAAAGTGTATCTTGTGCGGTTTGACAATCATCCAATGCATGCTGCCATTGATTACCAGCACCCCATTCTTGTGCTGCTTGTATAAACTCATCGTATGCACGGGTAACTGATTGTGCTCGTGAGAGGATCTTCTCATCGTCTAGAATGTGGTCAAAGACATCAGAAGGATCAGCATATACATTCTTGATAATGTGGGTGTAGGAGCGACTATGGATCATCTCCATGGTCTGCCAGATATTCATGGCACCCTCAAGCTCGGGTAGGCTGCAATAAGGCATGAAAGCCATGCCAGGACCACGACCTTGTACGGAGTCCAAGAGGATCTGGTACTTAAGGTTTGACGTGAAGATATGTTTTTGTGCTTCATTTAAAACTTGATAATCAGCGCGATCTTTTTGCAGCGATACCTCTTCAGGACGCCAGAAAAAACCTAGTTGTGTTTGAGTCAACCTATCAAACACAGGATACTTAAACTTATCATACCTCTGAACTCCAAGAGGGGGTCCAAAGAACATCTTTTGCTTGGTACTATCTACTTGACTGGTATTGAATACCGTCATGCCATCTACTTGACTACGCATCTGACTACTACCAACTCTAAATTTTGCAACTGTCACAATCGTCCTCCTCTGTTGTAAAGATATCTTCTAGTAAATCCTGAATCCCTTGTTTCTTGTCCTCTAATTCTGGCATATCGTTTTTGTTATCATATGTGTTTTGATAATAAGAAGTTTTCCATCCGTACTTGTAAGTTTTTAAAAGGTCACCCGCCATAACAGAAACTGGAACCTCATTGTTCTCATAGTTCTCTGGATTATAACTCCAGTTGCCAGAGATTGCCTGGTCAAAGAACTTTTGCATAGCAGAAACAATTTTAATATAACCATCGTTATCTTTCATGTCCCATAAAAGAGTGTAGTTAGTTTTATGAGTACTGAACTGAGGAACGATTTGTTTGAGTGGTCCTTTCTTGGACTTTTTAGTGGACAAGTAAGCTCTTGGTGGTTCAATTCCATTGGTGGCATTTGACACAACGGAACTGCTTTCCGATGGCATCTGTGCGGACAGAGTGCTGTGTCTGAGTCCGAACTCTTTGATGTCATCCCTAAGACTATCCCAATCATGACTTAACTCCGTCCCACAAAATTCGTCAATGTCCTTCTTGTATGTGTCAATGGGAAGGATACCGTCTGCATACTTAGTGCGATTGAAATACTCACATGCCCCCTTTTCTTTTGCGATGGTGTTACTTGCTTTAAGAAGATAGTATTGAAAAGATTCAGACAAGTCATGGACTAATCTCCATGCTGCTGGATCGTCATACTTGAAACCATTTTTTGCTAGAAAATGTGCAAGTCCAATGTAACCAATACCAAGAGAACGACGTGCAAGAGTAGAACGTTCTGCTGCTTTGACTGGATAGTTTTGATAGTCAATCAATTCCTCCAAACCTCTCACTGAAAGATCACAAAGTTCTTCCAGCTCTTCATTGGATTTAATTTTACCTACGTTGATAGCAGACAAGATGCACAGAGCAATCTCACCATCACCATCAATATGCTCCAGAGGAGTAGTTGGTAAAGTAATCTCCTGACAAAGGTTACTCATGTAAACTTTATCTTTAAAGGAAGAGTGTGAGTTACAGTGGTCAATATTCATGATGTAAATACGACCGGTCTCTGCTCTCTCTTTCAGAAGATCCAGAATTAATTCCTGTGCCCCGATAGTTTTTCTTGGAACAGACTGATCTGATTCATAGTCCACATAGCGAGCGTCAAATGCGTCAGTACCAAAAGCATCATAGAGACCTGGTACGTCATGCGGTGAGAAGAGGCTAATCTCTCCATTCGCAATGAAACGTTCGTAGAAAAGTTTTGAAATTTGGATTGAGTAGTCAAGTTTCCTCACTCGGTTGTCTTCTGTACCCTTATTGTTCTTAAGAACTAGGATGTCTTCTATTTCTTGGTGCCAGATTGGGAAGTGGACGGTTGCTGATCCGCCACGAATCCCATTTTGTGTGCAACATCGTACAGTTGATTCAAATTTTTTAAGGAAAGGAACAACACCCGTGTGCTGTACTTCTCCGCCTCGGATCTTAGCGTTGATTCCACGGATGCGACCTGCGTTGATACCAATTCCCGCCCTCTGTGCAACATACCTGCCGATAGCCATATCAGAGCTAAAGATGCTATTGAGGGAGTCATCGCTGTCAACAAGCACACAGCTAGCAAATTGTCTAAGTGTTGTCCTGACACCCGCCATGATGGGGGTGGGGATGTTGATTTTGTGCTTGCTGATTGCGTCGTAGTATCTTTTGACATATGAAAGACGGTCTTCTTTATATTCTTGAAACAGAGTCAGAGCAATCATCATATACATGTACTGGGGAGTTTCAAAAACATTCCCTGTACTTCTATCTTGGACAAGATACTTATCAGCAACCTGTCGTAGACCTGCATAGGTAAACAACATGTCACGATCATGATCAATCCAACTATTAATCCGTGACCACTCTTCCATAGTGTATTTACTCATGATGTGATTGTCATACACACCTTGGTCCACACATCCTAGTGCATGATCATAAATTGATGGGTATCCATTGACCCAATCAGGTCCAAACACTTGCTTACGCAAACTATACAATAGTAAACGTGCTGCTACAAATTGATAGTTGGGAGAATCTAAAGAAATTAAATCGCTAGCAGAACGTACCAGAATTTGCTGGATTTCTTCTGTAGTAATTCCATCATAGAATTGGATACCGGAACTCATCTCAACCTGAGAGGCACTCACAGCACTCCCCAGACCCTCACATGCCTCCTCAACCACCTTATGAATCTTATCTAAATTCAAGGGTTCTACAGACCCATTACGCTTACGAACTTTTGTTCCGTGACCGTTGCTCATACTTTTTTCCAAGTGTTAAATTTAAGTGTTGCTTCTAATCCCTGATATACATTTTCATGTATTAAATTTTGGACATCATGTCCTGCAAGATGCATATCGTTGATGTCCTTCTCCTGTATTTTATTAGGCCAGACAACTACCTTATCTCCTCGGTCAATGACTTTGGAGATTCGGTTGACGATCTCTCTATTGCGTGGTTCGTTATCAAAAATCCAAATATAATTGCTCCAACCAAACGTGCGAATATCAGCATCGGACCCAGCCATAGCAACTGAGTTTTTAATGAACGTCGCATCAAATGGTCCTTCTACAATATAGATCGGTTGTTCTTTGTTAATTCTATCCAGTCCAAAGATTTTAGGGTGTTCATCATCCAGCATGATCGTGATGTATCTTAGTTTTGCCTTAGGGGCTAGCGATCTGCCTTGGTATCCGAATAAGTTTCCTTGTGTATCTTTAAATGGGATTATAATGCGTGGACTATCTTGCCTGAGGGTATCAAATGTCTTCTTTTGTTTATTTGTCCACTCTTTAAATTTTGGACAGTAATAAAAGTATTCAAGATCTTTGATGCCTCTTTGTTCTAGATAGACTCTCGCCGGGTGAGAAATATTTAGGTCAGAAATCTTCTCAAGATCTGTATTTCTTTTGACAAATTTTGGTTCAGTAAAATTAAATTTTGGATTGGGTGTAGTAGTTCCCTTGCCAGTCCTACCTTCTTTAAATTTCTCCATGACATATTGATCATGGAGAAAATTATCTTGATCCTTAAGAAAATTTGAAAGTGTTCTACCAACACCACAATTGTGGCATTTGAACACAAAATTATTCTTAATCTTAAACAAATATCCCCTCGCTTTGTTGCGTCTCTTTTGCGAGTCGCCACAGTAAGGACACCTGAAATTGTACAGGTCTGCCTTCTTGCGACTGAAAAGTGTCAAGCGAGGGGATATTAAATTTATGTACTTGACATCAAGAAAACTCACTAGGAGACATCACCACTGATCCTATAATACCAGATCCGATAGTGTGCGTCAACCTTGATTGTGACGATTCTGAAAGTGGTTTCAGTATTCTCTGACCTACTGGAGAAACCAAGAAACTAATAATAGCAAGTCCACCAAAGATAGACCACATCTTCTTTTCCATAAGGCGAAGACGTTCATCAATTAATCTAATGTCTCTCTCACATCCCTTTTTAATGTCTATGGTAGAGCGATTAACTTCTCTATGTAAACTCTCTACCTTTTCAAAAAGTACAGCGTCAATTCTATCTTGCTTATCCAGTTTTTCATTATGAACAGCAAGAAGTTTCCCCATTTGTATGGAGTTTTCCTGCAAAGACTCTACAACCTTTTCCAATCTTTCTAAGATAGCAGTATTGATATCGCGGGAATCTCCCATACTAGTATCCTCAGACATTACGGATAGCAAAGTCAAGAGCAGACTGATATGTAGTGGCGTCTTTATTCACCATGTATTGAAACTGTTGCTTGTGAGCATCATCCAACTGCGCGTAGCAAGCAGCAATACGTTTTGCTGAGAAATTATCAAGGTTCTGTGTAGATCCATCACCAAATTGTACCTTAGCAAAAGATGCTTCTCCTTGAGGATTAAGTTCTGATGTTGCAACATCTAATGCAACTTGAATTACGTCTTGATTTTCCATAATGTTATCACCTTTTAATTCTACAGAGTTATTCATTCTAGAAAGTTTCTTCGTTTGTGAAGATGCTTTCTTTTTAAAGTCTTGAAGACGTGCTTTCATAAGAGTGTCCATCTCTTTCGTCTTAGACTGCATTTTTTTCTTAGCGTCATCACGCTTTTTCTGGACATCTTTTTGACGACCCAATTTTTTCATTTGGCCGATCTGTTTCTGTGCCCTCTCAGTTTCGGTAGGAGCAGCTTCAGAAATAGTGTTGATTTCTAATTCTTCTTTCATTTTTCTACGATTAATACGGGACATTAAAGCACGGGCACCATTTGTACGCCCATCAACTTTATCTTGATTTGCTTTTTTATACTTACGATGCTGTTTAGGATTAACAAACACAAAAGCAGGTGGTAAAGATAAATTACCCCCGTCTCCTGCTACCATTTCTGAGATGTTTTTCATATCAGATTCAGTTCCTTTAAACAATATGTATCTATGTCATTATTTAGTGATGGAGGAAGTCTATCTAAAAATAAAAGGAACGATTTTAATACACTCCAATATTCTTTTTCAATTTTAAAAAGCAACAACGGAGTTGCTGCTTCCCCAAAGATATTATACAAACAAATGATATGGTTTAATATCAAATGTTTTTTAAACTCCTTCGTAGTTTGGTATCTACGAAGGAGTCTTTTAATATATTTGAATTTTTTAATATCCTCCTCAAAATCAGCATATGTAACTGACTGAGGATTGTCATAATTTTTAATTGCAAAAAGTACCCAATTATCTTGGGTCAACTCATCAAATTTCATTTAATAATCAATTGAATGTGAGTGTGACAGCATCGGAAGTAACGTCTCCAGACTGTCCTGCTGTAGAAAGAACAACACGATACTGATAGTTACCCATTCCACCTGATGTACTAGTGGAAAGTAATTCTTGACCAGTGAATCCACTACCTTGATACTGATATGTTCCACCGGATCCGTTTGATGCTCCAGAGGAGATGGGAGTGAAAGTACTTCCACCATTGTCAGATACCTGCCATTGAGCAGTGATAGATCCGCCAGTAGCACCTTCAATAGAAGCTGATACTGTGAATGTTGCGGGAGCTCCTGCTGCAACTACACCAGTAAGAGCAGGTTGAGAAGAAATAACAACCGTGCGATCTGCTGCTACAGCATCATCTGATTGTGACTCAGAAGAATTCGCTTCTGCATCAGCAAGTGTTACCAACATCTCTGCTTTGTGACGTGTAGCGCCAGAGCTATCAGTAAATGTATAGTATGACCACCAACCAGGAGCGTTCAATCCTCGTGCTTTATTTTCTGCAAGTGCTGCTTCCGTTTCGTCAACGAAAATTGTTTGCTTTGCTTGACTTGATGCAGCGATGCCTCTACCAGCCTTGGTGACATTTGCATTGCTGTCAGTTTTTCCGTATAGAGACATGGTTTCTCCGTAAAATGACTTAATCTAAATTATATTTATAAAGATGGGGGGACTTGAATCCCCCCACTATATCACGCTTCTTCGCGTGTCTTGATTGCTTTGGTGACAACTTCAAGAAGTTGATCATCCATATCGGTCTTTGTCAACTTAACTGCTTTAGCAAGAATAACAAGACAGATCTCAACCATCTTCTCACCGAGTTCTTCATTCTCAGGAATTTTATTAATGGCATCGGTGATAATTTTTGACGCCAAGGGAAGTAAAAATGTAAGCATAATCTTATTGCGTGTTGCAAATACTATTTATTTAACACTCATCTTCTGACCGTTATCATCCTTAATCTGTGGCATTACTTCCACAGTTTTTTTCTTGGACTTACGTTCTTTCTCCTTACTCTCACACTCCTCACGAAGTAGTTTAAAATTTTTCATTTTTTCTTACTCATTCCAATGATCTTACTAACTTTCTTACGACGTGCTAGAAGATACTTATCTGACTTATCTTTGTCTCCATCGTTATCAACGTCACCGTCTTCCTTGCCTACGGGATCAAGTTTTTTTTCTTTGATCTCTTCACCAGTGGGTTCAAACCCTGCCTTGACACAGTTGTTAACTTCCTTACCACCTTTCTTCTTGGTGCCTTGCTTCTTATATCCTTTCCAGCAAGAGGTGTTGCCGTTGTCATCAACGCCATCCATCTTTACTTTCTCAATGATGATTACTTCACCATCAACTTCAATCTCTTCACGCTCAAGAACGATTTCTTCTGCAACCGACTTCTCTTTCTTATCAATCTTCTTTTTCTTCTTGGTAATTTCCTCTACTTCAGCACCATGTGACTGAGGATCCATACCCTCAAATGCTTCAGGAGTATATTCAGGAATATGACTACCCTGGAAACAATCACCGTCCATCCAATTCGTATACATCTCCATCAAAGATGCAGAATATGCATCATTATGTGCAACTTTGTTAACAGGTCTCTGCTTATCCATGTTTAAAATTGAAGATCTTCTTATGGTTTATTTATAGTGCGAATATCCTTCACCCACTCCCGAAACATTCTCCCATCTTCAGTCACCACAATGGCATAGTTGACACCAGTGCGATGAACTGTTCCTTTATCTCCAGTTCTAGCAGACATAACAATATCACCCTCAGAAATCACATCATTCTGACGATGTGCTTGACGGAGTGCTTGTTCTCTAAGTTTCTTAAAGTTTTTCATTTAAAATTAGCGGGCAAATTTGCCTGTATCTCTTGCATAAGAGCACGGCAATCATTATCATTCAGTGCTCTGGGTATACCAGAACGAAAAGTTTTAAAGTCACCAGCAAATGCTGCGCGTCTCATTTTTGTTCCTGAAATAGCGAAGGTATCGCCATCAGCATCTCTACTTCCAGAAGATTGAATATCAATTTTTCTGAATGAGAAATCCTTTCCGTTATATTTATGGAGGAACTGCATGGCGCTCACTCTATCAGAACCCACAAGGAATACTACCTCATTATACCCTGCCAGCATAAGATCTTGCAAGATAGCGACAGGTTGTTTAGGTCCAGAATGAATCTTCCCCCTATGCTCTGGGAACATCTTCTCCATGTAATATAATTTTCTATCAGGTGGTAATGGATTGCTACCTTTCTTGTCTACAGTTTGTGAAATATAAATGCGATAGTCATGAGAACCTGCTGCTCTTTTTACACCAGCAAAGTTTTCTTTATGACCTGTAGTAGGTGGTTGAAACCTACCAAAAGTAAAGTAGCAAGTATTACAATTTAACGCCATTGCTTCTGTAGGGTGAAGTTATTGTATGCAAACTCCATACGATTGACAAACTTAATCATATCACCATCCTTATGAAGAACATATCCTTCTGGAGTTGTGACCTTATATCCTTTCTCTGTCTGGACATAGGTCCGGAACTCTTCAAGGTGGTCAAGCTTATCTATAACCATTTGCTTGACTGTCTGTAATTCTTTATACAAAGAGAGCATTGATTTAAACTTGTACACATTATCTACAACATAGTTCTGACTGTTATATACAAGATTTCTTTTTGCTGTTAGGTTTGCAACTGTCTTAATTTTTGCAAGTTCTTTTTCCATCTTATCGCCATAGAAATTAAGCATGTCATACATTGCTTCATCTACATTTCCAATACCACGAGCATTCTTAATTTCATTATTAAAGAACTGTTTTAGATAAGATGCAATATGAAACTTCTTATCTCCAGTAGTACCAGTAAGAACTACCAGTTCATCTAGAAAATCTCCACAGATCTGACACATGCGTTCAATCTTAGTAATATAACTATCAAATTTTTTCATTTCAGTTGGACTAAATCCAACTTTATTCATGGGAGTATCATTTTTTATGACTAATGCATCAGTAGATCCATTAACATCAGCTCCAGCAAGTGCTTGCATAGATTGAAAGTCATCACCTCTGTAATGTGTATGAAATACTACTCCAATTTTTGACCTACCTGCTGCTTGTCCGATAGGATGATCTACTGGAATGCCATATGTAATAGTATTAGGTCTAAATGTATACAGTTTTTCACCATTAATAGTTTCAGTTTTTACTGTTGAGTCAGTAAACATTAAATCTCCCTGCACTATCCCCTTTATACCTAAGGCAGCAAAATATTTCAAAGAGAATTTTAATTTCTCTGCTAAATCTCCTTCATAATACATGTCAACATCAACATCCGTATAGCAAATCTTTGGTGTTTTGGCGAATACTGATTTAGTTCCAACAAAAAACATCCCACTATTAGGATCAGTACCACAAATAATAGACGGAGCACCATCCCATTTGGTTTGCATAAAACCACCACTCTCTTCTTGCCCTAACATCTTGCGAAGTTCTTTAAGGAAAGACACAGCAGCTTTACAACCCTCAACTCCATAGTTAAGCATCTCATCTTCCAGATGTTCTAGATGTTTTAGTTGTTTAATGTTTGCCATTAGTCGTTAAATACCGTCTCAATACTTTCACCCTTCATCTTATATCCTGACTGTAACTTATCTGGATATACACGATCTGGATCTGCAGCAGATCCTTTATCGGAAGTGTTTCTAATATTAAATGACATATCTAAGAGAGGTGTTTTTAAATTAATGTTTACTCTCTTTGCACCACCAGTTTCACCACCATATGATACGGATACATTACTAGCAGTAGATGCTTTATTTAAAAATGCCTCATCAATTTCTAGATGTTTTATCTTACCTTTGTTTAGATGGACATAATGAAATCCATACCCTAACGATCCCTTAATAAGTTCTTTTAGTAATCCCCTATCATATGTTGGAGAAGAATCAAGCACCTTAAAAGATCTATTGCCTGATTGATACTCATTAAAAGTTTGACATAATAATTGCTCATTCAATCCAAACGTTTTCATCAAAGCTTTTCCAGCAACAGTTTCAATTTTAGATGCCTTTACTTGATCAACTGGAAATACCTCTTTCTTTAATCCAAGATTAGATAAGTTAGTAGTGCCACTCATCTTCAGTGAAAGATAATACTTATGTAAAGGTTTTCCTTTACACTTAGATTCTAATGTTAAGTCAGTAACTGTTGCACCAATATTATATCCCGTTGATGGTGAAGCATTTCCAATTTGCCAATGTCCATTGACAATTTTCATAGGTCTAGGTTTATTTTCTGCACCTTCTGCTATTACTCTCACCGCAATACAATCTTCAAGATGATAATGTTTTACTAGACCGTAAATAAAATCTTTGTATTTGTTATTTGCTAAGTCATCTGGATTTTCAATCCAGTCATTGATACCTGATTCTAATTGCCCTTCAAATAAATTTCCCCTATTACCTGTACCACGATTACCTCTACTACCATCACCAAAATCAAAACTAAGAGAAGTTAATTTTAGTTTTCTTTTTAGTTCTGCTTTAGTAAATTCTGTTTGCAATGCTCTAGCAATTTTTACTGCTTTTTTATTAGTCGGATTAAAAGCAATAGGGTTTTCCATGCCATATGTATTGACAAGATAATTCCATAACCTCAATGCTTCTGCAGCTGCAGCATTATCCATATGCTTTACAGCAGAACCTGCATCTGAGAAAGTAGATGGTATAAGATTGTATGCCATAAAAAACCTCCCGTCTAACTATTTAGATGGGAGGTTCTTAAGATAATCTTGTTCACTTTGATAAGGGTGCGTTTGTCCTGACCATATTTTATATCCTTCTTGAAGTTCTGGCAAGAGCCACTGGTCCACCCGAACACATTGATCCCAGTTGGCAGGATGAGAACAACTCACAACTACCACAGTGAAGAATGCTCTCAGGTGAATCCAGAAGGTAAGCATTATTACTCAGTAAAATGTTTATCCAGAACTTCAATACGTTCTTCTTCGTGTGCAATGATATCAAGTTGTTCTTGAATTGCACCGAGAACATCAGGGTGTTCACCAATACCTACAGGATTGTGTAGGTATACTTCTACATTCATTTTTGCTTTCTGAATGTTACCCTCGGCATTGCTACGTAGAGCAGCGAGAGTATTTTCTCTTAGATTACAAGACATTAGTACAGTTCCTCTTCTTTTTCAGATTCAATAATTACATCCGATGTTGGATATGAGACACAGGTAAGTAAAAATCCTGCCTCAAGTTGATCATCATCAAGGAAAGACTGCTCACTTTGATCAACTGTTCCTTCTACAATTTTTCCAGCACATGTAGAACATGCTCCAGCACGACAAGAGTAAGGCATATCAACACCTGCTTCATCTGCTGCGTCAAGGATGTATTGATCATCGGCACAATCAAAAGTAATTTCGTTGCCGTCAGGTTGTTTAATGATTACATTCATTTGTATAAAATTATTAATTTGAAGTATTATATATTAACGATCGTTAGCAGCCCTTACCTCAGATCTGTTGATTTCAAAACTTCCACCAGGATAACGCTTCTCCAATTTCTTTACGTTGCGTTCAATTACCTCGTCAAAGGATATATCAAGTGCCATTGTTGCTTGAGCCACATACCACATAACATCACCCAACTCAATAATAAGATGCTCGCGGTTATCTTCGTTCCACGGTTTTCCTTGGAAGACCATTTTTTTAATGATCTCAAGGAACTCACCGCCCTCAGCATTAATTCCAACGCCAGCAGTAAGCAGTCTCTCAATATTGGCACCTTGTCTATCCAGATCACCAATACGGTCAGCGAAATCAACAAAGTTTGTAGAGCATTCTGAAGTAACTGCTGCCACAAATTCTTCATAGCGATTAAAGTTAATAGTCATAATAATTTAGGAGTAAATATTTTCTTTTAAAAATTCGTAAGAGGTTGGGAGTGTTAGAATGTTTTCCTCCATTATTTTAGCATACTTTTTATAGTCTTGGTATACTTTTTCAATATCAGATTCAAAATTATCTTTGGATCCATTTCTCAAATAATGATAAAGATGATCTGCATAAGGAACATGCCCCATACCAGCCATAATATATGCGATACCATGTTTTTCAGGATCCCATCTATGTGCTAAAGAGTGCATTTGATGTACATTTTCATAAAAAGATGTTGATCCATTTTCATATGAGAAATGCATTTTTCTATCAGTAAACAATCTAGGATCAGAAAGTTTAAACCAATCTTTAAGTTCCGTTTGGTATTTCCAATAAGGAGTATCGGATCTTTGAGAAAGTTTATAGTGAAGAGAAACAAAATGCATGTATCCAGACACAACTAACTGAGCTGTATAGTTGTAAGAGTCTCTATCAAAACCAGTAATATTACACTTACGTCTATCAAGAGTTTCAACCAGTTGATCAATCATCTCATGAGTAGAAACAAGTCCTGTGGATTCTAGTGGTTCAATAAAACCATACGAAAGACCTACACCAACTACATTTTTAACCCAACCTCTTTCTCTTACACCATGTCGGATATTGATTTTACGAATTTCAATATCTTCATTACCTACATGTTGTTTGAACTCTTTTTCTGCATCATCATCACTGATAAAATCACTAGAGTAAACATATCCAGATCCCATGCGATTCCACAGAGGAATATTCCATGACCATCCACTGTTTAATGCTGTGCAATTAGTAACGTTTCGGATCTCTGTCGTTTTATCTTTATAAGGTAGATGAGTTGCAATAGCTCTATTATTATCCAACCATGGTTTGAAAGAAATAAATTCAGATCCCATTTCTTTTTCTAGAAGTAGAGATTTGAATCCGGTACAATCAACATACAGATCTGCAGAGTACTCAGTTCCAGAATTTCCAACCAGAGAAGTAATGTATCCTTCTTCATCTTTTTTTACAGCAACAACATCATCAATGTAATGGTTTGCTTTCTTACAGAATCTAGTTTTAAGAAATTTTCCAAAGAGACTAGCATCAAAATGATATGCAGTATCATTTTTTAAACTAAATGACATGTTAAAATCATTTCCATCCGTCATCCTATTGTGCTTCGCTAACCAATACGCATGGTTTAAAAATTCGCAAAAAGAATCTGGTCCTAATTTATATTTGGCACGAATAACTGACCAACTACCAAATGATTCTTCTGTGTGAGATCCAGCAAAAGGATATTCAAATACTTCACCTTTACCATCTCTAAAGTTAGTAAATCTAATTGAAGTTTTATAAGTGGCATTGCAATGAGGCATCCATTCTTTATCTTCAAGTTCAAGAAGATTTAAATAAGTATTAAACTTAGTAATAGTAGATTCTCCTACTCCAACTGGATTAGAATTCTCTCCTTCAAGCACAGATATTTTAATATCTTTACCAAATTTTTTAGATAAAGCAGCAGCAGTCATCCAACCAGAAGATCCGCCACCGACAACCATAATACTTTTAATCTTCATACATTCCACTCAGCAAATTTAGATAGTCGGTTTTGTGTGTCTGCAAATTGGGAGAACTCTTCACCAGGGTCCTCTTGATTAATGTTGATGGCAGAAGCATCTTCCGCTACATCATACAACCTCATCTTGGATCTGTCAATTCCCACCATGAATTTTCGTGAGGCAGCAGTTTCGTTGTATCTGTTCTTAAGTTGTTTGACCATGATGCGACCCTGTTGTTCAAGTTCATCAGTGCTGATGAGAGCAAACATAAAATCAGCAGTGGCAGGCAAACCAAAAGACTCAGAAGTATCGGTAAGGTCAGGGTCAGAATTGCCATAACCACTACGAGTAGTTTGAGTAGCTGTGACAATAGGAACATTACATTCCACAGCAAGACCCCGAAGCTCCTCAGCAATCGCTTTGACATACGTGTAAGAATTGACAATCGCACCTTTATACCTCGCTGATGCACAGATGTTCAGATAATCAATATAGATTATATCTGGTTTGAAATCTCTTTTAAGAGACAGATCACTTATAAGTGATTTAAAGTGTCCAGCATGTGCTGATGCTGTAGGATACTCTTTGATAATAAGTTTGCCTCTAGTTTTCCTAGAGATCTCCTGAACTTTAGAATTGAAGATAACTTCAGGTAGTTCAGCAATATCTTTGATAGAAACATTTAAAAGATTCGCGTCAATTCGTTCAGCAATTTTCTCCTCTGCCATTTCACATGTAATGTAGAGTACGTTCCTGCCCTGAGTGAGCGCGGCACCAGCGCAATGGCACATGAATAGAGATTTCCCGACACCTGTACCAGCAAGAGCGACACTGAGAGTCTTGTTAGAGATACCACCTTTCGTGATGTAGTTAAACTTTTCCAGATCAAAGGGAACCTTTTCTTCTTTGCGGTGGTAGAATTCATAACGGTCTTTTGCTTGTTCAATGTAGTCGTGTCCTATGTGTTCGTCAAACGATACTGCGAGAGCCTCTTGTAAGATACCTGGGATCGCATCCTTTGATATTTTTTTATCGCCTCCGTCTGCGATTTTGATAGAGGACATAAGGGCGAGATAGATTGCTCGGTCTTGACACCATTTTTCGGTTGCATCAAGGAGCCATTCGTAGTCAACCCATTCATCGGTGAGTCCTCGTATCGCCTGTAACGTATCTTTAAACGATTCGTCAGTAAGATCGTTACGATTCTGGACATTAATCGCCAAGACCTCTTGAGTAGGAACTTTATCGTACTTACTAGCGAAGTCCGAAATCTCCTCAAAGATAACTTTTTCATGATACTCTTCAAAATAATCTGCTTTTAAGAAAGGAACCACCTTACGATAATACTCTTCAGTGAAGATGAGATTACGTAAGATAGTTTCTTGGATGCGCTCAGTTGCCATAGGAGAATTCTTTCTGTGCTGCTTCTTCAAGTCTATTCATTACTTCTTCTGTAAAATACTTATCAGGATCTGCAAGAATTGATTTAGGATAAACAGAACTACCGTCAATCTTAATACGATTACCAACTTTCTCAAAGACTCCGTACTTTTCACCCAACTCTAGTAGTCCGTAATACTTATCAAGTCCCCGCTCATCATAAAATAAACGGGTCTCAACTTTACTTCCTTCTTTTGTTAAGCGAGACTTCTTTGCCTCACATTTAATAATGTTACCTACAAGTTCTGTACCGTCTTTCTCCTTTTTCTTACCCAAATAGATGATAGTAGAAGCAGCATACTTAAGACCTGTACCGCCTCCCATCTCCTTCATTGGCACGTAAGACCCAATCACATCATAGGTGTGGTTAGTGACGATCATAGGCACCTGTGCTTGCCCTAGTTTGAGGGTAAGTACCCGAAAGGCACCTTTGATCAACTGACTCTTAGTCATGTCCCTGACCTGTTTGTCATTGGCAACATCTTCCATCTCTTTAGATGTAGAAAGCATACCCAGAGAGTCAAGAACAAAGAGCATAGGCACTCTTTCATCCTTAGGTTCTTTTACATACTTGTCTAAAATACGACAAGCTTGTGTTCTAAACTCCTCAATGGTAGCAACAGGCATGATAATCATTCGCTTACTGTCAATGCCCCGTTCCTCAATCATGTTACGAGAGATGGCAGATTCAGATTCAAAATAAATGACTCCGCCTGTAGGATTAGCAGCAAGGAAATTACGAACGACACTAAGAGCAAAAAAAGTCTTCCCCGTGCTTGATTCTCCCGCAAGAGCGGTGACTTTGTTTGAAGGCAAACCTCCAAAAAGAGAACCACTAACCAGGGCGTTAAAAATATAAGACCCAGTATCAACGTAACCGGTAATATCACCAGCAGCAACCCCTTCACTAACAACGCTAGCAAATTCATTTCCACTATCTTTAATTACAGAATCTAAAAATCCCATTGTGTTGCCTCATCCTCGTAAAAGTTTACATAATTATAAGATTGCCGCATGAGTTTAGCAAACCCAAGAGCAACTTTGTAGTCCTCAAAACATTTAATGTCTTCTGGTCCTACTTGTCCCACGACATGGTTAGTCCATGTGACAACATAGATTTTCTTGCTCACTCAAAGAAACTCCCAATGGACACGGACTTTTTATGAGACCATCCTATACATTGTAGCACATTTTTGAGCGGTTCCAAGAACGACTTTTCAAACTGTGTCTGATAATCCACGTAGTTTTCCAACCCGAATTCTTTCGGCAAATCTCCAAAGAAACTAACCACATTTTCGTGCAGAGGGTTGGGTGTCTTAAGATACATGAACTTGATCTTTTCACCTTCTTGAATCAGAGGATGCTTGTTTTCAATATCATGTTTCTTGACATAATAATTATACAACAATGCACCCCTCACCGCAATGGGTGTTCCTTTCTGATAAATCTCATTCGGGTGGCGATATTTTGCCAAGTTGTTAACTCCTCTGGGGAAGGCAACTTCGTTATAGGGTCGTTCCCTAGTTTCTGTTCGGACAACATTGATAAAATTGATAAGTTCATCATTTGTTTTGCCGATAATAATCTTGAACGCTGCATACAACTTGTCTCTAAAATACGCCGGAGTAGAACTCCTTGCCGTTTCAAGACCCATGATTTTCATCTTGGGTTCTTTGTATCTAACTCCCTCGCTGTCCCATACGTTGAGAATGTAACGCTTCTTTGCAGTCCAAATGCCACGGTCAGCGATGTTCTCTCGCTTCATTTGCATCTTCTGATCATATGCCGAAACATAATCTGCAAGTTCTTGATATGAACTCTCAATAAAAGGTTCCAATTTCTCCTCACAGATCTTATCAAGTATCGCAACAATTGCTGCTTTATTATCAGACTTAGCACTAAAAAATTTAGTAACAAGAGGTCCAAGATTAAGATAAATTGAGTCGGTATCGGATGCGATGACATAATCTACACCCTTAGTTTGCAAAAGAGTATTTAGATATCCATTCATCTTGTTCTCAATCCACCTGATAGAGACCTGACCTGAAAGGGTGATAGCCTCAGCATTAGCAAGACGATAGTATCTAAAGTGTTCGTTGCCAATAGCACCATAAGCAGAGTTCAAAGAGATCTTCTTTGCCATCTGGATGTTATTGCAACGGGCGATCTCTTTCATGAGTTCAACAGTAGGAGTTTTCTCATACTGTTGCTTTGCCTTGATCATCCTCTTCTTAAAGATAACACTAGAGTCATACATCTTCTGCATCATCTGTGGGAGAAACCCATGCTTATCTTTACGTGTACTGTGCTCCATTAGCACACACAGCATACTCCCCATCAATCTCTAGTTCTTTATTAAGTATCTTATCAACAGTTGCCGTTGAATGTCTCTTGTCAAGGAGGGTCTCGGGCGAGATGTTGTATTGCATAATAAGATGAGGATACAGAGAGTTGAGGTCAAAAGACACAACCCAATCATAGAATCCAGGCTTCGGTTCTTTAACATATGCCCCCGCATACTTAGCATCTTTAGTTGCTTCCTTCTTAGGAGGGATAGCAATCTTTCGTTTCAAAAGTTCCACATAGATGTAATTATCCCACATACGAACCTGTGAGAACACGTCCTCATAGTTTACCTTAGCATCGTATGCCATGGTATATGCGAGTTCAATCAACTTCATCTTATCATCTAGTTGATCTACCAGACGAACGTCATGAATGTTATACTCAATAAACTTCTGCCAATCTCCTTCGTAGAACTCTTTGAATGTATCAAACTCAGAGTGATCTAGTTTTTTAGATCCAAGTTCCACAAATGCAATGTGGTCCAGGCGATATGATTCTTGGTTGGTGTAAGTAAATTTTCTATAGAGATCATAATAATCTAGCGTAGCAATTCCCCGAAGATCATAAGCAATTTGCTTTCTTCCTTTAATAAAATTTCTCTACAAGAAATAAGTTTCCAAGGACTAAGAGTTTTAGTATAACTTTCTCCAAGAATTCTATCAATACGCCTAGCAATATATGGAATATCAAATAACTGAACATTCCAACCCGTGATAACATCAGGGCAATTTTGATTCCAATGATATAGGAATGCCTGAAGCATGGTTTCTTCAGATGCAAAATGCATATAGTCAACCATAGGATCTTTATTGTCAAATGGACGAGCTCCAAAGACAATAATGCGACCAGTATAAGAGTCCTTAATACTGATCGCTAAGATTTCTTGATCTGCAGTTTCAATGTTGGGGAATCCATTTTCTGCTGCAGTTTCAATATCAATTGTGAACACCCGAATTTTAGAAACGTCATAACGAATCTCTTCCTCGGGATGTTGTTCAGCAATATACTGATACAAGTACCTACTGTTACCGTAGATAGGAAATTCTTCAACCTCCCTATACCGTTTGATAAACTCCTTGGCTTCATTGATAGAACCCATGGGTAAAGGTTCTACACAACCTCCCTCTAAGGTTCTCCACTCAGAATAATTCTTGGTAGGAATATAGAGGGTAGGATTGAACGGCACCCTGTGAGAAAAAGGAACACCTCCCTCATATCCACGGACTAGCAGACGATTGCCTGCTTGCTCAACATTTGTATAAAACTTCATTCAGTAAGCAGTTCGGTTTTTCCGTTACGGTACAAGGCAATGATGTCATTGCTTGGGTCCACAAAGGTTATTATATCAGAAGAACGGATCACTGCCACCTTTTCGGAAGCAAATGGGAGCCAGTCTGTCAACTGGTCTCCCTGTATGGACATAGGATCATGCAAGATACAATCTGGATCTCCCATGATCACGTCTTCAATCTCTTCAATCTTCGCTATCAGCCACTGGTCCTTCAGTAGCAGCACTTTGAGTTGGTTCGCCAATGATATCATCTCCATTATTAGGTAAGAAAGAGCAGTCAACGCCTGCTTCTTTCAGTTTAGTTACGTAGTTGTCAAGAATTTCTTGAGAAGGTGGCATTGCAGTAATAACGGCAGTAGGTGCTACCCGATGATCTTCGTAAGGGGTGAAGGGATTCCACCTACGATATGTTACATTGAACGAATCCCCTTGACTAGGGTCTTGGGACAGTGTAAGAGTAAGAGGATAAAGCATCTGATAAGCAACAAACTTATCTTCCTCTCTAATTTGAGTGAAATTACAAATTACATGTTCTCCAGTCATTAAATGAATGATCCGGACGTTGTGCTCAATTGGAGTTGCCATAGTTTAAATCTTTTTTATATTATACCAAGTAAAAAGGAGACCGTCAAGTCTCCTTTACAATTTATTTAGAACCAAGTTTTTCGCTTTTGATTCTCGGGGAGTTCTTTCCGAAGAAGAATTGTTAATAGACCATTTTCAAATTCAACTTCTTCAATCTCTACATCGTCTGCCATCTGCCAGTTTCTTGCAAATGTTTTGTAAGAAATTCCACGATGAGTATATTCTCGTTCAGTTTCTTCACGACTTTTATTAGCAGAAACTGTTAGAACATTTCGTTCTGTCTCCACTTTGATATCTCCTGATGAAAATCCTGCAAGAGCGATTTCCAAAGTGGTTCTACCATCAGGTCCAGTAACGATGTTGTATGGAGGGTAATTCTTTCCACCTCCAGCAAGAGCTTCAAGTCTGTGGAATGTTTCATTAAATCCAAGTGAATAGGGAGTATAAGTTTCCCAGTTAATATCTACCATGTCCTTAAATAAGCGACGTTTACATGTGACCCTTTCGGCATCACACAGTTATTTAAACATACCCAATAAAATTTTAATAAGGGGTTTTCTTTATTAAAAATTACGGATTACTCTACTCTTCAGTAGATTTTTTGCGACCGATATTGTATTTGGACTCAAGTACCCATTCTTCTTTATCACGAAAAGCAAGAACTTTAATTTGGTTAAGTGGTGCTAGATCCTGAATTTTTTCAGCATCAACAATAGTAATTAAACCCCAATCAGAAAGGAGTTGTGAAATTCTATTACGCCTTTGCAAATCATTCACAGAAAAGTTAGTGTTCTTACCATCCAGGGCGAACAACTCTTTAAAATGAACAATATAATACTTTCCTTGCTTATGAAGGATGTGACAAGATTGGTAGATCTTTCTTTCTTTACGTGAAGCAACACCAATTCTAGTCAGAGTTTCTCTCACTTTCAAAAAGTCATCGGGTTCACTAAGAAGAACCTCTACCATATCACTTTGCTTCCACTGAACTTCAGTTTCACCGCTCATGTTTACCACCTTTGCACAATGCTTTTTTAATATTATCTAACTGATCCTTGGTGAGAATCCTAAGAGCTTGGAGTGCTTTATCGTCATTATAACCATAATACTCTTTAACTAATTCAAGATAATCAATAGAATCTTTTCTTGCCCAAGGAGAGAAACGCTTCCTTGGCTTCACACTATTTATAAAAAAGTCATATTGCATCTTCTTTGGTAGATGCGGGTTCTTATTCATCTCATTGGAATAGAGCACAGTATCAGTGAAAGAACTGAGGCACCTGTTAATAATATAAGGAGGATACCCTCGCTCAGAATCAACGTCATCATCTAGAATACTTTTCTTTGATTGGTTAATTGAATAAAGATAGTCTTTCAGTTGATATGTCATAATTCATAGTTGGTTAAAACGAGTTCCTTACGAGCTGCTTGATCAGTATTATAACTTCCTACGCTCCTCATGGTATAGGTGTGTGCAAATTCAGCAGCTGTCCACCCATGAAAACGATCACGGATTAGTTGAGATGAATTGTAAGATACAAGTTGAGGACCAACAAACCGATCACAGACAGCAGAAAACCCATCATGATCAAACCCTTTATGCATGTTCCCCTTCTTACCATAGAGATTAGAACCAATCTCATAAGGAGGATCTAGATAAGTAAAGATGTCTTTGTTATCAGTAAAGAGTTCTTGATAGCGAAGATTAGTAATCTTCCATTTCTTGATCATCAAGGAATAGTCTGGGAGTTTATCAATGCCTCGCATTGAGAAATTACTTTCTGAAGCCTGCTTTGAGAAGGAGCTGGATTCAGTGAGACCAGAAAAAGAGCACTTGTTAACAATGTAAAAACTAACAGCACGAGATAGGTTGGATGTTTGATCATCGTTTACTTTCTCCTTAGCGTCTAGAAATAATAGTTTTGCTGATACTGGTTCTGGATGACGATTCTTAAGTTGCACAAGTTGATCACGCATCTCTCTACCATTTTCCTGGAGTTCTCTCCAGAAGTTATAGAGTGGTTCGTATAGATCATTCACCCAGATATCTAGGTTTGGGTAACGTTTGCCAATTTCAATAGCAACAGACCCACCACCCAAGAATGGTTCACGATACTCGCTTGCCTGGGAAAGGTCTGGGAGGAACCGGAACAGGTTTGCCAGCGCCCTGCTTTTGCCCCCTGGGTAGCGAAGGGGTGTCTTCAGAGATTTCAAAGTTTGGGGCATTGTATTTTAGGTATTCAAAAAACGTCATTTTTAATTCCTTCTCAGTCATACCGCAGTGCTTTGCTGCAGCAGGTAGGTTCATTGTAGCATAGAAAAGACCCTCGTGGGATTCTTTTACATTCTGCGGTGTGGTTTTATTCGGTTTCATTTGAATTCACAACTCATCATGATCTCAGTAAGACATGCCAACAGGTTGATCTCTTGATCGGGAACAATAGTAATGTCTTTCATATACTTGGCAATGATGAGAACAGCTTCAGGAATAGAAGCAGGTTTCAACACACCATACAAACTGTCATAGATCTTACGCATCACCATACTAGGATCGTTATCCAGATGCTGAACTACCCAGTTCTTTACATTAGTAAAGTCTTTTTTCTTCAAGGACGAAAGGAGAGTGTCCAGATTGACATCAGCAACATCCACAAGAATAGCAGACGTAATAGCACCAGTAGCGGCATAGCGTTGGCACTCATTAATAAGACGCCTCCAGTCAGGATAATAACGCTTAGTAATTTTAGCGAGAACTTTATCTTCATACTCAACATTCTCGTTAGTCAGAATAGTTTGGAGACGAGTAAAAAACTCACCTTGAAGTTGAGTAGACTGCTCAGGTTTGATCCTAAAATCTACTACCGTACAACGTGAGTGCAACGGTTCAATAATTTTATTGATAAAGTTGCAAGTAAAGATGAAACGACAGTTGCTATGAAACTCTTCTACAGCAGTCCTGAGGGACAGTTGCACGTCGCTAGTGGTGTTGTCTGCTTCGTCAATGATGACCACCTTGTGGGATGCTCCAGAGGTCAGAGAGACCGTAGTGGCAAACTGCCTCACACGGTTCCTCACAGTGTCTAGGAAGCGTCCTTCATCGGATCCATTGATCACGATGTAAGAGGCACCAATCTCCTCACACAGCGCCTTAGCGATGGTTGTCTTACCCACACCAGCAGTGCCACTCAGCAGCAGGTTGGGTAGTTCTCCCTGGTTGACAAAACCCTGAAACACTTCCTTGATACTAGCGGGAAGGATACAATCTTCAACAATACTTGGACGGTATTTCTCCACCCACAAAAACTCTTTACTCATTCTAATGGTCGCATAAATGATTTAGATATGATGTCATTGGCACTGAACATCATTTGCATATACTCCATACCTTTTTTTGGTTTGGTATGCTCACCACAGGTAAAGATATCGCAAACTGCCATACCTTTCTCTGGCCATGTGTGAATACTAATATGACTCTCTGCTAGCATCGCCACACAAGTTACACCTTGAGGATCAAACTTATGTGAGTTGATTGATAACAGAGTTGATTTACACTTTTTAGAAGCAGTGTAAATAATATCTCTGATAAACTCTTCGTCATTTAAAAGATCACGGTTACAATCTTTCAGAGTAAACAGAAGGTGCTTCACGCTGGCTCAAGGGCAATGTAGTAAGTCAAGTCAGTATTTACATTGGTCCACTCTGAAATAAGGTGTTGAGAGACTTTAACAGTGTAGTCGCCAGGAAGAAGACGAATGTTCTCAATTTTAAGATCAAGAGTATAGGTGCCAGTAGAGCAACCTGCCACAGTGATATCATAAGTATTACTGGTATCATTCTCTTTGTCCCGGAGGATAAGTTTAATCTCATCATGACCTTCAATTGATTGGAAGGTTAGATCAGGTAGACTATAAACAGCAGATGCTTTTTGTAGCGCAACAAGATCTTCACCAGTTAGATTAAACTGAAGATCAGCACCAGGAAATTTTACATTTTTTTCCGGAGCACCTTTGAGCGTAATTTCAGGATCAGAAAAATAATACTTAACAGACTGACGACCGCCACGGATGTTGACAAAATCGCCAGATGCGAATTCAAGCTGAGGATCGTGAAACAAAGAGATCCCAGAAAGAAACTGACTGAGATCATAAATTGCGAAGTCCACAGGAAATACTTCTTCACCAGTGAACTTTGCCAGAATGTTCTCTGCATTAGAGATGGTTCGTACAGTGCTTCCCTTACGGAAGACGATTGAGGAATTGATTGTACTGAAGTTTTTGAGAACATCTAGAGTTTTTTTAGATAGGATGACTTTACTCATTGATTGTAAGATTCGGTAATAGCAGTTTTGTCAGAGAAGTGGAGCAGCAGCAATGCGTAGTGAAGGATCTTAATGATATCACGACGGGCAGTTCCTTTTTTATCGTAACGAGAAGCATACTTTAGGATGTTGCTTCGGCAGAATGCCTCAGCATCACCCACTGCTTCAATCAAATCTAACGTTTGAATCTCGTCGTTGCCAGCAGAATAGTGTTGTCCATAGGTTCCAGAAATGTAATCACTTAACTCTTTTAGAAGAGCATCTTCATTGTATTTTTTCACGGTATGCATACGTAATCAATATCTTTATAATAGCACTCTTGACTTTCTCCGTCAAGGTTAATGACAGTAATAATATCACCTGCCACATTAGAAACTCTAGCAGCGCCTTGACCACTGATGTGGATGACACTGCCAATAAAGTTACAATCTCCCAGTTCAGGCATCTTCAGTTTCTCCATCAATTTCAACTCCAGCATCAATTTTATCATACAATTCAATAAAGGATTGTTTGGTTTCTTCATCAAAACGATTGACACAAACCTTGATCGCCTTCATACGATCACCCCAGATAGCATATGCTCGTACAATATGAACCAAACGACGGGTGCTGATCACTTCATCAATACCCCCGTCCTTGAAGGTGCGACGGATAATGTCTGCCCAGTTAGCAAGGTTAACACAAAATTCTTCATCATGCTTACCAACAGCAGCAGTAATACGAAGAAGAATTTTAGTTTCTACAGCAGGAGTAGGATACTCCTGCTCAAAGGTCAAGGCAAAACGCTCAAGGAAGGCTTCGTTGAGAACGTTAGTTCCAATAAAGCGACCGTCATCGCTGCCTTTACCTTTAGTATTTGCAGTTGCAATAACATTGAATCCAGATTTAGGGTTTACGTAACGACCAGTTTTCTTTAGGAAGACACCCTTACCTTCCAAAACAGATTGAAGGCATAAGATTTTATTAGATGCTAGGTCAACTTCGTCTAGAAGCAACACAGCTCCGCGTTCCAAAGCCTCAATGACTGGTCCGTTGTGCCAAACAGTTTCACCATTAACAAGACGAAACCCACCAATAAGATCATCTTCGTCAGTTTCAATGGTGATGTTCACACGAATGAGTTCCCTATTTAGGGAAGCACATGCTTGCTCTACCGAAAGAGTTTTACCATTACCAGACATACCAGTGATAAACACCGGATAAAATAATTTGGAACTGATAACTTTTTTCACATCAGTAAAGTTACCAAAAGGAACGAAGTTCTCATCCTTCATAGGAATAAGATTTTGTTCTACTGCAGGCATAGCAGCAGGTGCTTCGTAAGTTTGTTCTAGATGTTCCTGTACTGTAAGGTTCCAAGTGCCACGTTTAACATAGAAGTCCCGTAGACGCTTGGTAGCAGTAGCATAGGTTACACCAAAATAATCACATGCAGAAGTGACATGTTGTGCATTAATATCATTGCCATAATTTTCTGACAGATAAGAAGCAAGTTGTGATGTAGTAAGATCTGACTTTGCAGGCATGATGCGTTTTGTTTATGTAGTTATTATAGGGCAGAGTGAGGTAGAGTCATGGGCAGAGTGGACGGTTCGTCAAGCGACATACTCCACAAAAGAACTGAGAAGTTTTTTATTTGCAGATTTACCACCAAGCATTTTTTTAAATGCCTTAGTAATATCTCCTTTTTTTGCGCCACTCTCAACATTAAACTCAGCAGTCTCGTTCAATGAATTATTAGAGATGGCATAAAGAGCAGTGAATGCTTTAGGGTTTTTAATAATAGCAGACTTTTCTTTCTTCCACTGTTTTTGAATATCAGAGTAACCTTCATAAGAAGCATAACGTCCAACAAAATTTTGCAACTGAGAACCTCCAAGAATACGAAACCCAATCACATTTACACCTGGGTTACGATCACGAACTTGCTGAATAAAAATGTTAGTTACATTACTGTAGTCAAACTGCTCATAGGTAATTCCAGTTTTACGATCCCGAAGTACTTGATAATAATCAATACGGCGAGGAGCAACACGATACTCATCTTTATGATCCATATAAATTTCATGACCATATGCAGCAGAGCAACTCTCACCATCAGAAAGAACACAAACGTTGACTTTTTGGAGATCATTGTTACTTTTGAATTCAGGAATAATATAGTTCAACATAACGATTGCTTCGTTTAATGGAGTACCAGACAGACCGACACCTAAAGTAGTTGAGTATCCACTATACGCTTTGTAGTAATGAGCCTCACGAAATAAATTCTTACACATACGCTCATACTGACGAGAGTTAGAACGAGAGGAAACGAAGTTCATCAGATGAAAATGTTCATCGTTTATATACACTGTATTTTTTTGAATATTTCCATAAGTCATACTATAGTAACTAGTATCATTTTTCATGGAACGTTGAGCACATACCCATTCATTAGTGAAAGCATATACTTCAAATGGAATCTGAACCTTCTTACAAAATGCAGTCAGGTTAAGAACTTGCTTAACAGTAGCAAGGATTTCATTACTCATAGAACCAGACCAGTCAAGCAAGAATATCAAACCATGATTCTTGCCATCAGGAATTACAGTTACTTTTTTGAAAAGATCTTCGTTGTACTTATAAGTGTGAAGTCTAGAAGTATCAAGTACACCAGTCTTAGATTGACCAGCACGAGCATAAGCGTCAGCTGACTTACGGCATTCAAATTCTTTTACTAAGTAGTTTACTTCTTTTTGTGATTGCTTACGAAATTTATAATACTCACTATCAACATACTCATAGTTTTCTTCTTCTCCTGCATTTTTATCAATCCAATTATGCAATATAGTCCAATCAACAATATGATTATTCAAATTCATTGCTTCTGGAATTTCAACATACACAGGGGAACGACCCTGACGAGAAGAAAGATTTTCTGCTGAGTTGTCAAAGGAACGTTGAGTTTGAGAAGTCTCTCCACCGGTATCTCCACCTGAAAAATCTTCTTCTCCTTCTTCATAATCTTCTTCGTAATCATTATCTTGCTGAGGCATTGAAGAATTTTCAAACTGATCTTCACTAACCTGAGTATTTTCTTCTTCTTTACTATTTTCGTTTTCACGTTGATGTGCTACCTCAAGCATTTCTTCATGCGTCATAGGTGTTTCAGTTTGATTACTAAACTGATATACATCAAAAGCAATCTGCAATACTTCAGCAAAAGTTTCTGCTTTTTCTGTACGCTCAACAAAAACTAATTCGGATGCACCAAACGGAATGAATGCACTTGCACCAATTTTAAAATGTAAATTGATACGATCAATCAAACTAAAGTTATCAAGATTTTGATCAACAATTTCAAAAAAATCTAAATTATTTAATTCCTTATATCCACCATTAAAAGATTTACGTAAACCAGGAAACTTACGTTTCATTAATTTCTCAATACGAGCATCTTCTATAACATTAACAAAATCTTTAGGGCAATCTACAGCATCACGCCAGTCTTTGTTGGGTGTGAACAAAGCATGTCCAACCTCATGACCCACCAGCATGTCATAGACAATCCCAGATGCTTTGTCCCACATAGGAAGGGTAAGCAAGCGACGGTCAACATCAAAGGATGCTGTAGCAGTCTTACGGTGCTCTACAATAAGGTTCTCAGTTGCAAGCAGTCGTGCTAGGTTGCCTTTGATTTCTTGAGTTTGCATCTGTCTCTTTTGCTGATGGACTCATCATACAAAAAAGAATGGTCATCCAACCATTCCATGTGTCACTTCATTAACTGTCTCAGTCAAGACTGAATAGTTTTTAACCTTATCAACTGTAATAGTTCTGTCAAATTTATCATCCAAACCTTGTTTGTGACTGATAACAAACACCTTGGTGCTTTCATCAAAGTTACGAAGGATCCATCCTAGATCAGATGTTCCTGATTGGTCAAGAGATCCATCAAAGATCTCGTCCAGAATCAAGAGGTTAGTATCCACAGAATTCTTAAGTTTAGCAATACTACGCCAAGTAAGCAACAGAGCGATATCAATACGAGCTTTCTCTCCTTCGCTAAAACTTTCATAGGAAAAAACATCGCGGAATCTGGACTTAATTATCTCCTCAAAATTTTCGTTTAGGGTAAAATTGACATAGAACTCCATCCTTTGTAAGAAATCGTTAATTAACTTATTCATAGTAGGAAGATATGTTTTAACAATTCGGGATTTAATACCGTTATCTTTTAGCAATTGACTTGCTGTTGTTAATACATCGCGATCTTTTTTTAATTCAGTGATACTACCACTAAAAGATTTTTTACTTGTAAGAAGTGCTTCTAATTTAACAAACTCAGATTTTTTATCAATGTTATCACCTTGCAATTCCTGCACTTCATCTTGAAGTGCTTCTATTTGTTTACGAATAGTCATCAACTGAAAATTGGTTTGTGAAATTGTAACATTAATATTGTTAACTTCAGAAGACAGCTCAGTAAATTTATTAAATTTAACTTCCTCTTCTCCTATAGCAGAGAGGATATCATTATATCCCACAAGCATTTCATCAACCTTAGTCTTTCCAGACTCTAACTTTTCATCACGAAAATTTTCGGAAAGTTCTTGAGTACATGTAGGACACACATGATTGTTCTCAAAAAACTCATGTTCTTTCTTACATGTGTTCAATTTACCCTGAACTTTAATAAGAAAAGTGTTTAACTTCTTTAATTTCTCACTGGAAGTTTTACACCCCTCCATTTCTTTATTAAGATTACCGATTTGATTAGTCAGAATAACTACATCTTCAGCACCTTGTAGTTCAGTTTTTTTATACTCATTAATCTTTTCTTCTTTTTTATTAATTTCTTCTTGAGTACGTTTTTCTAACGTATGCATATGCTGCTTCTGAATTTCAATCTTATCTTTCAACAAATCAAGTTGGTAATCCAGTTCGCGAATCTCTTCTATATTTTCTCGGGACTTATCCCGAAGAAGAACATTCATTGTTGAGAATACTTGAATGTCTAAGATGTCTTCAATAATATCACGTCTCTGTGCAACTGGAAGACGCATGAAAGGAACAAACGTAGAAGAACCAAGCACCACAATCTGAGTAAATGACTTGTAGTTCATCTTAAGAACGTTCAACTCAAAATTTTTCTGCTGTTCGGCAAGTGAACTTTCTTGATTCCACAATTTACCGTTTGCATAGATCTCAAACTTGTTTGGTTTAATACCGCGTACAACTTTATACTGTTGCTTCCCGATACGGAATTCAATTTCAACCAAACAATCTTTTTCGTTTATACTATTAACCATTGCTGGTTTAGGAATTTTACGAAATGGTTTTCCAAACAAAGAAAAGGTAAGAGCATCTAGAATAGTGCTCTTACCTGCTCCATTTGTTCCGACAATTAAATTTGTCCTTGCAGTTTCTAAATTTACTTCACTATAAACATTACCCGTAGACAAAAAATTCTTCCAACGGAGTTTTTCAAAAATAATCATTCTTTATCAGGTGGGGGAATAATAAGGTCGTCTGCTGTAATAATAGAATACTTTTGTCCTTGAGATCTGCATGCAGTGATAATCAAATCAGGTTCAACTTCAAGAATTTCTAAGTCAGGATTGCTATTGGTTTCTTCTAGCAAAAAAAGATAACGCAATGCATCATCTTCTTGTTCAAATAATGGAATAATACGATCTTCGGAATCATTGAATACAGAATAAATTCCGGATGGTTCATCTTGCAATGTGATTATGTACATGCATTAAACAGTCTCACATGATTCTATGTAGAGAGATTGCATTAATTTTTTGAGGTCGGTTTTGTCTACCGCAAGTTCAATCTCATCAATGTACTCACTTAAAAGAGTGAGTGTATCTTTTACATTTAATTCTACATCATTTAGATCTTCTGTGTCAACTAAAGTTTCAACAATTTTAACATCATGAACACCTACGTTGTAAAGACGATCAACCAATGTTTCAAACATTTGGTAGTTTCGTTTTTCATTGACAACGATCTTAATGAACTTGTCTTTATAACTAGACACATCCTGTTTGTTGTAGTCTGTACTGGTGTCATCGTAGAAGATCTTATCAAAGATCTCGTAGGGATTTCTGACAAACTTAAGTTTATCACTTTCAGTATCGTAGATATGGAATCCGCGAGTGTCCTTATAATCATTCCAGAACATCTGATAAGGGTTGCCTAGGTATTGAACGTTGCCATGTTTTGATTTGTGATGAAAGTGTCCAGACCAAACACGTTTAAAGTTTTTAAAATCCGAGACTTTAAATCCACCGTCAAACTTCATACCAGGAGTAACTTCAAATCCATCACACTCAAGGTGACCACATACATTATCAGCATTACTTTCGCTGATCATTTTTAAACTTACTTCTTTATTCCCAGCATTAATCCACGGCAACATTAAAAATGTTTTGCTGCCTAGTTTAATTTCTTTTGGATCTACATAAATTTTAATATTATTATACTGTTCTAATAAAAGTTCAGGGGAATTAATCTGATTTGTATTTTTGTAATACGTACAATGATTTCCCAAGATCATATGAACTTTATAATTTTTTAATCGCTTGAAGTAATTTTCATTAACACGGTTAAAAGTATTAAAATCCATAGACTTTCGGTTATCAAAAGTGTCACCCAAATCAATAATGGTATTGACACCTTCTTTCTCAAGAGTAGGAAAAAAGATCTCGTCATAGAATCTTTGAAAGTAATTCCAGAACGCTAAAGAACCTTTGCGTCCATCAAGATGTTGGTCTGTAATGAGTGCAACTTTCATAACTTACCGCTCACTGTCCCATCGTATCGTGCTGAGTATTTGCAGTTAGCCCAGTTAGTAGCGACACCTTCCAAGTGGAATGGCGTTCCTTCCATGACAGATTCCCTCGTACCGCCTGTGACGATTCCCTCGCCATCCTCACCAAAGCTAGTCCACGTTCCAAACCGTCTCTTCTCAATGCGGAATTTTCCATAGGGTGTTTCATACCACTCATGCTCATTGGAATTGCTCATCGGTTGCTTGCTTCCTTAAGGTATTATTATAGATCACAACTCTGCCGTGACGGTGAGTAAAGACCAGTTCGTCATCTGGACCCCAACACAGCTCTTCATATAGAGCATTCAATTTATACATGTCTTCATACAGTTGATTTGGATTTGGCATCAGCGATTCATTTTAATTTCAATATTTTCTTTAATACTACCCATGTCAGAATAAGAAGCGTTCATGCCTGCCATACTACCATCGTATGTGTCTGTATGCATTACTTCATCGTATCCTGAACGTTCAAGAATTTTATTTTTAATTTCTAATTGTTTCTTTTCTTTTTGAATTCTTCTTAAAAATGCATAGTAAATAATTTGCGTAAAATAAGCAAACGGGTTAGAAGATTTCTCTGGATTAAAGTTGTCAATGTACTGCAGGCAGTTCTCAATGCCATCACAGATCATATCCTCACGAAACATGTAGTTGACAAAGTTTGGTTTGTATGATAGATGTGTAGCGATCTTAAGGAAACACTCACCAATATAATTTGGAACACGAGGACGTGGTTGATCGTTTTCTTTTGCTGCGATCACTTTGTTCCGGTAGACAGAGACCGCCTCTAGAAATTCTTTATTATTGACGTAATACTCTGTCTTTTTTTTCATGAGAACTTTTCCTTTTCGGATACTCTTAGTTTAGTTCATCTTATGAATATTGTCAAGGCTTGACAAATCCCGAGAACCTGAGTAGGATAACTATGTCAGAGTTCAGAAGGGTTGTAGCTCTTAGCTTTTATTAAATAGATCTTCTAAAGATTTTTTAGTTTCTTTAATAGAACCTAGGTTTCCCATTGTACGAGAAAACTTATGAGGTTCATATGAATCTTTAAATGAACTAACTTGATTAATATGTCTTGCTACTGTATCAGAGTAAAATTTTTCAATACGTTTATCTTCAACTTGTGTCATGGTTATAATATGTTGTTTAGGTAAAACAAACATATGATCAAAAGTTGAATGAATCCATTCTGTTAAAGAGAATCCATTAATTTTTAAATGATTTCTTTGTTGATCAACAAAGGTTACCTCCATAGGATTTTCTAATACAAGACTATCATCATCAGGCATATAAGAAACTTTTGAAATTATTTCTTCACCTGTAATTAACTTCATAGTTGCTAAAAATTCTTCTTCCATATTTAACTTGATCTAAGGTTTACTTTTATAACCTCATACTTAAAGTTTTCATCATTATAAATGTTGACTCTCTCATTCAAATGTCTAAGGGTATAGTTCTGACCGCCAATGTCATCAGCGATATCGTATAAGGTTGCGATGTCTTTGCCTTCGCCTTTCCTTAACACACGTCCAATTGATTGGAGATTACGGATGCGTGACTTACTAGGGGATGCAAAAATAATATTGTGTAATCTTTTAATATTAATACCTGTAGAGAATGTACCGTATGAAGCAAGGATTACGGCGTTGTTTTCAGTCTCTGTAATCTGACGAACTGATTCTCTGTCTTCAACATCAGTGCCACCGTGAACAAAAAATAATTTTCGTTCGGGGTCTATGTTACTATTTATCAATTCCAAAAGTGGTTCACCGTGCTTCTCAATATAGTTGAATAGCACAAGAGTGTTCCCTTCAATATCTTTTACTAAATTTTTAATTAGATTATTTCTACCACGATGCTCTACAATGTAGTCCATTTCATCATGATATGATTCAAAATGTTGCGGAGCATGTTTACAAAGTAAAATTTTTATTCTAAACTTGCTAAGATAACCTGACTTAATTAGATCATCTGTTTTAGTGACTTGTTCGCAATCACCAAACAATCCTTCTAACACCCACTTGTGTGTCTTGGTGCCGTCCAGGGTGCCGGTAAAACCAAACCTATACTTTGCATTATGTAACTTGGTCATGATTCCTGTGAGGGACTTTGACTTAAATAGGTGTGCCTCATCACCGATAACACAGTCAATATCATCAAAGTATCTTTTTGGAAACTTGTAGATGGATTGCCAAGTGGAAATAATAATTGGTTTGTCTGTATTTTTATCCTTGCCTGAATATATCTTATGCACATGATCGTCAGCATTCCATCCATAGTCATTAAAGTCGTTGACCATCTGTTCTACCAAGGACGTAGTAGGGACGATGATGAGCGTTTTCTTGTTGGTAGCAGTATAGTATCTGACGAGGGAATAGATCATCAAAGATTTACCAGACCCCGTAGGAGAAAGTAATAACTTCCTATTATTTTTAATTGCTTCATATACAGCACGATACTGATACACTCTAGGTTTAATTTCAGATCGTGTAATTTTATTCATGTAAGTTTCAATGCCTGCGTATGAAACAAAGTCATTAGTTTCTCTGACTTCTCCATACCAGTCATTAGTTTCATACTCAACTTTATATTGTCGTTCATCTGCCCAGACCTGCAGGTGCTTCATCAGACCACCATAAAGGTCGCCTGTACCAGGAGAGTACAGACGAATGGTTCCATCCCAGTATTTGTATCTGGGGTTCTTCTTCAGGAACTTTGCTTCAGGAACTTCAAAAGAAAAGTAATCTGAGAGCTCCTGATGCACATGGGGTTCTTCAGAATGGATAGTAATATATACTTCGTTTTTCTTTTTAATAATTAAATTAGACATAAGGTCCGCCACCAAACCAAGAGACAATAGATTTTCTAACTCCTGATGTTATTGGATTAATTTTGTGCCAAGTATCCGATGGAAAAAATATAACTGTTCCTTTAGGTTCTTTAAATTTTACACTTCTTTCTTTTTCTAAAGGTCCAAAGAGTTCTAGTTCTAATTCACCACCTTCATATTCTTCAGGATCATTTAAAAATAATGTAAGACTTATTTTTCTAATAGGAGTGTCTGGACACAAACCCATCTGCTGCATCTGAGATTTTAAAAGTCCTTGTGCATCAACATGCCAATCATAATAATCTCCTTCGTTATACAGAGTATATTGAATACCTTCACCTCCTAAAATTTGGAGATTCCATTCTGCATCTACATTTACTTGATGGCAAAGAGTTAGCAACAGAGATCTAACTTCGTAATTTTCAATCCAATTAATTTTACATTTTCTTAAATCTTGATTACTTGCCTCACCTTTTTCAAGATTATTTTCTGCGATTGCATTTTCAATTATTGAAAGATCATGATCATTTAATTTAAATTTAGCGAGAGGATTACCGAATTTCATTATTGTCCATTGACGAATTTTTCCCACTCAATTGCACTCTTGACCTGGAAACCTCTATTAGAAATTTGACGCATGACTTGATCTATCCAGTAAAGCATCTGGTCTAGATATTTAATTTTTGCCTCAAGGTTGATGATGTCTTCATCCGCCTCCAGGTAAGTTCTCATTTTTTCTGAAGTCTTAATGCTTGATCCGAAAGGTTTAGCAGCATATGTTTTAGCATCTGCTTCGCCTGAGTAATACTCACGCTTATTTTTTACCAGTTTGCGAATCTCAAATTCTAGCGAGGTCTTGATCTGCTGAATGTCAGTGTAGTGGTTTAAGTATTTATTATGCTGGAAAGGGATAGATAATGCGAGTTGTCCCAGATCTGTGGTATACTGTTTGTTCTTAAACTGAAAGTCAACTGCAGAATCTTCCGACCAGTCTTCTCTTAGTTTTTCAAATTTATTACGAAGGGTTTCAAAATTCATAAAGGTTGTAAATTCTCATTGCAAATAGTGTATTTCTCATACTTAAACGTTACGTCTGCAAGTAGATACTCCACATCTCCTACTGTAGCATCAAATTGAACTCCAGACAATGACACTGGAAAAATATTTTTAAAATCAATAATGTGATTTACATTATTATATGAAGTTAAAATGTGTAGTCGTGCTGATGAGTATTCATCTGGACCAGACGATTTTCCATTTGCCAATCCAAATTCAGTAATCCAATCATGTACTGTACGGTAATTAATTAATTCTTCATCAATAATAAACCGAACATTTAAATCTCCATAACTAACTCCGCCACTTGGAGCAATTGCTACACCTCTATATGGTGTAGGAACTTCAACAAATGGCATTGAAATATCTGGAATGCTTGCTGTCTGGCAGAAAAAATCTACACCACGAAAAATTTCAAGATCCAGTTTAAACCCAACTGGAGATAAAAAGTTGCGGTTACCGATTTGTTCTTTGTACCATTCTGCAGGCATGTCAACTTCCCAAGCTACTTAGTATTTATGGGTTGTCTGCATCAAGACCTAAACTAATTAAATATTCTGTCCACCAATCCGGATCTCTTTTCTGTCTCCATTCCGGAACTGGTAAACCACGAAGCGAATAGTATTCATTAATCGCTTCATTGATAATCTGTGCGATCTCCAAATTCTTCTTCCTTTTCATCAACGTCTGCATATGGATTGTCCAAGAATGGTCCTCGTTTTCGTGAAGGTTCTTTTCTGACATAATCCGATTCAGTGTTTACAGCGGACATCCAAACAACAAATTTCATTATAATAAAGATTGTTGCTAGTGGAGACAAACATAATAATAATACTAATGATTGATTCATTGACTATATTCGTTTATGATATCTAATATCTTATCTAGGGAATCATGAGCACCGTCATACCATTGACCTGTCATACCAGAATTCGTTTCTTTATTGTACAGATCTGTTTTTAATTTATATACCTTTGCAAGCATATCTGTTTTATGTAAGCTACCACGAGGCATAATAATTAAACGATACTACTTCTATTTAAGCATAAAAAAAGGGACCCCGCAGGGTCCCTGTGTTGATATCGTAACGATATCACATGAGGTTCTGAACCAATACACGACGGTAGTACTGGTTACGTGAAGCGGTAAGTGCTTCAGCATCAGGTGTACCGTTAGCCTGGGTGACGAATGGGTTAGCGACCATGCCGTAGCGGGTCTTAAATCCAATCTTGGGCTGGAAGGTGTCAGGACCGATTGAGCGGACCATCTGGAGGGGTACGTATGGGCAGTAGAACAGACCCGAATCATAAGGGGAAGTACCCTTATAACCAACTACGTAGTAGTGGGAGTTAGAAACGTTAGCAGAGTAAGGATCAACGAAGACCTTAATGCGACCGTTCATGGTTCCAACTAGAAGGTTACCGGTGTCATCAACTTCACCGATGGAAGGACCACCAGCACCAGTTAGACCTGAGGTGTAGTCTAGAGTACCAGACATCGCGAGAGCAGAAGCAACATCAGCAGAAGTGATGATGAAGTTGCCCTTTCCTCTACGAGTCTCTTGTGCGATTGCGTTGGCATCGCGCTCAATTTGGAACATAAGTCCCTTGAATTTTTCAACTGACCATCTGCCGTTGGAGTCAACGTCTAGGTCAAATTTACCAGCGTTGGCAGTGTTGTTCTGAGCACCAGGCTTAGCGATGGTGTACACAGTACGAACAACTTCACGGTTGATCTCAGCAAGGATCTCGCTAGACAGAATGTTAGCAAGTTCCTGTTCAGCATCAAGACCATGAATTGCCTTAAGGTCTTGTGCCAATTCCAAGGTGTATTCTGCTTTGAGAGCTCTGGACTGTGCAGTCACAGAAGTCTTCTCAATGCTGAATGACATCTCGCGGAATAGTTTTCCGCTTTCTCCTAGTGCCTCAGCGTCCTCACGTGCCATGGGCTTAACGCCACGGTCATAAGTACCTGAATCGTTAAGAAGACCGGGGTTGCTGCCTGCAACGGGGTTAGCGGTGTCGTATGCGTTTGCGGTTGCATCGTATCCTGCAGAGAAGTCGCTGTCGGGTTCGTTGTACAGTGCTTCAACACCGTCACGACCTTCATACTGACTCTTCATTGCGAAGATTAGTCCGGTAGGACCAGACATGGGTTGAACGCCACAAATGTCATAGGCAATGAGGTTAGGCATTGCACGACGGATGAGGCTGATCATTACAGGATCAAATCCAGCAAGACCACCAGTTTGGGTGGATAGACCTGAACCAGATAGTGCGTTACCACCGATAGCACCAGCAGAATTACCTGCTGATCCACCAGCTTCGTTAAGCATACCGCGCTCTTCGCGCATGAATCTTTCTTGGTTTTCTAACAGAACAGCGGTAACACTCTTTCTATAGTTGTCAGTGATGGCTGAAGAGCCTTCATGACCTAGAACAGGTGCCCACTTTTCGGTTAGAGCTTGTGCATTAAACATTTTTAGCTCCGAATTAAAAAATAGGTTTTATAATAATCACTTCCAGCGATTGAGGGCAGTAAGGTATTGTGCCATTGCTGGTGTTACCTCTACGCCTACTCCTTCAACTGGAGTTTCATCAGCAACTTCTGCTGTGGGAGTAGAAACTGAATTCTTGAAGTATGACTCTTTGATAGTTTTAACTTTCTTAGAGAAATCTTCTTCAGTTACATACTCTAGACCCTCAGCAAGTGCTGCGAGTTTTTCTTTTTGAGTATCTGCAAGTCCTTCTGACACATTGGACAGAACATTGAGTTTGGCAGACTCGTTAAGACGATTCTGTAGTTTCACATTTGCCTTGACCTGTTCGTCTAGGCGCTCTTCCATTTCACGAATAGATTCAGCCATACCTTCTACCACGTCAACCTTGTCGTCGGGGATAGCGATATAGTGTTCTTCAAAGAGACCTTTGAGACCTGCGATGAAGTCTTCAGTGATCTCATTTTTGATGCCACGATCAACAGCTACTTGATTTTCTTCTAGCCATTGTGTGACTGCGTAGTTTACAGTTCCGTTAACTTCCTCAGAGAGTTCTGCATTAGCAGATTCTACTTGCTTCTCTAATTCTTTACCGAAATGCTCTACAAGCTTGTCATACTCTTCAGAAATTTTCGCTTTGACAGCAGCTTCAAAAATAGTTTTTGCTTTCTCAGCGAACTCTTCCGAGAGTTCTGTGCCTTCTAAGAGGGCACTAATGTCTGATGACATATCCAGCTCTTCAAATGCTGGTTTGATAGGATAAGATACGTTTGGACCTTTCTTAGTTCCATAAGCAATTTCCGCGCCAAGTGTATTGGCACCTGCTTCATCACCAGGTTTACCTGATGGTGAAGTAACACTACCGTCTTGTGAGACGGGTGCTGCTGCTTTAGCACCAGGATTTTCTTCGCCTTCTTCTTTATTAGAATGAAGTGGTTCAGACTGCGAACCACCAAGATCAGTTTGTGACTGATTAGGTGCAACTGATGTAGGTACTGTAGGCATTGGATCTTTACCACTGCCGTTTTGTTGAGGATCACCCGAAATTGCTGAGGGGTCTGAGCCTGTACCAGGAATTACTGAAGCAGTTACACGAGGCATAGGATCTGCCCCGGCTTCCATAACGACTTGCTGACCGCTCAGAAACTCCTCAAACTTTTCGTTTAACATGTCTGACATTTTGAGTCCTTCCGTAAATCTTATGATTATCTATAGTTTATTTATTAATTATAAACCTGCGAGGAAGTTTTGGAACACTTGAAGCGTTCTCTCCTCTAGGTTTTGGCGAGTAGATTCGCCTATGTGACGTTGATATTTAGCAACCTGGGACTCCTTAAGAATTCCATTATCCCAAACCCACTCCTTGCCTTCCATGATACCATTGACAAAAGCATCTGGTGCAGAAGGATCTGCCACGATATCGGCAGCTGTAGCAAGCATAAAGTCATCCATGACATACGCGGTACTTTCACGCTTATCAATACTTCCCATTCCGCGTGAAGATACACCAAGTTGTACACCTTCACCCAAGAGAGATTTAGCAATCTTCCCCATAGGAGTATCTAAGATTTGCGCTTTTCCCATAAAGTTATTACCTTCTGCTCTAAGCGAAGTAATTCTGTGGGAAACTCTATCAAGGTTGACAGTTGGACCATCAGGATGACCCAACTCACCAAGAGCACGATTAGTTTTAACATACTCTTCGTTATAACGTCCGACTTCACGTTCTAAAACTTGAAATGGATAAACACGACCGTTCCTATTCTTCAGTTCTGACTGAAGAAAAACACCTTCAATGTATAATTTTTTATCATCACCAATTCCTTCGGTGATAACACGTACATCTTCAATCTGTTCCGTTATCAGTTTCATTAGTTTCCGTCTCTACTGGTTCGTCAAAGTAAGTCTTGGCAACACTTTGTTTGTATGTTGATAAAGTTTCTGATGCTTTTGCATATAGCAAATCTTGAATAGCATCAATTGCTTTTGACCTTTCATTGTCTGCAATAGCAGTTACAATGTTAACAACTTCCGCTTCCGGATTAACCGGATTAATATTATTTTCCATGACTTATTGTTTATTTAGTATTAGTAGAAGGTTGAGACTTTGCTATCTGTAATTGTTTTTGATGGGCATCATCTGCTTTTTCTTGTTCTCTTTCATGTGAATCATCAGCTTGTTGCGCTGCAATTTCTGGTTGGAATGCTTGGTTCTGACGATCCATCATATCAAAAGTGTTGATATCTGCTGGATTCATTGCTAAACCAGAATCAATTTCTGATCGCATTTGTCTATCAATTTCTTTGTATTCTTTTTCGTTTTGTTGTAGAACCTGTCTTCTTACATACTCAAGAGAAAAATACTTGCCAACAAAAGGATCCATTTGAGTTGCAAGATTGATGCGTTGCATCATTAGTTCTTGTTCTTTTAACTCATTGAAATGATTATCAAATAAGAAGTCATATTGAATATGCTCCTTCATTTCATCCCAATCTTCAGGAGAAATTACTCCTTTGAGAATAAGTTGTGTCTTGAGGATATCGTGAAAGAGTTCTCCGAAACGTTTACGTAGACGACCAATAAATTTAGTAAATTTAAGTTCATCACGAAGTACTTCAGTACTCTTGCCAAGATTAAATCCTTTACTCTCATCTGTAAGACGAGAGGGTGGGAGATTCAGAGAGTTGTATAGTTTCTTTTTAAAATACTCAACGTCCTTAAGCTCGCCTAGGTTCTGACCACCAGGTAGAGTTGTGATTTCTGTACCACGACCGCCTTCACGACGGGGTAACCAGAAATCCTCAAGCATACTCATATGCTTTTTGTCGTCACGAATCTCGCCAGTGCTAGCATCGTATACAAGCTTGTTACGATAACGTGCCATGACATCACGTAGGTACTGTTCCGCTTTTACTTTAGGAAGGTTGCCAACGTCAATATAAAAGATTCTACGTTCTGGTGCGCGTGACAATCTGTAAATAACTAGAGCATCTTCAATCATCCTTAGTTGATTGAGTGATTTAATTCCCTTGTGTAGGAAACTCAAGTGCATTCTTTTATTTAAATCTTGAACACCAGAAGAACAAAATGCAATAGAATCTGCAGCAATTTTAATTCCTTGGGCGTTTGACATATCACCAATTGGACCAAGAGCGCCGCCCTTTAAATATCCTTTGGGATTGTATAAAAAATAATCAACGTAATGACCCCACTCATATTCTAGGGCAGTACCTTTTATTGCTCGGTTTAATCTTGGATCCGATGAACCCGAATCTAATTTTTGTCTGACCTTACGCATTTTAAGCGGGTCAATATAACGTAATTCAAGAATTCCTTTTTTTGGATTATCTAAATCAATTACTTTATGGTAAAATAATTTACCATCAATATACCAACTACGAACTATTTCGTGAGCACGGTTATCAAAATTCAACATTTGTTTGATTTTATCAAACTCATCACGAATTTTTTTCTTAACTCCAGAACCAATTTCTAGATTATTTAAATCAACTTCAACACAACTATCGTTGGCATCACTAACTACAAATTCATTTACAATTTCATCCACAGCAGAATCTACTTCTGGATGTAGAGACATGTCTCTATAACGTTTGATCAGTTCAAACTCATTCCTTGCAGTAGCGTCTGTGTCTACATATGTTCCAAAATAACCGCCTGCTGCAATAGAGACTGGCTCGTCAGCAGAAGGAGGGACAGGGGATTGACCCTTCTGACCCTCCTTACGATTAATTTGAAAGCCAAATAACTGACTCATAATAATTGTTCAACTGTACGCTTCCTATTATTTAGGCAACCGTAATACCTGCTTCTCCGGCATTCTCAACTGTCCAGTATGAATACTGGAATTCAACTGAGAATTCTTCAATTTGATCATTGCTATCATAAGCAAGATCAATTGCAGAAGATGCTGTTGGAAATGCATACCAAAGTTTGTAAGTTCTTAGAACCTTACCTTCAGTTTTCTCATCTTTTTCCATTTGATGAACGAAGAGATGCTTACCATAAACGGTAGGATCAATGACTTCGTTTACATTGGATTCGTGACTGTTCATTTGTCTCATCCAATCCTCAAAGAAGGCACGAATTTTCATGTCTTCATCATTAATAAAGGTAGCACTCCAATTGTCAAACGTGCGGTCTCCCGCAATTTTAACTGTGCGCCCACGGAAAGGAACTTCAATTACACCTACATTGGATGCTGGTAGAGCAGCAGACTTGCACATATATGATGCAAGGTTCTGCTTTGCTGAATCATCTCCAGGGAATGCAATATCCACCCTGAACATATTGGGTCTTACACCCTGTTTTACTTTGTTTAAAAAACCAGAGACTGAATTAGTTACTGACATTTTTCTAGTTACTCCTTACTGTTGTATTTAATGATGATCAGCGTCCAACTACTTCGCTGAAGGAAACTCCAGTTCGTGTTGCAGTAAATGTTACTGAAACGTAGTTGATGGAGCGAGCGGGTTTGATGAAGATTTCTGCAACAAATTCGTTGCGGTCAATAACATCAGGGGTGTTATTGGTTTCATCACAAACAACTAGGAAATCAGTGATTCCCTGAGCAGCAACGATGTTATCTAGATAACCACCGATTGCACCAGCAAATGAGGTGCGAGTAGTTGTATCGTTGATTTCAAAAAGAACACTCTTAGAAAGTTGTTCAACTCTTTTCTCAACGTTAAGGAAGAGACGGCGAACATTAATTCTATCAAATGCTGATGGCGCAGCAAGAGCAGTTTTATCACCAAACAATACAGCACCGCTACCTGGGAAGGTTACGACTGGATTAATTCTGTTCTGATAAAGTTCGTCTCTATCTGCTTTGTTTGGATTGAATGCCAGTTTAATTACGTTGCGAAGACCGCCACGGTTCATGCCAGCAGGAGAAATCCAATCAGCAACTGTTTCTGAAGTATTAACACAAAGACCAGCAATGTCTCCATTGCAAGGAACATAGCGATACTTATCATTAAAACGATCATACATGTACTTGTAACCGCTATCAAGAACAGCGTATGAAGTAGATGTAATTGTATTGAAGAAATTAACTGTGTTAGTTCTTTGATCTGAAGATGACAACGCAGTTCCACCACTACCAATTTGATTTCCTTTATGAGGAGAAACAAATGCGATGCAATCTTTACGGAGGGCAGCAACTGCTACACATTTCTGTGCTTTAGCAAGTG